TTAATTACTACGCTGTGCAATGATAAGCTTCAATCCTTCATAATCACCGATTGTCATAGTTCCAGTGTCAAATTTATCCAACCATGACTTATCAATTAACTTTTTATCTATTGTTTGTTTAATGTGATCACGTACTGCTGCTTTAGTTGTCTCATTCGTAAATTTCATTTTATCATCATCCTTTTCTGTCACTTCATTTTTGTTATTCATTGTATCTTCTATACGTTTCAAGAAACTATTCCAACGTTCCTCACTTAAAATTCGATGAGGACATAATTTACCTGACCAATCTTGGTGTTTTTTTACTCGCTCAATACCCCAACCAAATTGCTTTAATAACTTAGCGATGTATTGGACAGCATTTTCTTCAGCGATTGTGTAACGAGCACCGCCACTTTTGCTGTAGCATATTTCAACACCAATAGAAAGGCGATTACCTTTAGTTAGAGCGTCAGGATCATTAACTCCTCCGCCATCCCCACAATGCCAAGCATTACGATCGAAAGGAATAGCTTGAATAACCTCTTTGTCGTCCACAGCGACATGATAGGACACCTGATTGTTATTACTAATCATGTACGAAATTTCGTTAGCTGCAGGTGCATCATTGGCTGTATTGTGTACTGTGATGAATTTAGCATTCATAGAATAAGGACATTTGATGCTATATTTGCTAGAGGATACTAAGTTTTGTTTAATTATTACCATTAAATATCATCTCGCTTCGGTTTGACATACGTTAAAGCTTTTTTAGAATCACTTAAATTAGCTGTAGTAGGGTCTAGAATAGCGTTATATGTACTTACTCCAATTAAAGCTAGAACGTATGGATTAGAAACTGCGTCTACAACTAAATACCATACACTTCTCCAAGTAGTTAGATCTGCTCCAGTAATTCCATAGTAGGCAAATAGAGGAGTAATTATCGATAATCCTAATGTAATCCAAAATTGAGGATTATTTTTTCTTACCTTCCAGTTGATTTTCAAATTTATCAATTCCTTTCTTATAGTCCTAATTTAAAAAGTATCCAAGCACCGACAATTACAGTTGGAATCATGATCCACCATAAAAGATACTTAGATAAAATTTCATTGAATGATATTGTTCCTTTGTTAGTTTCAACTTTCAAATCCTCCTCAATACCATCAACACGTTTACCAATAGTTTTAACATTGTTTTGTAATTCATCTTGAGACATATTTAATTTAGTCAAATTGATATTGATGTTATTGAATGTTTCATCCATTTTGTTTAATTGTCTTTGCTGATTTTCGTCCATTTTATTTAGTTGTATTTGTTGATTTTTATTCATTTCTTGCTGCTGTTCAGATACAACTGTCAAACGATAAAGTAACTCTTTATCTTTTTCCATATTAGAAAGTCTATTGTCTTGATTTTTTAATTCTGTTTCCACGCTTGCCAATCTTTCACCAAGCTTTTCATTTTCCAATTTAATCACCGACTTTTATCAAAATAATAAAAGAGTAGGGGAGGGATTAACTCACACCTACTCTAAACTGAATTTCCTGATTCACTTTTAATTTGATGCATTTTAATACACTTTTATTACTTTTATACGTTATTTATTCGTATTATATGTATAGTTATACACTTATTTTTAGATAAAATGTGTATATTATTAAACGTTACCGAATATATTCACTAGTACCGCTGAAATTATCTACGTCTGATTTTAATTCATCAATTAATTTATCAATACGTTCACGTAAAGTAATTTCATATAAATTAGCTACATCTTCCACGTTCTCATTATATTGACTCTTAGAGAAGGATTTTGTGAATGGTAATTCTTTAGGGAAGTACTTGAAAGAATCACCGATATTCAACAAAACTTCTTCGCGTTCAGTAGGAGTTGAAACTTCATTAAAGGTAGGGTTATCAGAATCATCTAAAACAGGGTCTCCTTTTTCATCTACAATTGGAACTTTAGTGATTATATTTTCAATAATCTTCTTAGTAAATTTACCTCCGACATTTAAAACTTTTTGACCTCGATCTGATACTGCTTCAATAAATTCTGGTGACTGTTCTACAACTTCAAATGTAACAGAGTAAACATTCTCTTTGATATCCTTAATTACACGGTATTTCATAAATAAATTCCTCTTTTCTAATTTTTATAATTATGTATTTTTTAATTTAACACTTAGAATTACTAGTAACATCTTCAATCATAATTTCTTTCACCATTCTTTGTAAAAGTCGAATATACTCAAGCATTTCTTTTTGTTCATATCGTTTGGTAATAGTATTGCTTAGACGCTCATCATGCAAAGTAATTTCAATGTAGTGTTCAATTTCTTCTTTTCCGTTTATTTCTACTTTCTTCACAACAGGAGTAATTACTTGATAAACATCTTTCTCGATTGGAACTTTAGCAGATTGAATTGTTTCATTATAATTTATGTATTCTACCTGAACTGTCATTAAATCACCTCCTTTAATTAGTCTTCAAGTAAATATATTTCTTCAAATATTTCACAGAATCTATCATACAGAACTGCCTTTTGACCAGTAAACTCTAAATCACAGTTTAAGATTATATTCTGTAAAGTTTTAAGCATTTCAATTTTATCTACGGTTTCTTCAATAATAAAATCCTCATCCATCATCAGCATAATTTGCATTTGTGCTTCTTTTTCTGCATCAATAGAAGGGAATATAACAATCATTTCCTCTCTATCATTTATCACTTTTGTTTCTGTAACTATATCTCCTTTATCATCTTTAGAAGCATAGTCATTAATTAATAGTTGTCTTTCTTTTTTTATTAATTCTATTTGATTATCTAATAAACTAATAAAACGTGTTCGCATTCTAGATTCTTTACCTTTTAAAATTAAATTGAACAAAAATGATTGTAATTCTCCAATTTCGTAATTCTTCATCATCATAATTATCTTTCTCCTTTTTCTTTACATAATAAACGCATATCCTGATACTTTACCGTTTACAGTAATTATTGTATGGATGTTGTCTACAGTTAAAATACGTGGCTCAATAGTTACTAAAACTTCAGATTCATCTCTGGTTGGAACAGTAATATCAATAAGTATGTTTGGCTTAGAGATAGTAATTTCAGCATTAATCTGACTAATAGCGTTAATATTGATTTCAGTATGAATTTGACTTGTAGCATTTGAAGTTATCTCAACTAATATATCATCTGTAAAAACAACAAAAATTTCGGAATTTGTCTGGCTACCATCATGTGCTCTAACTTCAATTTCTGTTTCAATATTTTGTTTAGAGACGCAAATTTCGATTGGAATATCACTTTTAATATTAGCTTCAATTTCAACTAATATATCACTAGAATAAGTAACATAAATTTCAGCTAGAGTATCAGGTTTACTTACTGTTATCTCAGCATATAAGCTGCTATCTGACTTAACTCTTGGTGTAATTTCAGTGTAAACTGATTCACGACTTACAATAAGCTCAGTTAGTATCTCATTAGAGTGAACGTCATTTGCTTCTATTTCTACGTATATATCACTTGAATCTTTTATTGGTACAGTAATTTCGACATTTATATCAGGTTTACTAATGGATATTGTAGATATAAATTCAGAATGATCTTTTCTCATACAAGAAATTTCAGTTAGCACATCTGGTTTACTTACCGTAATTTCAGCTATAACTTTGTCATCTTTATCTTGTAGTCTAACGTCAATAGTGGTAGGTATATCACTCTTATCAGGAATAGCCACTGTCAATTCAACAGGAATGAATTCTTTAGTAACTGTAATTTCAACAACTATGTCCTCATCCAGAGGAAATTCTTTTCTATGTACATAAATAGTTGCTTCTCTGTCTGATGATTCATAGGTTGATCCTACAGTAATTTCAGTAAGTTTATCTGATTCACCATTTTTATAAACAAATAGTTCTGTTATTACATCGCTTCTGCCAGTGCTGAAAATTCTAGAATCGTAATAATCCACAATTAATTCTGGAGGTAGTGATGATTCTCTTGTTTTAAAAGTTACGGAATTATTAGAGGTTTCTACTGATGTGCGAATTATGAATCCATTATTAGCTTGTTTTAATGATACCCAGTCTTTAACAATATCGAATACATTGAATTCTATAAATTTTAAATCTTCATTGATAGTAAACTGATTCGAAATTAACTTAATAGGAGTAGGTCTATTTAAATTAGTGATACTGTATTCTGACCATTCTCTATCTGCATTAAGTATTTCTAAAACGACATCTTTTGAAATTACGCCATCATAATGCAACCTTAATTTAGCGTCAGTTAAAATATAGGACGAATGAGTAAACTTTAAATCAAATTGTACAAATGAACGCCAAATATCATCTTCACTACGTCCAACAATCATAGATTGGTAATCACCATAGTTAATAGATTGATATTCTAATTTTTCACGAGTAAATGCGTCCTGAGTAGGATTAAAGATGTCTGTGACGATAGGTGGCTGTTGTATATCATAAATGGCTGACATTCTATTATGAGGAGGTATTTCGATTTCCACTTCAATGAAATTATGTATGTAAGGTTGTATCTCTGTTACAATATCTGAGTTACCACGATAGACGATATTTATATATGTTTCTTTTTCGCTGATACCAAAAGCTCTAGGTGTTATTTCAGTTACAACATCTGAATTTTTAAACTGTTTTACAGTTATCTCTGTTAGAACATCTTCATTTCCAATTGCATATAATTTATACTTTGCTTTAAATCTATTATTTGGTTTAACTTCATATTCAATTTTTATGAAAGATGAATTTTCAATAGGTTCAATTAATATTCCATCTTCATTTGATTGAGAGGAATTGTTTTTTATTTCCTCCATATAACCACATCCAATCACATTGTATTGTGATTAGGCTTTATCTGCTCTCACGATAATGTCAAATGAACCGTTAGCGTCAGGCGTTGCGCCTAATTCTGTTTTTAGTCTAATGAAGAATGACATTTCTTCGTTATTTTGAAGTGTCCTATTCAGCTTTAACTCAGGGTAGGGGATAAATGGAGTTAAATTCTCACTAAATTCCATTGCCATTCCTGTAGGGAAATTAGATGTATTTGCGGATAAATGAATATCCTTAACATCATAACCATATTGGTTTTTCAGTATTACTTCATGTTCGATAGTGGTTTGACCTGCAATAATGACACCGAAATCAAGATAATTTAATACTTCTCCAATCTCACTAGAGAAATATTGACCGTACACATCTTTAAACATAAGACCTGAATATGTACCGATAAAGCTAGTTTGCCAATAATCAGTAGTGCCAAAAAAATCTTGAAACTCTACTTTTAAGGTATTCCAATCGTCAATCTTAACATCTTTACTACCAATAATTAATTCAATGTTTTGAGGTGATTCGCCTAGTTTAGTGAAACTTCCATCAGTAGGGTAGAAGTGTCCACCATTTAGCAGTACACGATATTGAACACGTGTTAAGTCAGGATCACTTAGAACGCCTTTGAGAATGTTACCATTAAATTCAATATCAATTTTTGCAGTAGTATTTATGATGTAAAGGCTCGTGTCCTTAATAATTGTCGTATTTCGAGGAAGGTAATCTTGGTAAGATACACTTTCAACAACTGAAACAATTGTGTCACGAGGATTGTCTTTAAGGAAAACGCCTATATTTAAATACTGTTTTCCCCAAGTTCTCCATTGTTTATCAGTGATGCTATTTAACTCATGATAATTCATACCATTTTTAAGAATTGCTTCTTCTGTTGAGGTGTCTGCTGCCGTGTATGTTTGCTTTGATTTATCCCACACATACCATTTAGAATTATCTTCTCCTGTAATAAAGTATCTAGCCTCATCTCGGTATGATTGAGAAATATCATTAACAAAAACATCGTCTAAATAACCGTATAGGCGTTTGGGATTCACTAATTTAATGAATTGAGGCTTAGGTATAGCCGTCACTTCAAGTGTTCTCTGAGCAGTATCAGGGGATTCGTCAGTCCATGTTACCACTTCAAAGTCACTTTCTAACTCATCAACAGGAGACCAATTTGCATCCAAGATTAAATCAGCATTTGTTACAGCCTCATCATCTGTATAGTAAAGAACTTCTACTTCATCGCCAAACTCATCATGGATATCAAACGGTTCAGTGCTAGTTGATACTACAATATCCTCTGTAGACTCTGTATAAGCCACTATAGTAGGTAAATCACCGATGTAGTCATACACTGAATAAGGTTCAACGCCTGTTTCTACTACTATTTGTGAAGTATCTGAGTCTGTGTAATAAATCATTTGTGGTGTATCGCCTAATAACTCTTGAGCTGTGAATGATTCTTTATTTAATACAGCATTAGCAAACTGCTTATTTTTAAAATCTGTCCACATCATTAAGGACTTATTACCAGATAGCTCTTTCCACTGTGGTTCTGTTATCTGTGATAATTGAGACATACCATATTTAATAAAATTGTCTTCTGTTGGTGTAGTAGTTTTCCATGAAGCACCATCATGATATTTATATTGTGAGTTGTGTTGTACTAGGTATTTATCAGGAATAGGGGAGATTACTCTATCATAAATTTCTATATTGTCTATATATCCATTAAAAAAGTTTGTTCCACTACCATTTCTACTGACTCTCAAATTAGTAGAGTGATATATCAAACCGTTCAATTCAATAGTTGACACAGGGCTTGTCAAATCATTTAGATATAATTTTACAAGATTGCTATTTTTATCTTTTTCCACTAAAAAATCATACCACTCATTCACTACAATAGAATATGGTTGAATGATAGTGTTTTGACCTGTTATATAGTTAGTGCCATCACCAGCTACAAACAATACTTTGGAGTCATAAACTTCTATTCTAACACCTTTCCCTCTCGTACCATCATTTTGAGTGGTCATTATAGTATTAGTTCCAGTATTTCTTACCATAAATTTAAATCTAATAGCAAAACTGTCAGTAAAATTCAGAATAGGATTATTAAATTCTACATACTGATTAGTACCATTAAAATTCATAGCACTTCCTTGACCATTCCATCCTGTCACACGAGTAGGAGCGTTATACAAAGTACCTGTATATCCACCTATGGAATCCATTGCATTACCACTGGGCTCGTCAAAACCTATAAAATGTTTTCCATAAGCTTTTAAATTGTCCTTACTGTTAGCCATTGTATTGACCTCCTTACTTAATAATTATCCTCTATGTTAATTGTTTTAAAATCTGTCGATAAAGGAATAGTAAATACTTTATTTGAATTTAATGCTGCTTGAGTGTTGCTAACTAACTCATATTCAGTTGTAGCTTTGGTTAAATCAACTGGCAGTCTATCTGTTGCCGAGTCTATTTCTTTTATTATTCTGCCTTGAGTTAACAGTGTATTTTCTTCTATATTTGGAATTTCTTTTATACGATTCATAGTAGATGGTAGAGTAATATTTTTATTGTCTGCTGTTTTTATTGCTAAACGCTTTTGTGTAAAATCGGAAGGAGAAAGTGCTTTATTGTAAATTTGTAAATCGTCAATTTGTCCAGCATACCATCTAGTTGTAGCTCCAGCAGACCTACCTAAGTTAAAATTGGGATAGGTGTGACCATCATTAGCAAATTGAGACCTTAATACTACAATTGGTTTTGTCATATCGTCTATAAAAATATGCACTAATGAATTAATCTTACCATCCCATGATAGAAACATATCATGCCATTTTCCATCATTAAAATTATCAGGAGAGTTATAAAAGAAGCAGAACTTATTACCAGCATTAGTCCATCCAACATGAATTTTTCCATTATTTATTATGCCAATAGACATTCCTTTTTGTGTGGTATAGGAACTTAAGGTTGATAACAAGTACATATCTGTTGCTCTAACTACATCACATTTAAACTTAAGTCTAATAGCCACTTCAGTAGAAGGCATGAGTGCGTTTTTGCCTGTAGTTTGAGTCATCACGCTAGAAGTACCATTAAATAATGCGGAATGACCTGAACCATTCCATCCCTCTGGTCTTTGGATATTAATCATTTCTCCAACATAACCATTACCTAGTTTGTCATATGTGTTTCCACTAGGCTCATCAAAACCAAACCATGCAACACCATATTGTGCCATTAATTGTTCTGTTGTTGCCATTTATTACACCTCTCTTTTAAATCCATATATTAACTCACCTATATTTGAATATTCTGTAAACCCACCATTGCTTAAAATATTTAATCTCAGATATCTATATTCATTGCTATTATTTACAGTAAAAACTCTCTCTTCTAGGAATGACCATTTAACTTGATTGTTAAATACTCCTAAAAGACTGTATGTTGAATCATCATTAGAGCCGTACAACTCAAAGTCTTTTGGCATAGCCTTTGTGATTGCATCTGTAGAACCATCTCGACAAGTCATTTTAAAAATGTTTATAGGCTTTTTTTGTCCTAAATCTAATTTTAACCACCCTATCGTAGTATTGGCTACTGTTAGCCATGCGTTGACATTAGTAATACCATCAAAAGCTCTCCAAGCTTGATATGTTGTATTGTATTCACTGCTTGCACTAGCTATAAATGGGGCAGGGATATTATTGGCTGTCATATTAGTGCTATACCATGTATAGATAGGTTTGTTATCGCTCTCTTCTACCTCCTTAATACTCAAAGTATTAATTTTACCAATATTCTGCGTAAACACTTTTCCACTCACATTGACAACTGGTGATTCATTAACACAATCATGTTTAGTAAAAGGCACATCTAATTGAATCTCTTTATCTTGTTCAATACCATGTAAAATCATGTTTTTATCTGAGCTGTTAGGAAGGTGAATAAGAGTGTTATCTGATAAAGAGTACAATTCACTTGTTGTTGGATTTTTCAAAGCTAGTTTCTTATAAGGGAATCTAAATTCTCCACTCTCATTAATATCAACAGCATCCAACACTATATCGCTAAAAGTGACACCTTTTTTTATTTCTACTTTGTGAAATTCATCTTCTAGTCCTTGAACGTCTAATAAAAGCGCTTGACCAACAAATTGCGAGTTTGGTACATTGATACCAATAACATGTATATCACCATCTATATTCACGGTCGAATCTATTGATTGTGTAGAATATGCACTTCCAGTTACCCTTAAACTTGTTCCCTTAAAGTAGAAGAGTAAGTTGCTACTTGTAGAGCTTAAAAAGATAGCTGTACCATTGTAATAATAAGACTCAAATAGCTTTCCATAGTCTCCATTTATTTTAAAAATATCATCACTAACCAGTGGAATATCATATCTTTTCCATCCACTTTCAGGAGAGGCTAAAGCTTGACCAATTGTTGCCATTTAATCATTCCTTTCTTATTATATTAAGAAATATAAAAACTCAGCACTAATTAAAACTAATGCTGAGTGGTTTTCTATCTAATTGAGTCGTCCATAATCCTTCTGAGTTTTTAGATGATTCCTCTTGTAGAATGTATTTTTGATTAGTATATATACTATGCAGCTCTTTTATTTCATTTTGACCATAACTAATAAAATTGTTTCGTGATATAACTGGAATATCATTGACGATATGTTCAATATAGCCGAAAGCAATCTCTGCTATAGAAACCCTGGAGAATCCATAATTGCTTTTTATATAAAGTCTATAATATAGATAGTCTACAATCTTGCCCATATAAAATAATTGATAATAATCTAACCATTGAACGTCATTATAGGTTTTTATATCTGCCCAATCATTTCCATTGTCAGAGCCTTGCAATGTAAAATTTTTTAATCTAGCAGTCTCATTTCCTCCATTGATATGATACACATAAAATGCATTTACTTGCTTTTTTTCACCATATTTAATTTGAATCCAACAGGGGAACTGATTATCTGATGAAGCCCAATTGTTATTGGCTCCAGATGATACATTAGTAATGCCATCAAAAGCTTTCCACGCAGGAAATGTGGTAGAGTAAATACTGCTAGCTGTAGCAACTAATGGAGAGGGAGCAGTATTAGAAGTCATTTTAGTTTCGTACTGAACATTAATTGACTCTAACGAGTATGTTTTACTATTAGATCGAAGCAGTATTTTACTTTGCTTATTGTAAGCCATATATCCTTTTGGAATTGTATATTTAAATGATGTTGCACCAAAGTTGACTGTATTCGTATTTCCTACTGAACTACCACCACTACTCACAGCAGGATAAACCTCGCCCAAGAGTTTAATATTGGTGTGTGAAATGCCTAGAAACACTCCATTTTTATAAAATCCTAATGTGTCATTATCTAAATCTAATGCTACACCTATAGTATCTCCTGCTTTATAAGAAGAGCTGTAGGCTGTATTCTCAGGATATTTATTGCCATCAGCTGAATAAATATATCTAACATTATCTCTCGTGGCTAGGACGTCTGCATTTAAATCTACTTTTGAATTGACAATACCTACCATACCACCATTTGTGTTTAATGCATCAAGATACACTTCCCAATACCATTTGCCAGTAATTTTTCCTACAGTAGCTCTTACTGTCTTTGTTCTATTTGGTATAATAGCAGTTAAATTGTCATTTGATAGTGTTACAGTAGTGCCCTTGTTTATGGTATCCCATGTTATAGGGACTGTTGTCATATCACTTCACCTCAGTTCTTATACTTCTAATATCAAAATATTTTTTCAAGTCAATTGTCTTACTAAATACCTTTCCTTCCTCACTCAATAAAATTTCATTTTTATTAGACATCGCCATAGGTTCTAAAACTGTAATTTTACGGTCAAATAGAGGAGATAACGAATCCACTCCTTGCTCTAGGAATTGTTGTAGAGTAGGAGTGGTAGTGCTCACTGACATCCAATTGCTGCCACTCTCAGATACTGCTGTTCCTTCAAAACTCATCATTAAGGCTGTTGTATTATTTAGTGTAGTTGGAAATGAATCTCCTGAAGCATCGTACCTACCAAACACTGTCCCATTAATATAATGGTTTGATGAAACCATTGATATCGGAATGGTTGTAGGAGTTTTATATCCATAGATGTTTGTGCCATAAAACCCAATTAAATAGTCTTTATTTTTTAGCAATTCTACATCTGAAATACTTATATAATTCCAACCCTTTGTGATACTTACAGGCATTGAAAATACTAGTTTTTGGGAGTCTTTTTCATATATCTTAAGAGTTAAACTATTAGAACCTTCTGTTTTGTATCCTATTTTTTGCAATATAAAGTTACTATCAAATTTTATATGATTTACTCTTGTGACTGCTGAAGTTGTAGATAGAACTAAATCATTTTCTGGCATTTCTAAAGAATCGTGCTTATACTTAGAATCCCATTTCTTATACTCACCATCATTTAAAATAAGTGTTTTATCAATAGGTTCAAATCCATTATATCCAAATAATATTCTTCCAATTGTAGTTAGAGTGCTGTTAGGTGTGTTAGTAATACGCACTCTAATAAATTGATAAGCATCATCGTTCTCAAAAGTAAGTTCGATAACATCAGTCCAATTTAATGAGCCTGTATGGTGTAAAACATTAAATGTTAAATCATCATTTGAACCTTCAATATATATATAAGATGGATGATAAGCTAAAGCTAAACCTGTGTTTTTCCACATTCTTATCTTGTTAACATTTTTAGGTTCTCCAAAGTTTAATTTTATCCAAGAGCTACTTCCTGCTCCATTGAAGGTAGCAGATTGCCAAGTGTTTACTGTAGAGTCTCTAAATGATAGGTAGGATGGTCTTGCACTATTTGAAGAACTAGCACTAGCAACTAATGGTGCAGGTGAAGTATCAGAAGTCATATTAGTTTCATACCATAAATTTACTATAGGCAAATCATTTCCTCCTTTTATATTAAAGTCATTTTATTATTTATCAATAGATACTTCTAAACTATCAATCCTCAACCATTCATTACGAGTGATTTTTTTACTGTGTAAACTTCCTGTATCTGACCATTTTGAATCTAAATTCATATCATATTGATACTCACGCTTTAGTTTAATGTCATTAAACTTTTCAACAAACTCATTATTCTCAAAATCTGAATTTGAAATTACAAAGTGGTCAGTAACAAATCCTGCAAATATATCAATTCTCACTTGAATATATTGTTTAGTTTCAGACTGAATAGCCCCATCTTCCGCAATAGCGATCCAATCCGACCAATTGTAGCCATCATCTGATACTCTTGTTAATACAGCGATTGAACTTGATCCATTATTTATATTATTTGTAAACACTTTGTCAAAGTCCTGAAATTTATCTTCGAGATTAATAACATCTGAAGTCCAAGAGCCTTCTTCTACATATATAGATTTTCCACTACCATCAATATCAGTTTGAGCTAATCGTAAGAATCCTGTAACTTTATCAATCTCTGTGTTATTGTGAGTTCCTGAAACACCAATAGGTAATCCTATCTCTTTCTTTTCTAAATTACCACCTACAGTTGACATAGAGTGCACTCCTTTCTTGAGTTATTTAATAGTCCAATTAATTTGACCTGACACATTAGCTTCTAATGGGGCATAGAAGCGTTCTACTTCAATCCCTCTAGATTTAAAAATTATATGACCATTCAAATTTTTATTGGATGTCAATTTAACTTCAATGAATGCACTTTGATTAAAGGGGAGGGATACTACTGGTTGGAAGAATAATTCCACATCATTTTTATTGTAAATTGTTTTATATCCGAAATTAATCGATTCAATATTAGTATTTTGTAACCCTTGTTTACTACTAAAATCAGTAGATGCTATTTTATATGTAATAAGGTCTTTGTCTCTAAAGTTTGATGTTAAATAATATGTTTCTCCATTTTCATCTTCATAGCCAATTTCTATTCTTCTACCATGTAAATAGAATGAGCCATCAGACATCTCAAAGAAAAACTTCAATCTTTGACCAAACAAACCGAAACGTATAACCTGACTTTTCTGTATTAAATAAAAATCATTTTTTTTATGCGTAAGTAGGTCATACTCAGCATAATTTTTACCATTTGCATAATCAGCATTCCAATTAAAAGGGATGCCAATTGCTTGTAAATTATTTGAATTTGAAAATATCATTTATATGCACCTCATTGTATTGAGTATTTTTAATTAAAAAAATAGGGAAGAGGAATAATCCTCTAACCCTAAGTTGTATTATGTATTTTATTAATTAAACGTACGAAAAAGTTGCTCTTTTAAGTAATGTGTTCTTCCCCGCAGAAGCATCGATAGGAACTTTTGCAAATACAGTAACTTGTACAAAGTTTCCTCCTGCTAAATTTGCATTACTGCCATCGGCTTTAGTGTTGTTTGCTAGCCCTAAAATTTCTTTTGCGTTTGGTTTTTTATCAATTTTAATAGCAACAAATTCGACTCCATTATCGAATACAGATTTTCCTTCTTCAGTAAGCCAACTTGGTTCAGTTGCACCTGTTTCACCTGCATTGACAGCTTTGTAAATAAAACCATTATCAACAGTAGGTTTAACATACGCATCTATAGTTAATTTAGTTTCTTTTATCCATACTGAAGCTGTACTTGAATGAATATTTGTAGTAGTTCCATTTGTACCTAAAAACTTCGTACCGGATGGATTTTCTGTCCCAACTCCACCTTTGCCGACAGGAGTGAACACTTGTTCATTTAGACTATCAACCCTAGCTCTAAACCAGTTATCACGAACTGCCTCTACAATATTGCCTGCACTACTACCATCACCACCATTACGATCACGAGTAGTAAATTTAACATCTTCCATTTTTGAACAGTCTTTTGTACCTCCACGATTATTCCAGATAAAGTATGTTTTCTGAGGAGAGTCTGAAAATGCATCTACCGTACCATAGTTAACTGTAGTTTTTACTTCTGTAGCTGTAGTATTTGTACCTTCGTACCAAGAAACTATAGGTCTTTCACTCATTAAAATTCCTTCTTTCTTATGTATTTATTTAAATAATAGTCATCTTTTATTAAATTAATTTAGAGAGTCGTTCAATGCAATTTTCACATTCACAGTTAAAGTTTGAGCATCGACATTAAAAGAAGGGACGTATAATCTAAATACATCACCTTCTTTAACTTTTGTATTAATTAATTTAAATTCTTTATTGTTGCGATGGTTATCTGCATCAATTGTTAGTGGGTTGTCTGTAACATCAACCCAATCTTTAAAATTCGAGGATTTCTGTATTTGAACTGGAGTAGGTTGTTGTCCTTTAAAAGAAACCTTTGCTTTAACATCGATTATTTCACCATCCCATTCAAACTCAAACTCTGGGTCTTGCACGCCTTGTAAAACATCTTTTGGAATAAAGAATACAATTGCTCTTTCATTAACAAATTTAGTTATATTTTTTACTTTGGTAAATTGTTCTTTGCTCATCAATCCATTAATAATTTCACTTGCAAGTGGGACATTTCCACCAAGAGCATCAATAGGAGTCCATTCTTTTCCGTTCCATCTATAACGTATACCTGTATCAAATACTTGAGTTGTCCATCCAACCTCAGGGTAGGGGAATTTACTAGCAATTTCATCATATGTATTGACGTATGGCTGATAGATTAAGACTGTTGTTTCATAACCGTCCTTAACTAACTCTGCAGCATCATTAGCTTTTTGAGTAGCAATCAATGCTTGATCAGTTGCATGATTTGAATTATTTATAGCAATGACAAGATTGTTCAAATACTCTTCGTAATTATCCGTTCTATCAATTAATTCTTGAACTTGTGATTTGCTTTTTTCTATGATTTCATGCAGCGTCTCTGTCGAATCAGATCCATCGTAATGTGCAATTCGAGTAGAAGGGTAGAGGATTAAACCTCTTCCTTTATATACTATTGACATTGTTTCAGCTTCTTTTGACACATGAAAGTAAACAAATCCATTTGTGTAATCTACGTAGAATTCATTTTTATCTAAGTTGTACTTCATAAACTTATCGTAGTTAATTTCAAACATACCTGTGATCCTTACCCTAAACATCTCATCAGGAATTTCTAATAAAAAGACACGTTGATTCACTACACGAACAATATCTAAACGGTCTATAAATGGATCATTTGGCAATCCACTACGCCATAAGATATGAATAGGATTATTAAATTCTAAATAATTTATAGGTAGTGACAATTTATCACCTTCTTTCTATCCTCCAATATAAACATTAGCACTGAACCCATCTTTTACAGTTGTACTAGTATTTGCATGTGTTTGAATTGTAGAATCTTTAGTTGCTACTAAAACTCCGCCAATATAAACATTTTTACTGTTTCCACTGGACACTTTTCCATTAGCATTATTATGCTGTCCGCCTGCATAACGTTCATTCGATGACAGGCTATAAGAATCCGATTCAACTGTACTGTCTCCAAGTAGAGCAGGATTTTTCCCTTGAATAAATACATTGGATTGTTTTGCTTTTACAGTTCCATTAATCGTAGCGTTAGCACTATAGCCTCCAACCCAACTATAGACAGGTTCACGATTAGTACAATAGCCATCATCGTCCCATGATGTACATTGAGTACCTGTCTGAATGTATCTTTCAGTACTAATGTGAGAGTTAGCAGTTGATTGATTTATAGATGCTCCATTTAGTGTAATCAAAGCCATATAATAACCTCCTTAGTTAATGTCGATACGATTACCATTTATTTTTATACCATTAGTAGTCATAGATATTACATTGCTGCCAAAGGATAGTTCTAATTTAGAGTTATTCATTGTAATACTTCCACTACCGCCTTTGAGGGAAATAGTTCTAGGTGAATTAAGTTCTATAGATTTTTCTCTATCAGTTGTTAAGTTAACGGAATGTTTTTCACCATATTCGTCTACATACTCAGTAAAGAATCCATTTGGAGTTTTATATTGTTTAGCTTTATTATAATCAGTGTTAGCTCCCGAACCTGTACCCCAAATAGCAACAGGGTAGGCTTCCACACCAGAACCTTCAAAGTACATTTCGTATTTCGCTTGTTCTGATGAAGGATTTTTTAAATCAAATCTTGTCATAAATCTTAAGAATTTTTGTTTTATATGAACATAGTTGTAAGGATCATCCTTATCGTATGTTCTTAATCTCGTAACAGTTAAATCAGAAATAAAGCTATCGTCCTTATCCAAAGACTCTAAAATAGATTCATCCAACTCACCGTTCATAATAAACAGTTTTCGTGCATACAAGTTTCCATCTTTATTTATCCAAAATCTAGGCTCTTTTTTTACGTCAATAGCTATGCCTTCGTTAGCATTTAGGCGAATTTGTTCACCGTTATTTCCATTGATAGTAATGCCTTTCTCATGGTCAAAGATAATCTTTTCACCTAGTTTACCATCAACAATTTTTAAATTATGAGTAGTAATGTCTTTAGCATATAATCTACCATCAATACCAACCCAAAACTTTTTATCATTATTCACATGGATAGATATTCCGACATTACCGTTTAATCTAGTTACTGATTCTTTGACTCCATCTCCATCAGGATCACCAAAAATAGTAATACCATCTTTCCAGTCAAGTATAATTGAGTCACCCAAATCACCATCAACAATACGAAGATTTTTTGTTACCAATCCTTCCGCATAAAGTGTGCCATCTTCCCATTTAGAGTCACCTAAAGTTGCAAATAGTTTACTAGTCCATTTCCCATTTTCCCATTTTTGAAGAGCTAAACCATTCGTTGCATTAAGGTACGCTCGATATTTACCATCACTTCGAACAGCAATAAAACCAAAATCATTCATAATAAGATTATTGTTGTACGATCCCATTTGAATACCAGAGTAGAATAGGGAGTCTTCAATTGCTTGACGTAGACGAGTAGCTTCATCATAGTAATCTTTAAATTTCTGCACAAAAAAACCACGATCGTCAATTGAACTCGTGGATTCAGTAAGTGGGTCAGACATATCTATATTTAAGCTTTCTGATTCTAAATAACCGTTATTTATGACTTTTATATAGTTTGAAATATAAGTCATTAACTCTAAGTAAGCATTTTTTAAAGCACTTGTTGAATATTTGTCAGTGGTAGAGTAAACGGTAGGGAAGGTTTGTGTTTTTGTATCAAATTCTGAATCTACATCAGTAACATTGTCTCTATCGCTTCTTATGTATTTCTGTGCTTGCTGAAGAAGTAATTTGTAATCGGAATGGATTTTATACAGCTCTTTAATCAACTCTAATTTTTCAAGTGTCGTCAATTTACCATCAGCAACAATTTTATCAAATAAGCCAATATTAAAGTAATCATTCTCTGCGTCTAAGATGACTTCATCTAAATTATTTACAATTTTAATATTCTCAGCCACCATGTTTCGAGAATATAACGTACCATCTGTATTAGCCCACAATACCTTTTTCCAGTCATCGCCATCTTTTTTGCTAACTGAAAAACCTTCACATGTTGTCAGTGCAACTCTGGTGATATGATTCTGAGATACGAGTCCAAAACATTCGTTTTCTTGTGGAATTAAGTTTCCGTTTTCGTCTTTTTTGTTCTCTGAAACTAATCCTAAATGCATCACTTCATCACCATAACGATTATAAATTGTAGTCCTTGATCCTTGTGTTAGCCATATCCCTGATTCATCTTCGATAATTAAGTTGACTCCAGAAATTATTTTTCCGAAAATGCGCTCGCCAAATACGCCGTGTTTTGAAATTGCGTGCTTCCAAGACTGTCCATCATCATTAGTTATGGCTAAAAATCCGTTTTGAATAACAAGCCAACTTAAAGGATCTTCCAAGTCTCTCACAATAATCCCACGTTCACTTATTTCGATCTTCTGATTGTAACCTGCCATTACAGCATTTTTTAAAGCATCCCATTCATTATTGATGATGTCATTGATAGCACCGTTATTCTCTTCAGATAAATTCCATTTCCACTTATCCATCTGGACTATTGTGGAGGTATTACCTGCTTTATTTAATTGTTCTAACCAATTGTTACCTTCATCAAATTCATTTTCAATAACGACTGAGATACTTTCATTTTCAAAATCATGAGTAATCTCAGTAATCTTTGCTTTAACATTTACTTGCAATCTATCATATCTAACTCTTATGATATCTCCTAAGCCTAATTTATCCCAATCATTTTGACATTCAACTATAGATAGAAAATCAATTAAATTCATATCTAATTTTATTTTTGGTTCTAGATATTTTCTAAATACTTCATATCCTTCTTCAATCAAGTCTTCATCATCTACAATAGAGTCATTTGTATATTCCTTTTCAATTTCAAAATCTGATAACTCTTCTAATTGTTCAACAGTAAAATTATTCTCCCTAGCTAAATGATCCCTCAAATCGTTTAATTCATCTTCATAATTAGCAAGTTGGTATCTTAATTCTCTAATGAATGCTTCTTGAGTTGATATTTCTGCTCTTTTTTCTTCTAATCTTTGGATAATATCCCGATGGTTATGGGAGGATGATTGAAAGTTAGCATTGGATAAATCTAATTCGTCCTCGATAATTATTCTTTGAGTATTCAAGGCGCTTAGTTTTTGTTCTTCTGTTTGAACTATAGATTTTTGCGTAGTGACCATTGTAGTTAAGTTGGTAAACTTCTCAGATAAAGATTCCACTAATACTTTATAATCTTCTAAAGCAATGCATAAACTGTCACTTAAATGTATCGAATGACTAATAACAACTTCATCTTCACGTTTGAAGGGGTGGAGGTAATATCTATAATCTTCTAGATACGATTGTCCAGTTGGATTTAATCTATGTATTGATAAACCATCTTGACCATAAACTTTTAAACGTGTAATAGTATCAATTGTATTTGTAGCTAAATTAAATGACTCTAAATATTTGCCATCTCTTATGTAAAAACCTTTATCCTTACCGATGTTATCAGGTTTATAAAAGTTTATTTTATACTCAACTGAATCCCATACAATTAATGCATTCCAAACATTAGCTAGATCATAAATAATTTCTAAAACATTATTTGAGGCAACTTCATAACTTCGGTAAATTTCTTCGAAGTAACTGTCTACATATCCTAATTTCCATTTTGTGTTTACTGACGACAGAATTTCATTTGTTACTTGAGATAAAGTTTTACTGACAACTTCAAATTGTCTTATATTCTTATCGCTTAACTGAACACCAAGGGATAGAGAAGTGAACTCAATATACTCATCTTCGCTATATGATTTATTAGATTCATTAATTAGAAAATATTCTGTGACATTGCCGAATTTCAACTTAAAAAGATATCTGTTTTTTATTTTATCAATATTTTTGTTATCAACAGGAATTCCATCTTCAATTAGTACAGTAGGTATCTTAAATGATAATTCATTTAAAACTGGTACTTTAGTGCTGTAATTGATATCATAAGCTTCACTAATTCTAGCTATTGTTTTCTTGTCAGGTCTACAAAGGAAAATCCTAGCATTATCTGGTTTTAAATTGTAATCTATTTCGCCTAGTTTCAAGTAATCATCACCTCATCTCATTCTTGAATAAAGACGTATCGATGTCTAATATCCATGTCAAAATCTCCTTTACCTTTTAAGAAATTATCACCAATTACTAATCTCAAATACTCATCATTATGGTCATCGAATCTATATACTCCTAGACTTTTCCTATCAGAAACTATATCTTCTTTTTGACAATCTATGAAAACTTCTTCATTATCTATGAGATTTTCAATAATCATTTTTTGATTTGTATTCATATTAGTAACCTCAACAGTACCATTTCCATTCTTCTTCCTAATCCACAGCTTAGGCTTTATTTCAAAATCACCTAAATTTTCTAACGACTCATAAGGGTCAAATGAGATAGAGAAAGATTGGACATAGGGTTTTTCATTATTTTTTTTTGCATTCATAACAATTCTGTATCTGAAAATTAATCCATCTAATGAAAGTCCATTCAATAAGTCATTATCGTTAAAGTTTATTGGCTTCCAAGAAGTCCAATTTTCATAATCGTAGGAAACTGAATAGTGAAATTGGACTTCTTGATTATGTATATTTATAATATTCGAAAGTATTGTAGTTAAATACTTAGAAGAAACATTGGATATCTCATAGCTTTTAGAAATATAAGAACCTGTTGAATTTATTAAAGAACTCCATTTCATTCTAAAAACTCCTATTCTATTTTTCCAAATGGTCTAAATTCGCAATTAGTTCCGACCCTTTTCCAAATAATATTTTTAGCCTTTCGCCATACAACTGAACCATCTACAAATGCAGTATCGTTTTTGATAGACGCCCATTCAGGTTCAGTAGGGGAGGAATAGCCTGCTGTTTCGCATATGTAATAGTGTGTCTTGTTACCATTTGTAGGGAATACTAAATTTCCTACTTCATAGTTGAATTCATTGCGCCAAGTTGAACCAGTTACTTCATAAAACTCTTGATCTAATACAGTAAGGAAGGTAGGAGGAGTGGTTGAACTTTTACCATCTACAACACATTCATATAATCCACCATTATCTACAGGAGGTTTTACTAAATTGCCTATACTGTAATTTTTATTAGGCAGCCAATTTTTAGCTTGAATCCCTTCTCTAGTTACAACCCATCCGACAAATGAGGTGATTACTGGAGTTTTATTCCATAGTATATGACCAACTTTGTAAAGTTTATTGTCACTCAAATCTTCTATAGAGTTGGTGGAATTCTTCATGTATTGTTCTATTTTTTTAAAATTGTCTCCATAACTCACAATTGTCTGTTTTATATCATCGTCACTAAAAGATGACTCAGTTGTAATATTTAAATCAAGTTGATCTGTAGTTTCCATATTTATAATTCACCCCATCTCTTTACGTTGGGATATAACGCTCCCCAAGAGTTGTCTACTTTATCAATAGTTAATCCATTAGATGTGATTTTTGTATTGATAAAACTTCCTTGTTCGAATGTACTCACATCATCAACAATTTGATAACCTACATTAGAATCTCTAAATTCTAAGTTATTAAATACATGTTCATGTGAATAGGTATAAGGTGAGTCACATCTAATGTTAAATTCAACATGACCTTGTTTTAAACCGTTATGTAGCAATTTAGAATCGCCTTCAACAAGAGCGTTGAACACTCTGTTTGGATTACTTTCCAAAACTAAAGGTTTGTAATATGGCTGAAATAACCAACGTGTAATTTTCCTTATATCCTTATCTTCAACCCAACTTTCTAAATAAAAAGACAAACTAAAAGAGAGTGGTTCATGTTCCACTCTCTGAAAGTAAGGTTTCTCGTTATTAGCTACTTTTTTTTCAATTATTTTACGTGTAGGGAGAAAGATCTCTTCATATAATCCACCTTTAGACCAAGCAATTTTAACACCCATATCTTTCGATGAGATGTTGTCGTACATAAAATGAATAGACTCCAACATTACTTTCTCACTCCTTTTCTACGTAATAAATCATCGTCAATCATTTTATTGAATCGACTTAAGTCATTTTTGTCACCATTCATTTTATCAATATTGAAGTTTATTTTGATGTCACCATATGTATCTCCACTAACAACAGGAGATGTTTTTTGTGCAGGTGCGAATTTTGATAGGAAAGGGGATAGGTTGCTCATGACCTTATCCATTACATTAATTGAATCAAAGAATCCTTTGGTATCAACTTTATTCAACATAATTTCATTTGGATGAGCTATGATGGCTTTACCACCTTTACCATCGATACCTGTTCCATTCCAATTCATAAATCCACCAGTATCAAGCGAAGCTATCTTTCTTTGCATTAGCTCTCTAGTTTTAGCATTATCAATCATACCTAAATTGGAGTCAAAGAATGACTTCATTTGATTGACTTGTCCAGAAGTGTATGTACTCTTTATAGCATCGAATGTCACATTTTCTGAAATCTTTGAACCACCGTTTCGACCTTGTTTGGCAACGCCGTCAGCTTTTGCTTTTAATGCTGTTTTAGTATTAGCGCTCAACGATGTATCAGGTACTAATTTTTCATAAATAAATTTACCTAGCATAACTTGCATATCTGCTTTAGATAAACTTCCATCATTCGTAGATTCATGTTTATTGCCAGAAATACTACTTATAAACTGCTCAATAAAACTATCATAATTACCGCCTAACATTCCTTTACTACTATCAAAGTATTCATATAAAGCGTCCATATCGGCTTGAGTAAGACCTTTAATGGAATCATTAAAATTAACGTCATCTTTAGTGAATTGAGTGCTGCCATTTTTTCGACCTTGCTCAGCCAATTTTTCTGCCATTTGACGAATATTATCTTTTTCACTGCCAGATGTGTTAGGAGCAACGTTGTCAAATAAGAATTTACCTAATAATACTTGTAAATCACCCTGAGATAGATTGCCATTAGATGTTTGAACTTGATTACCGTCATAAGGATTGAAGTTGAATGAACCATTATCAGATGCTTTTTGACTATCATTAAATTCATCAATTAATTTAAGTGCTTCGTTTAAATTATCAATTACATTTTGTCTAATAGAAGTTCCGACAGCTACCATAGTACCGTCTAGAGAATCTTCTAAAAGTGGCATAGTATTAATCATTTTTTGAACATATTCTTGAAATTCAGCATCAATTTTCTCAAAATGACCAGAAAGAATTGCCTCTCTCATTTCGGCAAATTTTCGTTCATCATTAAGTAAATCTTTGTAATGCTTCTCCCAATATTCTTTTTCACGATTAATCTTATTGATTACATTTTCGTGCTCTTTATCTTGAAGTTCAATTTTTTCATTTACTTCTTCTTCTTTAGCTTCTAAGGCATCGTTTAAAGATTCTTTACGTAATTCGACTTCACGACTATGACGTTTTTCTTCAATTTGCTTGTCAATTTCATCTAATTGTTCTTTTAACTTTTTACGTTTAGCTTTACCTTCATGTGAATTATCTAAAGCTAATTCGTCAAATTGGCTTTGAACATTATTACGCTCTTTTTCTAAGTCTGAAATTTCCATGTCATAACTTCGTTGAGCTTCTTGACGATCAATAAGTCTTAGCTTATCTTCAACGTTCTTTCTAAACAAATCCATTTCATCATTAAGATTTTTCATGATTTGCTCGTGCTTTTCATTTTCATGCTTAATTTCATCATCAAGAGTCTTTATATGCTCATCTCTACGCTCTTGAATGTATTCTTTATATGCATTGATAGCTTTATCTGCAACACTTTCAAGTTGCGATTTATTAGCTTCCTCAACTTGTTTTGTATACTCTTTGATGGATAGGGTAGCATTTACATAAGCTAGATGTTCCTCTGCCATTAGCTTGTTAATTTCCTTAATACGTTCAGCCTTAACATCACGCTGCTGTAATTCTGCAACTAAAGCGTCTCTAGTTGCTAAATGCTGTTTAGCCATTTTTTCATATTCTGCAAGAATAACTTTCGTATATTTGACGTAATCAGCAGAGCCTTCATCAAACATTTTACGAATTGCTTCAGCTTGATTAATTGCAGATTCCATTATGCCAATTTTTTCATCAGATTGAGTTTTAATATTAATTAAAATATCATAATCTCCATCTTGAATTTCAATCTGTAATTCTTTAATACTTAGTGTCAATTCTTCTATACGGTTTTTAGCATACTCTAAAGCGTCACCTTGCAACTCATTTTTGTTTATTAGAGCAGTTAATTGAGTTAATTCGTAGCGATTAGAGTTTTGTTTTTCTCTCATCGCATTGTTTATACTTGCAAGAGTTTTCACATATCTAGCGGAAGAAGTATCCAATTCTTCAAGTTTAGCTTTTTCATAGCTAATAGTCTTATCTTGTATTTGACGTAACTCATCATACTTTGCGATGTATGATTCAACTTTACTATTTTGAATCTTCTCATTTACATCTTTTATGCTTTCAGCAACATCCCACCAAGCCAATGATAATTCACTTAGTTGAGTAGTCAATTCACCTTTTAAAGCAGGGGACAAATCTTTACGTTTAAGTTGATTACGAATAAAGTTAGCTTCGTTATGCAGTAAAGTTTGCTTATACTTTAGATGCTTAGTTTCTTTTTCTAACTCATCCCGATACGCCTTTGAATGCTCCGATTGTTGAGATGCGAGAATATTAGACATCTGAATAGAACGGTCTACGCCATCAATAAGATGATCGTAATATGCGAGATTAGATTTAACTAATTCTTCATTCAAATTATCAATGATAGATTGAGTATTGAGAGCGTCTCCCTGTAGTGACAGTAAATCTGATTTAGCTTGGTCAATAGCCTGCTGAGAAGTATCAATACCAATTCCTGCACCGCCATTAGTGCCTGCAAATTGATTATAATATTGGTTAGCATAGTCTTGACGTTTACCAACAGCAGAACCACCAGAACGTTCAAATAATCTCTCAAATTCAGATGCATGTTGGGAAGATGATAAATCATTTCTTTGTAAAGATGCTAAAGACTTTTTCTCAGTAGATTGCAACTCTTTCCAAGCATAGTCCAATTGAACTTGCATATCAGTCCAAGATTTACCTACTGATTTAGCGTAATCTTGTAGTCCTGTTTTACGCCCACCTAGCCATTGGAAAATACCTGACGCTCCTGAAGACTTATTGACAGCACTTGAATTAAAGCCTGATTCCTGTTGAATATTACCCATAAGTCCTGCGATAGCTTTATCATTTAAACCTTTATTTTTGAAATAATTCCAAACTACAGCTTGTTGACTAGAAGCAGAGGAGGTTACCGTACCATTACCAGAACGAATAGAATTTAAAGTAGCAGTAGGATTAATTGTTTGACCTTTAGAATTATTTTGTTCGTAGTGTAAGTGGGGTCCTGTAGAATGACCAGAGCTACCAGACTTACCGATTTGAGTTCCTGCTTCTACTTGATCGCCAACTTTTACTAGAGTGCTATCTAAGTGTGCTAGTAAATGTCTAATTCCATTTTTATCTTCAATAACTACTAAGTTGCCGTAAGTCCAGTCCATCTTCTTGCCATTTGTTTCTGATGTTGCTGAACCTGCTTTGATGACTGTACCAGACGCAGGAGCATCTACACGAGTACCTTTAGGCATAGCAATATCTACGCCACGATGATTATCTGAACGTTCTCCATAACCAGAAGTAATTTTACCACTATATCCATTAATCTTACCGTTCGAAGTAGATGGACTTGAAACGCTACCAGTTTGCTGAATCTTACCTGAAGCAATTTGAGATTGTATAGCTTTAGCTTGCTTTTGTTGTAATGCTAGCTTTTCCTTCTCAAGCTTAATTTGAGATTCTAGTGATTTCTTATATTCTTTAGACCATTCGGGATACTTAGATTGTAACTTTTGCTGCTTTTCAATTGCTAAATTAAGTTCTTCTAATTTTTGCTTATACTTATCAGTAATCCAAATGGATTTTTCTTTTTCAGCATTGTTCTCTTTTGTAGCTTTAGTATTACTGCTAGTAGACTTAGAAGAGTTTTCAATGGCAGTAGAGAAACTATCAATTTTACCGATGTTAGTATTTAATGAATTTTGCAGAGCATCTAATTCAGATGTATAATTACTTGTTTTAAATTGAGCTTGACCAAGTAATGTACCTGCTCGAGCAGCCTTCATACCGTAAGTATAACTGTTTGGGTCTCCACCTTTCATGCTTTCCATAGCTTTATTGTACGTATCCTGTAAAGCTTTTTGTAAAACATTTAAGGCTGCGATTTCTTTTTTTATATCTTCTATTACACGCATAGTTTTTCTAGTACTAGATAACATTGCGTCTTGGTCTGCACTCAGTTTACCGTCGCGAGAAAGCTTATTTGCTTTAAGAAGAACCTCATTAGCTTTAGTTTCTTGTTCAATAGCTTTACGTTTCGCATCCGATAGGGCAATAGCTTTACCATCTTTACCAAGTAAATCAGGGTATATCCCTGACAGTTCCTTCATTATAGCTACACGATCATCTAAGACTTTTTTAACTGAGCGTTCTTCTGCAGTTAAATTTTCTTTAACATAGATATCTTGAAGTTGTTGTTCTGTATAGCCTGCTAATTGATTGGATAGTGTGTCGTACTGCCATATTAAGTCGTTTAATGCATCAACTCCTGATTGAGATACTCCTGCCATTTGTTCAGTTACATCTTTGAATTCGCTCATTTTTGAGGCTAGTTCTGATACTGCGTTACCTGATTGTTCTGCGCCTTCACCGAACTCAACTGCGTTAGCTGCAGCTTGTTCAAAACTTATTCCACTTTCTTTTGCAGCTTTCGCTATTTTCTCATGCTGTACAACTGCATTTTCATATGTCTTGTTAAGCAAATCCATTACAGCTTTTCTGTCTTCTTCGTCTTTAATAACATCTTTTAAAAGCTTTGGAAGACCATCCAACATAGCTTTAACATTTGTTGATGTTTTTCCAAAATCTTCTTCTGTAGCATTAGCCATATCACTGAATGATTTAGAAATATTAGCAGTTATCTCATTTGCTTTACTAGATAACTCGTCATTACCGTTATAGGAGAATAGTGTTTCTAAACCATTTTTTAGATCATTAATGTTACTAGAATCAGACATTGAAAGTAGTTGTGATGAGAAAACTTGAGCCATTTCTTTTGTAGAGTCTTGCAATGATGAATTTGTACTAATCATGGCATTTAATGATGCTATATATTGCGTTTTTAGGTTAGCAGTTGACTTATTCATCTCAAGTTCATGTGGTAATACAGCTTTATATGTCTCTTCTAGCATGAATAATAATTTACTGTAGTACTCTACTAAACCATCGTTGCCTGAATTTTTAGCTTCGAGGTGCTTAGTTTTAACTTCATCTAATTTTTTAGCAACTTCGTCAGCAGTTTTATATAATGGTTCGCCTTCATCATTAACAAGTCTAATTACAACGTCTTTTGGTACATCGAGTTTTTTAGCCCACTTTAAAGAGTTATCATCATAATTTGCTAATACCTGTAAACGTCCTTGCATTTTGTCTTTAGCTGAGTTCATATCTGAATTATAAGTATCGATATCTTCATTTCTCTTCTTATTTGCTTCAGCATCAGCTATTTGTTTATCTATCTCTAATTGTTGTTTGAGTAAGTCAATCTTAACTTTAAGTGCGTCACTTGTACCTATTAATTTATTACCGTAGGAATCTTCACCAGTAACCAAAGAAGGGAGCTTTGTGCCAATTTCATTTTGGATATCCCGATATTCATTAATAGTTTTAGAGTCGACATTAGATAATGCCATTTTTTTCTCTAGTTCTTCATATTTCTTTGATAACTCATCAATATCTGTAGCATTTTGACTATACGAATTAAGCATTTCTTTATTAGCAGATTCTAACTCTTCAGCTTTTTGACGAGCTTCGCCCATCTTACTCATTAGTTTTTCAATAACAAAGCCAATGGCAACTAAAGGCAATCCTACGCCTAAAGAAGATATGAACCCTTTAAACGCTATACCTAAACCTTTCCATGCCACTTCTAATCCTCTAGATGTCGCTGTCAAAAGATTAGTTGCAGTGGTAGTAGCTGTTGCAGCACCTCTAAATCCAAGCAATGAAATAATAGAGCTGCCAACGTTAGCGCTTAATGTTCTAAAGTTATTAGATAAAGCGAATGTTGCCATACCTGCAGTGCCTAAAACGATAGGGAGTAACCCAACTCCATTTACAAGACTAGTTATAGTACCTAATCCACCTGAAGCTAATTGAAGAAATGTCACCATGCCATCTGTGAGAAAGGCGTCTCCTATTGATACTGCTAACTTTTCAAATTCAACTCGTGTCAATGCAATTCGTGCTTCGAGTGAACGCATGTAAATTTCATTTTCTCGCATTGCACTTCCGGAACTATTCTTAGATGTTTCGTACATGTCTCTGTACATTGATTTTGCAGAACCTAAATCATCTAATAATGCTTGCATACGAGATATGTGATATTTCTTTTGTAATATAGTAATTACATACCCTCAGTTTCCTGATATTTAGTAGGGAATAGACTATATCTTCATTATTATAAATAATGTGTGGCGCTATTGAGTTTCATGATCATATCAAAAGAGACTTAGACCGTATACTCTAGTCGTTGCACCTTCAAGAGAGTTTCCTCACAAGCTTGGCACAGGATTGTCATATCTTAAATGAGACTTAGATGTTCCCTGTTAGCACATTTATTAATTGTCATTTCCTACAATTCCTTAACGTTAAATGTACACCTTTATAAATAAAGTTCACCACATTTAAAGCGAGCCAATATCAACCCGCTAAGCCTTCCATGACACTGATTCTTTCGACGTCATTCAGCTCTTTCACTTTGTTTGCAACATCAGTATATACATCTATAATGTCGCGCATATTTCCAGATTTGTCAGTAAGAGAGACATCTACCATTTTTAATGCATCTTGAGCCGGATCACTTACTAAACGAGGTAATACGTTTTTAACAAAGTTTCCAACTTCATCCAAATATACCCTAGCTTTCGCTATATTTTAACACTTCACAAAGAAGTGGGAGTAGACTATACCATTAACTCATAATAAAAATCACCTTTAATCACATTCCACTGTTTAATAAGGTGATAAATAAAATATTTTTATGTATTTTTATTTGTTGATATCTTTTTATTTTCTTCACGTAAGAAAACATAATGCTTTTTAAAGCTTGTGAATAAAATGAGGTAGGGGACTTATATCTAGTGCAATTTATTTCAATTCACACATTTCATGTAGAAAGGACATATATATAATGTGTGATCCTTCTTTAAATCATACTTGAACTTCTAGCCACTTAACACTCTTACAGGTTGCTTGAAGTGGAGGTCTTTCTGTTAGAAACTGATAAAAACACCCTCCAAATTAATGTAGGGTGTTTAACGAAAGATAAGTTATTTAGCAGGTGGCAATCTGCATCTCTTGTAAGACCAATAATTTATATTGGTGTGGCGGCTGCCTGTTCCGCCCTTAAATAACTTACCACTTATATCTTATGTTCAATATAACATATCTATGCTTACATGTAAATAACTTTAGTTAATATTTATTCCACTTTTTTAACCCTACCAGATGAAATATAGTTATTAAGTTTAGAATCTTTAATTGGATAAGATGTTCTAAATACTAAATTTCCTTTGGTGTTAATCCTAACTGCAATCATCAAATTTTTATCAATCTTTTTTATAAACTCAATACTCTTTCCACTTGGATGTACACCTACATATTCTGGATTTCGAATGACATCTGGTATTGCTTTAACATGTTCTATGTATTGTTTTTCATTATCAAATTCATTTTTATGCTTATCGATATACGCAAATCTATCTCTCCATATTATAATATCTTTTTGATTTATAGTAATTCCTAGTAAGTCAATTATCTCGTCAGTAATTCTTCCGATAGTATAAACTTCTTTATCTAAATTATCTAAATCAAATAAATCTAACCGATTATCATCTGACATCATAACTCCCCCAATCCACTTAATTATAAGTAAATTGGAAATAATTATCTCTAATAAGCTTTTGATATCAGTATTAAATTTTGATTATTTAAACTAGTAGGGAAGTGGAGTTAGGATGTCTTACTTATCAAAAATACTCATAACTTCCTTCTATATCTATATAGTTAAATATATAATATACGAAATAACTTTATTTAATGTACAATTGCCGATATTATATATTTTATTTAATAAATGGTGGAATGTGATTAATTTTAATTATGAGTTACCCCTTGATAGTCGTTGAGAGCTTACCATATGTATATTACACTTAGGTCTATCTCTGCTGATTTTCACCATGTCCTTTATATTTTCAGATATTAATATCGTTTCCAATAAAAATTACTAATAAAGGCTGTGAGACGAGTTTCCAGCATATTCAGGGTTTGCTATGCACATCGCTGTGCAAAGGGGCGATGAAGTTTACCCGATTGTTTGGTAGACGCTGTAACTGTACCGACAATTGCATTAAGCTGATCAAATTCTAATCCCATTGCACGAGCAGTTGCCCCTGCACGAGATTGACCTTTTGCTAATTTTTCTGTTGTTGTTGCAAAGTTATTGGATATATTATTCCAACTATCAATTATTCCCATAGCTTCTGACGCATCTTTTTTCCACTGCACCAAAGAAGCCGTCATGTATTCCGACGCTGCCTGAGCCGTTATCTCACCTACGTTTGATGCAACTAAACCTGCATCTGCTAACGTTCCTAACTCGTCGCCTTTATAACCTTGACGTGAAAATTCGATATATGCATCAAGCGCCTTGCTTATACTTTGACCATAAGCCTCTGCTGATTGAGTGGCTCTATCAAAAACTGCGCCAATATCTGTTCCATCATCTACTACTTTTTGAATAGAGACTAATTTTGAGTCGATATCAACTAGTATGGAGGCGAATTCCTTGGCAGTACGGACAGTGCCATAAAATATTGTACTGGCGCTCATCCAGATAGGAAACTTCTGCATGGCTACGCCAAATGCCTCCATTACTCCAGTAGAGCCTTTAGCAGCTTGAGTGGATTCGGCATGGAATTGTTTAACTTTCTCTTTTAAAGCATCAATTTCTTTTTGACTATTCTTCAGAGAAGTAGGATTAATAATATTTAACTTACTAAGTTTCTCTATCTCTTTTCTTAATTCCTCAGCTTTGGACTTGTCCATTGTACGAGGGAATAACTTTTCAGTTCTTGTTAATTCTGAATTAAGTCTAGAAAGGGAGTTTTGCTGTTTTTCAAATGTATCTAAATTCTTTTCACTATTTTTTAACTTATCAAATTTAGTACTCATTTGAGTCAACAAATTATTAACATGAGCTAGGTTGCCAGTTTCAATTCTTGATAGGGAATCAGCAAATTTGCTTATTTCTTTATTAGTGAGCAATCCTGATTCTTTCATTTTTTGAAGTAAATCATTAATCTCACGAGTCTTAGTTTCAAATTGTTTTAAACTGTTACTATCTTGTCCTAGTTGACGGATATTTTTAGAGGTATCAGAAATTAATTTGTTCAAAGTTTTAATGTCTTCAGGAGTATTGATCTTCATATTATTAATCGAATCAATATCAGATTTAATCTTTGTAAATAAAGTATTGCTTGAAGGCACATTAAAACCATTTGTTACATTTTTTAATTTACTATTTAATCGCTCTACTTCATTACCAATATTTTTAAATGCATTAGAAGTTTGAGCATCAATTTGTGTATTCTTAGCAAATTTATTTATTTCTTTATTTAAATTACCTAACTCAGTTACTGTAGTAGCTAATTTTGCATCTTGAGTAAACTTAGCTAAATCAGAAGAGGTAATTTTTCCTTGACGCTGTAATAGTTCTAAATTATCCGTAACAGATTTATATTTTTCTTGTAATTTAATATATGTATTTATTTCTTTTTCTACAGAAGAGAAATCCCTATTAGCCGACTTCATTCCTGTAATTGAATCGAAATTTGAACCTGCTACTTTATCCAATCTACTCAAAAACTTATCTACAACAACAGGATTGAATGCATTATTCTTATCTTTAGTAAACTGATTTAACTTTTGAGATAATTCGATAGCTTGCTGATTAATATTTGCCATTGAATTCTGCATTTTATTTTCATGAGTAGTTTCTTTATTAATACTTCTCATGGACTCTAATACTTTATTTAATTCGGTATTATTGATAGAAGAACTAATACTATTCCTGAATTGCTCATATTTCTCTTTTGATAACTCACCTTGACGAGCAAATTTGTTTAACTCTTCAATACCTTTGGTTACATTAACTTTTAAGTCTTTTGAGCTAATATTATGTACAGTTTGATTGATTTGTTTTAGTCCAACCAATGTGCCAGAGGGGTCAAGGATAGGTTTTAGTTGAGTTTCCTGAATTTGGTTTAATCCAGTTTTCACTCTGGTAACAACAGCATCTATCTTTTCTATTCCTTGTGAGTCTACGACAGTCTTAATCTTGTATTCGCCATTTTGCTGCTTAACATGATTCTTCAACTGATCGAGAGATTTCATTGACTCAACGACATCTTGTTTAATACCTTGAGCTAGGGTAGGGGAGTGAGACTTCTTTGAACCTACATTGCTTAATTCTTGATTTAATTGAGTGACTTGCTTCTGTAATGATTCAATTTCTTTACGCATATTCTCAAAGGTGTTACCGTTACCTTTGATTGCATTTAATTCAACATCTAATTTTAAGTCTTTTTTTAACTTGTCTAGATAACTTTGAATATTATTTTTTGACGATGAGTCGTTTACGCCCAAGGCAATCAACAATTCAATTGGATTTTTTGTAGCCATTTTCATCCTCCTTTATTAATTTGCAAAATAAAAAGAAGAAGGCAAGTGAAATATAATCACTCAACTTCTTCTTTTTATTTTTATGTATTTAGTTTATAAATAAAAACCCTTCCAAATGAAAGGGAAAGCAGCTGCTGTATAAAATTGTCTTATGTATGCTATTTATGAACAGTTAGGTTTTCATGGAACTTATCAAATTCAGAAACTATTTTATTATAGTCATCTAAATTTAAAGTGCCGACATAACTAGAACCTTTATTAAACTTAACTCTTTTAAAGTTGTCTAATTGAACGTAAGATTCATTTCTTAAATTAGCTTCTCTCCAGTAATCTATTTTAACTCTATTAGACGGTCTTGGAGTAGACGTTATTTTTAAAGCGATAAAATCTGTAGATTCAGTAATTAAAATAAAAACAAGGACAGGGCGATATTTACTGCCTCGTCCTTCTTCAAAAGGAAAGTCAATCTTGTATATATCTCCAACTTTCATAACTCAATTAATCCTCCATCCAAAATTCATAATCGGGGTGAGAAGAATCTATTTGAGCAATGCCATTTTCCACTATAAGGGGTTCTTGTTTTGATGCTAGTTCTTTGATAAGTTCGATGTTTTTAATACTCAATCTAACTTCTTTTGCTTCGATTTTTTCTTCATTTAGAACTCCTAACATTTCTTCATCCTCCTTTTCATTCATTGTCTATCACCTCCCAATATATACAATAGAGATACTATTATATATGAGAGTTTGATAGAGTTTAGTTAAGAAAATTATAGCATATATTAGCATATTATCAAGAATGTTTAACTTTTCCTCCGACAATAAATGATAACTTTGAAGGAGATGCTATAAAAAGTATTCAAATAGGGATCATACTCAACGTGTGAACCCTATTTATAACGCACTCATCTTGCGATATAATTTTAACTTAGTCGTACACAACGTGCGAGCAAGATTATGTAAAAACCCCCAAAATAAAAGTTAGGAGGATGACCAGAAGGTTTTGGTTTTCGATGTACGTGATGCAATTTCACGCCCTAAAGGCTGCGTATGTTATATAAGTTATAGAGTAGGGGAGTAGAGTTAAATATTAGTCATTACTTATCTATTTTACCGTATTGTTCTAAGGAAGACCAATTAAACCCTTTAGCCGTCCTATTATTATTTTTGCAAGCAATAGATATAGATGATGAGCTTTTCAATCCCATTGCATTACTTGCTTCATCTATAGATTGCCAAACTTTTATTAGATTAGAACCTTCTAATTGGACAACTTTCTTTTTATTTAATATACCACTTGAACGAATACCTCTTTCGCCATTGGGAGTATATTCTACGATTCCCATTTTTGCACCTATTTTTAAATATCTAATAACTGTACTACTTGAAACATTTAGTTTCTTACTTATTTCGGTATGAGTAAGTTCTGTTGTTTTATAAATCTCACATACTTCATTTACCATAGAATTGAATGATTTTTTATAAACGTTTTCCCAATTTATAATCTTGAGGTTGAAGAAATTTGTCATAGTACTATTAAATATTGATTTTTTAATATAATCAAAGTCATTAACTCTACAATCAATTTCAATATAATTTTTGATTTTGTTTTCAATTGCGACACTTCTTTTAAACTCATCATTAATCTGTTCTTCTTTTAGACTTCTTCCATTTTTATAAGGATTAACTGAGTGCTGTGCGCCGTGTGTTTCAATTATCATATTTAATGTGGGTAAGTAAAAGTCGTATCTTTTATTATTTGACCAAGAAAAAGATTTTTGAGAATCGAAGTTTATATTTAATTGAGATAAAATTGCACTCATCATTTTTTCAGGTAGGCTAAAGCCATCGGAGCAATTAGTACAAGGTAGTCCTTTTTTTACTATTACTCTAATTTCTTTATTCTTTATTTCTAATCCACAATTAGAACATATCCAATCTGTGCAAAATGTACTTCCATGATGATGTTTATATCCTAATGACTCATCTTTTAGTAATACTGCTACATATGGATGAGTAGTCCATAAATCATTTTCATTAATTATAATTCTTTTGTTTGCACATATTGGACAATTAGAACCTTTATTTCTGTCTACAACTCTCATGTCCCATTCATGACCACAATTACCTAACCACCAGACTTTCTTATCATATCCACAAGTAACGTCATGAGGTGATAAAGTGTTATTTTTATTTGGATGCCATTGCAACGCTAAATCAGGTCTTAATGATGCTAATGAGTTAGTTTCATTAACTTTAAATCCTCTGCAATAAATACACATTTTACTTCTTATTTTATTTGTTGGCATAGCAATATGTTTACTTTTACACTGTTTGCAAATAAAATTTAATTTCATTTTACTACCTTTAGTTACTTTATAAATGTCTACGTCATTTTTCTCAAAATCCCACTCAATGAATAGGTGAGGGGAATGTTTTAGCATTGCATTGTCTTTTAAACTTGATACTCTTTCCATATCTAATACTTCACCAGTTTGAATATTTACATATGTATCTTCACACATAATTAAATTACCTCCTACAGCAATTTATATTTTCCTAATTATATTAAATAGGGAAGTAAAGTTAGGATGCTTTACTTGTCAAGTAGGTTCATGACTTCCTTCTCTATCCCTATAGTTAAATATTAACATATGTAACAACGGAAAACTACTATGAATTATGTATTTATTTCGTTAAACTCAAGATAAATATTTTTTATATGTGTTTTCATTGAATTTATAAGTCTTACCACTTAATTCAAAATAAGCTTCTTTAAACTTTCCGTTCCTTGTTCCACGTTTATAATAATCTACATCAAGATAAAGTTCATTCTCTAAGAAATCGTTCATCATTTCTAAAGCTTTATCTGAATAATAAACTGCTGTACCAACATTACCGCCATGTACTGTTGTGCGAATAACATTTACATATTCATCTTTATAGCCAATTATTGTGTTATAGATTCTTAAATGCTTTGCAATGGCGTCAATAAAATTGAAGTGAGGTTTACTCTTTAATGAATACAATCCAAAATGACGAGCGATATTATCGTTAGTTTTATAACCTTCAGATACAGTCTCTTTATTAAACTCCGTTTCAAGTGTGAGGACTTTATCATTCACTTCTAACATTTTCTTTTCTTGTTCTACCATATTATTAACTATACCTTGTAAAACTTGTAATTCAGTTGATGGTTGATTATTAATTGGTATGATGTTTCCATCACGTAATTCAAAATACTCATTTAATAATTCATCATATAAATCCCAAGATTTATCATCATCAAATATTTTAACAAGTTTTGCATATCCTCTTTCAGATAATAGATAGATGTTTGTTGAGTTTGAAATAGATTGTTTTGTGAAGATGTTATGCTCAATAAGTGAGTCCATGAAAAGGACTGAGTTTTTTGCATCGATAATATCAATATTATCTTTAAAACGTTTACGATTATTGTTAATTGCTTCATTTACTTTAGCTAAACGTTTACTGTGAATTTCAGCAATATGTTTCGCAAGTATTGATTTCTTATCTACTCCAAATCCTCCATGAATATTAGGAATTTCAATCCTCATAACCTTTACTGTTTCTTTAATTGCTAAATTACTCATTAATTCTCTCCTTTGATATTTGTGTATTTTTATAGATAAATTTTATCTACAGTTAAATGTTAACATTTACGAATATCAAATTCAAGTATATTTTATGTATTTTATTAAATAAAATATTACAACCTAATCATTTGAGAGTAGGTTGTAATATATATAGTAGTTAATTTTCATTGAACAGTTGATACTTATCCATAATTTCAGTGACCATTAACATATCATTTTGAGCATTGATAGCATAGTCTTTTGCTACAGAACTATCTAATTCTGACTTTGAATCATAAGATTTAATTTGATGTTCAGAGTACAATTTAGCATTGTATAAAAACGAAGAAAAATAATTATCTATTTCTTTTTCTGCATCATTTACAGGAGTATAGCTAACTCCATTTACATATACCAGAAACTTTCTATATAAATTCTTTTTCTCTTCAATGTCATTTCCAGATGCATTTTTTAGGTTTTTATTAAATTCTCCTAGTTTAGTGTTTGCCTCTAACAGGATATTATAATATTCAAGTGAGATTTTTCTTTCCTGAACACCAACTGGATAACTCGATAAATCTACTTTTGGTTCAGCGCTAGCACTTACTTTTTCATTATTTTCTTTTCCACAAGCAGATAATAGGAAAGAAAAGCATATCAATACCATCCACAATCTGTTAAATTTCATAATTACGCCTCCTGAAATACAAAAATATGTAATATAAGGATAGCATAATTATGAAATTTATGATATATGTTGCAATTTATTCAGTTATTATAATTAAATTTTTTCCCCTTTAGAAGTAATGAAATTTGCAGTATATTCCACATTTAACGCTTCCGCAATACCTAATAATTCCTTTTCGCTAAAATTATCTCTTTTAAATTTATTTGTAATATTTTGAGGAGTAGTATTTAACCTCTTAGCAAGTTCTTTAATTGACACATCCTCTTTCAGTAATAAAATTTTAATTTTTTCAGTCATCATAATAAAATACCTCTCTTTCTGTCTATATTATACACTAAAAAATTTAATAAATCATTAATTAGTTTAAGAATGTATTGATTAATAAACTATTGAGTGTATAATTGCATTATAAAGTTTTGTGAGGTATTCATTTAACAAAACTAAAATAATAAATTTCAAAAAAGAAGAGGAGAATAAAAATGAACACATTAATCACATCGATCAAACTTATTGCAAAAGGTAATATTCCATCACAAGTTGAGCTAATGGGTAAGCCAATCTACGAGAATGGTAAAATTAAAACTTTCGAAATAATTTACCAAGACTATAACTATGACGAAGAAAATCATCTAGATTTCAGTATTGAAAATTTCAACATGACCATAGAATCTCTATCAGAAGCTACATACAAATTCACCAATTACTTCACATTCAATGTTATAGAGGAAGGGATAGTTGAATTTGATTTATGTGTGCTAGTTGAAGATGTACATGATGATCTACTTAATGACATTGATAACATATTTACACCTAGTAGCATCACAATTCAAAACTTTACATTCAAGGATGAGTGTTATTTCTTTAAATTGGACATGCAAGTTGTTGAAATTGTTGCAGCTAGAGTAGTTGATATTTATTAATTTGAATAGGGAAGGTGAGATTAATTTTCTCACCTTTTTATGTATTTCGTATTTTAATTATATAAATTATACGTAGTTTCATTCACCCAAATGTTACCTGTATCAAAAGCAATCTTAGCACGTTTAAATGTGCCTTTATCTTCATTATTTTTAGGTTTATTGTACTCTACTGCAAAAACTAATCCTTCTTCATAAATATAATTTTCAATTTCTTTAATTGCTAATTCACTATACTTTACAGTAGAGACATCTCGACCTCCACGCTGAACAAGATTGATAGTAATATAATCGTCCATATGACCTGCATTTCCTTCAGGATTTATATAGAAGCCTAATTTCTTAGCCATATTAATTGTGAATCCTGAATGCGGTTTATTACTTGTAGAGGAGAAGATGTTTAACTTTTTAGCTACAGCCTCAGCAGTACAATCACCTTCACGAATAATTGCTGTACGATTTACTTTATGTTCAAGTGTTTCAACTTTAGTTTGAACTTCTTCTATTTGTTTAGATTGTAGATATTGATGCAATTCATTCTTTAAATTATTCAGCTGAATAGCTGTTAAAGTGTCTGTTGGAGCTATTTCAAAAAGACTTTGACACTTCCAGATTCTTAGACGTAACTGTTTTTCTGTTTCATCTTCAATTTTAGCAATTTCATTCTCAACAATATCAAATTTGCCATCTGAGTTTAATTTAGGGTTAACTTCACGACGCATAAACTTTTTAAACTTATTAGCATTTCCAGAGTTAGAAGCATACATAGTACCAAAGATGCCTTCTTCTAAAACGATATCTAAACGAGGAACTGATTTATATTGTTCGTATAAGGTCTTTACTGTTTCAGTAACGACCAGACTGAGGTCTTTACTTTCTTTTAATACTTGTTTAAACAATTTTAAATCTTCGCCTGTTAATGTTTTGAATTCAAAGCCATCCTCGAACTCTTCACGATCTTTAATATCAAACCATGCTTTAGAGGGGACAGTATAACCTTCAAAAGCTGTTAGTTCTGGAGCAATAGTTGCTACCTTGCCATCCAGTTCAAATAAATATAAATCTTTGTTTCCTTCTGTAAAGTTTGTAATGTTACTCATAAATATTTACTCTCCTTTAAATTATGTATTTTATTAATTAGTAGATGTGAAGTAAAATTCTTATCTACAATTTAATACTAACAGGAGAATGAAAATAATTCAAGTTTAATTTATGTATTTTGTTATTTAATTTGTGATAATAAAAGACCCCTCCTCATTTAATCAAGGTAGGGGAAGTGAAATGTAAAATTACTTAACCTTAATCATTGTCCGATAATTAGAACTTTCTTCATCGTCATCAGAGTCGCCTGCTGATTTCAGTATATTTTCCATTTCCTTGAAATGTCTACGTGCTATACCTAGACTTCTATAGTCCTTTAAAATCCGTTCAATTTCAATAAACTCCTTAACCGATTTTGAATTTTGTAGTTTGGCTTCGTAGCTTAAAACTTCATTTTTTTCGCTTTCTGTCAGATAGTCAAATGGACGGAATTTGCTCATCAGAACACCCCTCCTAAAATATATGCTGTAAGTAAATATTATGTGTTCAACTTTTATTTTTATCCTCATAACGTTTCATCATTTCGAGCATGTTACTATAGATTACTTCTGCTTTTTCATTTGGTGATTCTCCTTTAGAAGATAATGAATCGACTTCTTCTGTAGATAAAACCTTGCTATCGGATTTTAAATCCTCCATAATGGAATCCTCACGATGAGAATCAACTAAAGCATTTCTTTTTAGATACGAAAATCCACTCAATCCTGCAATAAGACCTAAGATCATTACTTGAGATACTGTGCCACTTGGATTTAAAAGATTGACCGCTGTAATTCCGGCTACAGAACCAACAAATGAGAACTTCTTCTTAATATGCTTGATATCTTGACGATACCCACCTTTTACACCATCGATGATTATGTAGCAGTATCCGCCTAAAGCTCCGAATAATGACGGAATCAAAAATTGATTCATCATGTTAAAACCTTTGAAATAAGTTAAGAAAGAATTGAATTCATCAATAAAAAATACCTTAATTACAACTATTGCTGCGATAAATATTATAATGAATTTAGTTTCTCCGCAATATAAGAAATCAAAGAAACCGTTTTTAGATTGCTCAGTGCTGTCGTCGTCCTTATTTTTATTATTATCAGAAGATGGAGAAGTCATACGTATAAAGCTCCTTGCTATGTTTATGAAGATATATGTAGCAGTTTCTTTATACGTATTATATAACATTAATGTCATTTTGAAAATGCATTTGCAAAACCACTACCTTAGTAATGATTATTGTATATATTTAATAAAATTCTGATATTATCTAAATAACTCAAGTATTCCCCTAAAAAGAGTAGGGGAGTAATTCAATCATTTAGTTACGTATTCAGACTGCCAAAGATATTATTCTTCTCTTCAGCGTGGTCACGTAAATCATAATGAGCAATCGTTGTAGCCACATTTTCGTGATGCGCTACGAATTTACTTACTAATTCTAACGGAACTCCTTGCTCTAATAAGTAAGTTACTGCACTAGCTTTAAACAAGTGAGGATTTATTCGTCTTTCAAGGATATGAGAAAGAACACTGGAGCATAAATAGTTAGCCCATCCTTCTTCTACAACTTTAATCTCATCTCCATATTTTTTAGTGAAGATATACTCGTGGTCATATCCACGTTTTTCTAACCAAAGTTTTATGTATTTTAATGCTTCAAAGTTGACCATATAAGGTTCAATTTTACCGTCTTCACCACGACCTTTTAAACGTACATTATGACTCATGATATATGTAGCATTTTCATCGATTTCATAAGTTGCTATTTCAGACTTAAATTGAATAATTTCATTACGTCTAGCACCAGTGTTAAATGCTGTAGCTAACCAAGCCATTCCTAAATAATTCTCATCATCTTCTAAGACTTTCATCATTTCAAGATATTCATCTTTTGTAATTTTAATCTTTTCATATACTGAACTTTTTGGAATAGCAGGTAATCCACGAGTAAAGTTTCTGAAATTTTTATATGGATTTTCTTCATCATCGTCAAAATCATCCATTACTACATTTTCTATATAGTTACATAAACTAGAAATAACTGCTTTACGAGTACCAATTGCGGAAGGAGACATTCTACGGTCATCTCGTAAATAAGACAAGTATCTAATGATATCTCTTTTCTTAATCTTATAAATAGGTTTGTTATTTAAGGAGGAACAAATAAACCACCCGAATTGACGCAACATTGATAAATACTGTTTTTTAGTTTGAGGTGAGTGTGATTGAGATGCTATGTATTCGGAAACTAAATCTCTAAATTCTTTATTGACTTCATTCCACATTTCATCAGTTACTTCTGGTAATTTCTTTGCTCTGTCACGTAGCATATTCTTATTAATTTCAATTTCTTTACTGTTATCCTTTTCTGACAATATTACCATTCTCCTTTCATAATAATAAAAAAGACTTGAAGCTCATTTCACTTCAAATCCAAGTTTTCTATATGCATTTTTTATTGCGTTAATAAGGGGTACAGGATTAGCTTGTATTCTTTCAATTGTTATCTTTGTTTTATTTTAAAGCTACATTTACCAAGAGAATAACCTAACTCGAGATATCTTCTGATTGTAGTATCATGTAGTTTTAGTTCTTCAGATATTTCATTTATTGATTTTCCAGAATTCCACATTTCCCATGCTCTACTAGTGAATCCTTTTTTTATCTCAAATGATATCTCATTAAATACATCTGCTTCAAAATTAAAAAACTTTACGATGTCAGTACTCAATATTGAATTCTTTATGTATTCAAAATTACTTTTTTTAGCATCCACTTCTATATAAGTCATTGTCCCGTTTTCTTTTGCTAATTGTTTTTTATATTTATCATTCTCTTGCTCTTCAAGTAAAGTCTTGCCTCCAATACGCTCAAATGATTCTTTATAATGTTGTAATCCGTGTACTTCAATTATCATTTTATGAGAAGGAATATAAAAATCATAACGTTTTCCTTGTGACCAGTACTTTGCACTATCATAATCGAAATCTATATTTAATTCTTTTAACAAACAATACATTATTTTTTCACCTAAACTAACTCCGTCTGAACATACTGGACAATATAACCCTTGCCATTTAACATCAGATATTTTCTTTGAAATAGTAGTCTCGCAATCTGGACATCTCCATATCACTTTCTTTCCACTAGTTTGCTTATACTTATATCCATCTTCAGGGTTTTCTAATAACTTAGCTAAATCTAGATTAGTAGTCCACATATCATTAACACCTTTTAAAATTAGGTTAGTTCCACCATTACAATAAGGACAACCATCACCTCTAGTCCTACGATCAATCGAAGCTACCCATTCATGTCCAAAATCACATTTCCATCGAACCTTATACTTACTTCCGCAAGTAACATCGTTTGGAGTTAAGTTTATACCTATAGACTCAATCCATTCAGACGCAATAGTTGGTCTTAATGAAACTAAAGAGTTCGTATCGTTAACTCTTCTTCCACTACAATAAGGACATTTTTGACCTTTCCTTCTTTGATTTACTGTTGCATCATAACTACTTTTACATTTAGGACAAATCCACCACGCTACTTTTCCACTACTTTTAGTTGTATCGTATACATTCAATTCTGAAACATTATTCTTTTCAAAATCCCATTCAACCCATAAATATGTATTTATTTTTAACATTGCATTATCTTTTAAATTTTTAACTCTTTCCAAATCCAACTCTTCATTAGTTTGTATATTTATGTATTTGTTTTCGCAAATTTCTATCCAACCCCTTATTTCGTATTAACTTTGTATATTACTTAACTGTAAATCCTACTTTCCTATAAGCCGATTTAATTGCATCAGTTAAGTGACTAGGGTTATCCATGATAGACTCAATTGTTTTTTTTACAAAATCTCTACTCTCACTCCACTTACCAGTACGATACCAATTTTCATCTAAGCCATCGACAATAGTGTCAGTAATAAATTGCCCTCTTAATGAATCATAATCATGTTCATAGATAGGGGAGAAGTGTCCTTGTCCTAAAGTTAAGTTTTCGAATAGTACTCGAACTTTTCCATTGTCGATTTCAACCTTAGTAATCTTCATGTTACGAACATCAGATAAACCACCATCATTACCTCTACGTAAATATTCAACAGGTACATATTGACGATAAACTACATCTTGTACAGCTTTAGACATTACACTTGCTAATACTTTTTCAATATTTTTATCTTTAAATACTGTGCTGATAATATCTCCACGTGTTAAATAACGTTGTAGTTGATTTAAATCTTTAAATTGAACCATAATTATTTACCTTTACCTTTAGCTTTAAGCATTTCTGACTCAATCTTATCTTTAAACTCTTCAAGTGCTGATTTTTCAATCTTAATTAATTCAGTCATCATATCTGCTTTTTCATAGAATCTATCAACGACTATAAAAATCTGTTCTTTATCAAATAGCTTATCTAAAATAAACGTAAGCCATCCACGTTTATACATTTCCCACATCGTTGCTGTATGCATTTCAAGAGATTGATTTTTTAATTCACCGTATAAAGAAGTGAAGTGTTTTACTATTAAAAATTGAAGGAATTCAATTACTTGAGCATCGTCTTTCAGATAGTCGATATTTTTAGTTTTTGCTTCCTTAATAAAGCTAGATAAATCCTCAAATAGATTATCCATTTTTGAATAAGAAAATAAGACATCATAATCAATATGAGTTTCTTTTGTGAAATTATGTCGTTTTGTTTCATTTAATAACTGTACCTGATTTTTAATATCAGCCAACTTCAATGGTTTAGACATATTTATATTCTCCTTTTCTCCTCAAATAATAAAAAAGAGAGTAGGGGATTTAGCCCTACTCATTATTATGTATTTATTTAATTAAACTACTTCGACATCAATTACTTCTTTATACTTGCCGTCTGTAACACGAACTGTTGTATTACCGATAGCTACTGCAGTAATTTTACCTTTTGTATCTACGGTTGCAATTGTTGGGTCATCAGAAGTGAAGGTTAACTTTGCATTATCCATTACGATATTACCGTATCCACCACCACGAATGCCGTAAACGGTTACTTGCTCAGAATCATTCGCAATCGTAGAATCTAATACTACTTCAGATGGATTGCTTGCCAACATTGAAATTTCTACCTTTTGATCTCCCATTGGTAAATATTTAATATAAGCATAGTTACCTTTATCATCTACTAAAGATTTACCGTTTAATGTAGACTGTGATGTACCGTCATGTGTAAGTGATAATGACATAGCTCCATCAAGCTTATATCGAGGAACTTCAATTTGTACCTCATAAGCATGATCTCCATCTTCATCAAATAGTCCAGAAGTTAATACTAACTTACATGCTTTAGGGAATGAGTTAGCAGGGATCACCATTTCGTCTACTAATGTCTCATATTGATATACGACCATCGCTGTTTTATCTGCAAGAGTATGGACTGTAATTTCTTTATCATTCGGAATGATTGTTTGATTACCTGCGTCCATTTCTACGTATACATTTCCAATAGGAGTTTCTTTGAGTGCACCTTTACCATTTGCATCAAACTCAACAGTTTCTTCAGTATAGTATTTACTTAGCTTATTTTTAATTTCAGAGCCTGTTTGTAAAGCTAGATACGTAGGACTGAAATCAGCTGCTTCGAGTTGGAATGCAACGACTTTTTGATAGTTGTATACAGTCTGCAATTGTGAACCACGACCTGCGTATACCTCTTGCTCCTGAATTGTTTGTTCCATTGAAGAGCTAAGTAAAGCTTTACCTTTTACTAATAGATTATCAGTTTTAGGATCTAAAAGTAGAGCATCTGCAACTGATACTGCGAATAATTTTTTCATTAATAAAATTCCTTCTTTCTTTAAAATATATGTATTTTGTTAATTACTAGATATTCCTTTATCTGAGACTAATTTATCCAACTGTTCTTTTGACATGACAATATCATCATCAGGATTCTTAGTTTCAATGTGATCTAACCAGTGAGGAATTACAGTTCCTTCTTTAAACGAAACCATTCCTGAATATTGAGCGTTCTGAAGAATATCTGCAGACTTGATTAAATCATATCTTTCTAACTCTTTTCTAAATTGATAAATAGTCATTTGTTTTATATCCTCATAAGAAGACTTCGAAACACACTTATAAGCAATTATCTGTTGTTCTAAATCAGCCATTTTTTTGTTTCTTTTATTCATAAACGCTCTAGCTTCACTCTTTGCTTTATCAAACTCAGTACCTAAACTCTCATCTGAAACATCAATTAGATTTTGCTCGCCAATTATCACTTTAATTTTGTCAAAATCTCTTTCTCTAATTACAATTTCGTCATCAATAATAATCGTATATCTATTCTTTTCATCAACATCAAACCTAATATTTTCACTTCTACTAATCAATTTTATTAGAGTTACTAATTTATCAAAGAAGTGCTTATTAACATCATCTGAACTAATAAGTATCAAAAATGCCAAATAAGACATTTTAATAATCATTGGATTTTGAATTGTATTCTTAGGAAGCAATAGGCATTGTACCGTATCGTATAAGTCTTCAATGTTTTCCATCTGAACAGGGTAGATTGGGATATTACGATGGTATTTAGGATTTCCCCAAACATTATCTAAATCAATCTTCATAGCAAATCCTCCTTTTACTGTAGAGAATTTGTAATATATGCCATTTTGTATCCTATAAAGCCATCTGGAGTTTTGTCAATAGGAGAGGAGAACGCCAATCTAAAATTTCCAATATCAGTGATTTGTTGATTATCTAATATTTCATTTAGTGTATTGCAAATCCAACCTAGCCTCATGTCCTCATTATCTATATCTACATGCACATAGACATCAAAATTATATATCTGGTCAGCTACATATATATTATCCTGTAGTCTTCTAGCGGAGTTATTATAACTTTTCTGTAATTGTCTTGATCCAGTGTAAAAACAAATTCTACAGAATTGAGATTCTAAATCTAAATCGTATCTTTTGTCGGTAGGGGAGATAACTTTTTTGATAATTTCATCTTTATTTTTTAATTCATTTATGTCTTTTTTATCAGGAGAAAGAGGGGAGTCGAATGCATTTTTTGGCACATAATGAAGGAGTCTCATTAGTTTTTTGTTTGAAACTAAAGCCTTGTACAACTCTTCTAAATTACCTTTGAAGTCTATTCCTCATCATCTCCTTCCTGATTATTTACACTTTCAACACGTTCACCAGTAATTCTTAGAGTGCCTATTTTATTAATTGAAGATGATGGATCAATTCTGATAATACGATAGGCATCATTGTATAACTCAAATTTTTCGTTATATTTTATAGAAGGTGCTTCAGAGTATGGGATAATGACCATTACTTGATTATCTAACAAATTCACTGGGTTATTGGTATCTGCAATAGCTGTAGATGCATCATTCATTTTTGTTATACATGGTAATCTTGTGACTTCTCCTGGAATAATGTCATAAACAGGTCTGTCTAAATCGTCATAACCTAAAAACTTTTTTTCATCTGCATACTTTACTGGAAATTCAGCAGTACAAAGTTCTCCTAAAAATTGTGGTGTAATTTCATTCGTATCTTTAGCAATTAATAAGTAAGTAAGTTCACCTTGTGTAACATAGTGTCCCATATCTACTTTTGTATCTGGAATGAAGATGAATTTTCGCTTTTTATATGTATCTTTATCTTTAGTGATGCAATAATGAGTTACAGACTTATCAAGATTTAAATAAACGTCATACCTATTAGGAGAGTTTAAAATTTGTTGTTTAGCAATAATTTTAGATTTATTATGATAAGCGTCTCTTGAATTATGACCATCGTTATTCAAACGTTGTATATATTTATCTCTGTAATTCAAGTGGTTTCACCAACTTTAAACATCCTATTTATCAAGCTAATACAGCGAAAAACTTCTCCTCTAATCACCTTTATATCTGGTTTAGGTGCAAGGCTGTCATCATAAAAATGTTCTAGAATGTTTAAAAGAGTAATAACTGTTACTGTGTCTTCTACTAAATACTGTAACCCATACAGTTCATAACTAAACGACTCAATATAACGTGGAAGTCCTTCATTTTTTTCTTCAAATAAGCAAAGAGTTTCATAGAATCTATCTTTCAAATAGTTAACGTATCCATCTGAAATATTCATACTAAACACCTTGCCTATAATAATATTCAATCATTAATAAGTTGGCTTCATCTATTATCCCTTTACGCAACTCTAATAATTGTTTAAGTTGATTAGCGGGGGAGTGTTGATTATAATCTTTTGACCCAATTTTGTTATACACATAGTCTTCGCTTATAATTTTTGGAGATAGATGTTCTGCGATCATCAGTGTTGCTAATATTTCTTTTTCCATATCAGATAAGCAGATATTGAATTGAAATAAAGCATCCTCTCGATTAGATAGATTTTTTGTAGAGTATGTGAACTTCGGTATAGCAGACCTTAAATAGCCTAATAATATTTCATCTGCAAAAACTGGATTATTCTCTAACTGATTTTTTATATAGTAGTCATTGACTTTATCAAGGAATAAACCGAAAATGTCTGAATATGATGTAGATGTCATAAGATAACACCTACTTATTCTTCGTTTTCATAAATTTTTATCTTGGATTTATTCTCAATGATATCAATTTTAGCTTTGCTATCTAAATTCACTTCACGAGCAGCCTCAACAAACTGTAATAAGATCGCATTTTCTGTAATTTCTCCGATAGCTTTTTCTAATTTTTTATAATTTCCATTTACTAATTCTTTTATTTCTTCATATTGAAGAATATTAGCATTAGCTTTTTCGCCATCTAAAGTTTCTAGTCCATATTTAACACGAAGGTCTTTGTCATCAATCCAAATCAAGCCTTTTTGAATAATTGCTTGATTAATGTTGATGTAATCTAATTCTTCTTCTGTTAAATTTAAGAATGCTCCTTGTCTTGGTAAAATACGGAATGATTCGGGTAGTGGATTTAAATAAAAACCTACTACACTATGTACATTATTAATAACTTTTACTTTTTTCATATTATCCTTTTCCTCCTATTAATTTAAAAAAGAGGAGTAGAATAATCCACTCCCACATTTATCATATTAAACGATTGTATACATACCTAAGTTATGTACTTGTAAAACGTTCACTCCTGCTTTTTGAATAGCTTTCTTTGTGATAGAACCATCTTCAAATGATTGCTTCTCTAGCATCTCAGTTCCGCCTTCTTTTGTAACTTTTACTGGCTTATCTGAGCCTACAGGAACAACAAAGATTAAGTTATTGTCTAACTCCCATTCAGTGTTAGACTCATCTACAAATGTATTAGGTAATTGAACTAGAGCTTTACCTTCCCATGTTCCAATGAATCCATCACGATTAAATGCATCTTTCATAGAATCAGACATTAATGCTTGGAATCCAGAATCAGAAGTAATATTTGATAATGCAACAGACGTACCTACAATTACAGGTTTACCATATGCACCTACAGTATTAGCTACTGAGCGAAGTTGTGCTAAAGAGAATGCACCTGAGTATTTATTAGCAGTAGGAGCATCTGCCATCGCAGCAACAAATGAAGCTTGAACATCTTTTAAGATTTCATCTAGAATAGCATCAGCCATTTCGTCTACAATTTCAGTAAATGCTTCTGCGCGACCAGATAATACGTCATCCCATTCAACATACACGCTTGAACCGATAGCACGAGGTTGAGCAGGAATCTCTTGTTTATAGATTTTTTGACGACGAATCTCTGAACCTAATGCAACGTATTCTGCCTTAATTTTGCCATTACGCACACGGAATTTCTTTTTAGTACCATGAGGTACAGGAGCAATCTCTGCAAAGATTTCTAGCGCATCTTTTAATTTTGATTCTAATACTACATCAACATTTTCAGTGATGATTGCATTAATTTCTTTTTTATTTCCTTCATAATCTTTCATTAATTCAGAGAAGATTTCCACTAATTCTGATTTACGCTCGTTAATAGAAACTCCTTCAATTGAAGATTCACCTTTACGTACATCAGAACATAATTCTAAAACTTTTTTATACTTTACCATAAGTTATTTTTCCACCTTTATTATTTATGTATTTTATTAATTATTTTTATGCTTGTTCAACTTGTAACGCTACTGCTTCTTGACCATTTAAAACTGTGCGCTCAATTACTCGGAATACTTGCTTAGTTGTAGGTGCAGTGGTATCGAATGCAAATTTACCGCCAATAACACCATAAGCATAATCGCCTTTTGCAATTGAAGCAAATGTAGTACGAGTACCTGATAAATCTACTTGAGTAGTAGTGAAAATATCACCTTTTTCAAATTCATAAGTACGAACTTTCATTCCTTTTGCTTCATTGATAAAATCAGACTCATCTTCTGAATCATATAGATTTGTAACTGAAGCTACTAATACCTGATCTTTCGTTGCATCTGTAGTAGGAGCAATTTTGCCTGTAGTATAATCAATTTCTGCTAACACTCCATTTTCAATAGCAACATCTGCATCATAGTGATAAACGTGACCTGCCATTAAATCTAATCGAACAATACCGTATTTTTTTACCATAAGTTATTTTTCCACCTTTATTTTATGTATTTTATTTATTAATTTTTATTACTTAATTTCATACTTTTGTAGAATGGTTTGAGGTATTAAATTCTCACCTTGTTTAGCATTTACAATAATGTCTTTAGTCGTAATAGAGTTTACTTCTGTGATTGATTTACTTTTAGCAACCTCATTTACAACAATCTCATTTAACTTTTGTGCATCTAGCGATTGCAAAGCCTCTTGAACTTCAGTTGTTTTAAACGTTTCTTCTGAAAGTAACTTTTCATAACGAGATGAAAGTTCTGTTAACTTAGCTTCTTTTTCAGCAGTTTCTACTTGCTCCTTATATTTACCTAATTTTTCAACAGTAGAATTTAACTCCGTTACTTGAGATTCTAGAGCTGTTTTAGCCTCTTGTTGTTCAACTACAGTGGAATTTAACTCAACTACTTTTGCTTCCAATTCTTCAATTTTGTTTTGAAGTTCAACTACTTTTGCTTCATTTGTCTTATCCATTTTAGACAACTCCTCCTTTGTACTATTTAATTCTGTTTGTAATTTATTTAACTCTCCATTAATATTAGTACCTACAACTTGATAAGTAATTTCTACTTGTTGATAGTCAGAAGATAAAACTACTGTGTCATCATTTAAGGAGTAGTCAATTTTATATAATTTATTTGAATCGTTCCATTCTTCAACGATAACGTACGTCTGAAATACTTCACGAATCCAATATTTATAAGATCGCTCTTCTGTTGTAGGGTTTACAGGATTGATAAAATTATAGATTTGTTGGCGAATGTCATCATGACTCAACTCGCTTATTTCGATATGAAATTTAGTTTTGTATCCTTTGTTAAATAACTCTTTCTCAGCCAATTTATTTACTCCTTTCTGTTCATTTTTAATTTTTTGTAGATCATTTTTTACCGCCATCGCAATTTCACGTTGCGCTATTGAAATAACTCCTGCATCTGAATCTGCAGGAGAAATGCTGCTACCTAACAAGCAATTAGATAAATATGTATACTCTTTTGCAACACGATAGTCTTGAGTAGGATTGTCTTCATATGCATAAATTTCAACTTCAACTGAACTATCAGCATTGTCTTCATTAAATAATTTTTCAACACATGCTATAATTTCAGGATATTTATAGTTCCACAAGTCTGCTTTGGCGTATAATGCTTTCACATCCTCATCATCCTCAACTTTATCAATCCATACTTCTTTAATTGTTCCAATAGCAATTGTCTCTAATCCAACAATATTGCCGTCATCATCAACTATTTGTTCGTGTGTTCCTAAATCCTCAATTTTATCAAAGTATTTAGTTACAACAGGTTTATTAATTAAAGAATTCATATAAGTTTCTGTATAGTTTTCTTTAAAATCAAGTCCGTTCGCATTAGTAGTATCAAGCTTATGTACTAGCATTACTATTTCTCTAGATACGTCATCTTTACTTGAAATCTCTATAATAGACGATGTTAGTAATTGCCTTTTTTTAGTCATCAATTCACCTCCTTCTAATTGAATTAGGCATCATTAAAATGTTTTTATGTATTTTCTTTATTAATGCAGATATCACATTTACAATCGTTTTCATGTACTGGCTTCTTAATACCCAATTCAATAAAAGTATGTTGTTTTTTAGACGCTACTTCTGTATTAGGATTAACTTCGAAAGTAGGGGAGTAACCTTTCATATAATTCACCTCATTTAGCTTGTTGATGGCTTAGGATTGTTATTACTGCCACTAGACTTGCTTTTAATTGTATTTTCGTTGGTAGGATTATCTACTTCAGGAGCTCCACCATTATCAACTTTACCACTTTGAGTATACGCATTTGAAGCAGGGTAGAGGACGCTTTCCGTTTTCAATATTTTGCGCTCATATTCAGCTTGTCCAATGACATTTTCATAAGGAAGACCAGTGAGTGATTCTAACCAGAATTTAGAAGTTCCTGTTTGCATATATAAATCTTTATATTTATCGATATATTTTTCGTGATTTAATATTGTAGATTTAGCAAAAACAAAATTACAAGAAACTGATTTAGGTAAAATATTCTTAAGGTAGTTATTAATTATTACTTCAAATTTTTCTAATAGTGTGTGGATGTATCTGAAGAATTTCTGACTGTTTAACGTGGCAGAACTAAAGTTATTACCTCCACCACCCCAAAGTACAGCAGGGCTGATGCCTAAGTTTGAATAAATATCATTTTCAATTTTTTCATATAACTCTTTCTTAAATAATTCAGTATCAACATCTAATGTATCTAATTTAAAGAAGTGGGGGAGGGCAATAGTTCCTGTTCCTGAATTATCAGTACTTGAATTTGGATTTATACCATTCTTTTTCTTAAATAACTTACTCACTTCATTAAAATAAGCTGTAACAACTTCTTTAGGCACTGGCTTTGTACCGTCTTTATCTAAATGTCCTGCTGAAAGAATAACTATTGTTTTCAATAGTCTGTCTGCTACTGAACGTTCAACTTGATCAATAATCTCCTTTTGCAACAGAGCAGACCACGAGCCTATAGTTAACGGTAATCCATAGGGCATATTCCTGTTACCATCGATATTAATTACATCGGCATCCTTTAATTCTACGTATCGATAATCTTCACCTTTATTCATGTACAGGCTATATTTTGCTAAAGATACTTCTTCAGGCAGCGACTCGATAATAGCTAATTTGTCATTTACATTCTTACATTTTTTAATAGTATTTAAATCAAATTCTACTACCCATTTACCGTTACGCTGTTTATTAATTCGTAAATCGTCAATATCCAAAAATTGAACATATCGCTTACTACGCAAACAAGTGACGATTGTACCCATTTCACCAACTTCAAATAATCCATCTCGAACAAATTGCTTAACATCAATTTCACGTAAAAAGTCATTAACTTTACGTTCATAATTTTTAAGTTTCTTTTCATCATCTACTTCTGACCATGAAATAATATAATCTAAAGTAGGGAGCGACTTCAATGAACGCAATACTTCTTTAATAATTCCATGCTTATTAGTTAGATATTTTGATGCTTTTTGAATTTCTTTAATATTAGAATATGGATTCTGTAGATACCTATATAAATCAGTTAAACTAATATCTCGTAAGGAACTACCAGAGCCATATTGAGTAATGAAATCAGTTAATCCTGCAACTTCGATCCATTCGTTGTAATTTGATGAAGTATTATCTTCAGACATTTAACCCCTCCTTTCTTTATGTATTTATTTAATTAAAATCCTGATTGCATGAAAAATAGATAATCATCGATAGAAGAATTTACATTGTTCTTATTATCCATTTCTAATTCTTTGATGTAATACATGGCATACCCTAGACTCGTAACCCTGTCTCTTTTAGTTGCCTTAGCAATACGATTGTATAGTATGTTACTGAGACCACTAATTTCTTGTTTTATATTACTTAATTCTTGTATTAATAAATCAGTATTAACGTGAACTAGAAATTCTTCATTAGTAACCTTACCTTGTTTATAATCATTATCAATTTCAGCAGAATTGACAGCTAATCTTAAACTCTTATCTTCAAAACAAGTCTTCATATATGTGTACATCGTATTATTAAGTTGATTCGTTGCGGCTATCTCTCTGATTAAAGGATTTGCATTTTTAATATTTGTATATTTAGGATTGCCATCATCAGGAATAAGAGGAGGGTATTCAACCATATCTCCATTGGCATTCATATGTTCCCAAGATTCAGCTAATAAAGATGGAAGAGCTTCACCGTTTCCTCGAACATCAATTACTAACTTTTGAGTATTTTCAAATCTTAATAACAACTCTCTTAAATATTTAGCTTGTTCAGGCAGAGACATTCCGTTATGTGTTTTTATATACACTAACTCTTTGATTATAGATCCATTTGGTTTTTCTTTTAATTTTATAACCGTTGTACAAGCGTTATCGCTACCAGCTTTGTCCGAAATTGCTACGTCATGCGAAATTACATATGAATTAACTGCTTTTTTAGGTTGTCTGTATTCCACCTTGTCAAGTGACCTTACACTTTCTGTCAAGTCATAAGGGAAATAACTGTCATTACTATTTCCAACAAAAACAGCTTCATATTCATATGCGAATTTATCAGAAGTCATACTAGGTTTGGATTTCTCTTTAACTATGTCGTCTTCATAATATATTCCTGCATTAACCCCTACCTGATAGGGGAGGGTGCATACAAAGTATTCCTTATTACCTTCCTTCATACTGTTATAATGAGTCATAAACCTTTGATATAAATCACAAGTTTTCAAGTAGGCAGAAGATATGTATATAAGTTTACCTTTCTCTATTGGCATTTTATCTCCGTAAATCATAGACAGATTTATCACTGTATTACGCCTAGTCTTGGTCATCGGGGCTAAAATTTCTGATACGATATCGTCTGACACAATCCTCGCTTCATCAATTAGTATCTGCGAAAACCTCCATGAACGAGCGTTTTCACCGTCATGACCTAATACAATTGCTCGTATTTCAGAACCATTTTTAAAAATTACAGAACAGTCATCTGAACCAGTTTTAATATTCTCGATTTCACGCTTTACGTTTTCATTTTTATATAACTCACCTTTAACTTTTTGTACAATTACGTTACGTGATTGCTGTCCTTTACCTGAGGCAATGCCCAGTTTTATTGACGGGTAAAGTATCGCCACGCAAATAAAAAATACGGCAGAAAGGTAACTTTTACCTAGTCCTCGACTAGCGATAAACATTGACTCTTCATGCCTTGCCATTGCCCTTAAAATTACACGTTGAAAAGGGTATAACTTTAACCCTAAAATATTTATAGCGAATTCATCAATGTAATAACGATAGTAAGATATAAATTTGACCCATTCCTCAATATCTATTTCTTCTAATTTTGCAGGATCATAACTAGCTGAATTATCGAAGTCGTTGTAGTTGTTGTCTTTTATTTTTCTGTTTTTATGACTATAGTGTTTGTAAGATGACATTTAAATCACCTCACAACGATTTCAAGATGTGACCAAAGTCATTTAGCATTTTGTCGATGTCATCTTGTTCGGTAGGGATATGCTCTGGAATAAATGTTTTAGTTTCAACTAATTCAAATACTCTACCAAAGCATCCTAATCCAACTTCATTTTGTCCACGTTGACTTTCAGAGAATTGAGCTGATTTGGAAAGTGTATCAAATACATCTTTAGCATCTTTATAACGCTTATCTGCTCCACTAACACCTTCTAATACATCTCTGAAGCAATTGTCCATATGTAGACTTGCTTTTGCTATTTTCTTTGCATAGTCCTTATGATTCTCTGTAACAATTTTAAAATCCTTATGTAATCCATTTAAGTAACCTTCTAGATACTCTATCTCAGAAGGGGAGTATTCCCCCATCCACTTCTTGTTGTACGATTTATTATCTTTATCGTTGAAGTCATTTTTAATATCTACTTCACTAGACTCTACATTAATTGTATTATCGCTGATAACAAATGCAAAATCACTGTCTTTCCAAGATAGTGAGATGTTTTGAGGCATGGCAATATTCTTCATATACAATTTAAAGTAGTTAGATTTAGTATTTCTAGATTCTGCTTCACTTATAGCAGATTCCCACAAGTCTTGAATGAAAGGCTTATCTATCATTCTAAGTGCATCTTTAACTATTTCAATATTGTAATTGTCTTTTTCAGTTGGCTCTACATAATTCCATATACAAATTTTACAAACTCCAACTTTACCAGTATGCTTCATGAATTGAGAAGGTGACGAGTAGAAATCTTCCGGTTTCTTTTCTTTACCGCAACAATTACATGTTATCTTATTCAAAGTAACAACCTCCTTGCTGTCAAAATAAAAAGAGACATCGCTTATACGACATCTCTTGTATTGAAATTAAATTATGTATGTATTAACTTATATTATTTAAAACTTCTTCAAATTCCCCCTTGGCAAATCTCAATGTAAACTCTTCAAATTGTTCTGGAGTATTACTTCCATATCCATAATTTCTATGATAAAGTACATGTACATCATGTGCTAAACAAACACCTAAAGGATAAGAATCATGTATCTTGGAGAATGTATTTTTTATTAAATCTAATTCATCATCTGTATAATCTTTAACCTGCGGTAATCTAGATAATTTTAATTCAGATAATGTTTCTTCGACTATTAAATTAAATCCATATAAATGGTGAATATCATCAAATTTTTCACCAGATAATACACATTTGTAATCGCTTTTCCTCATACTTTCCTTTTTCCAATCAGCTATTATTCCTCTAAGTAAATCTTTGAGTTCACCAATACCGCCTTTGAATGAAGGACTATACTTACCATTTGTCATATCTCTGTAACATTCTACACATATTGAAATTTTAGATTTCCTTAAATTTGCAAAATTATTGGTTTGTACACCAATCTCTGTATGCTTTTCGCAAATGAATTGTACTGTAATTTCTTTTAAAAACATATTCCAATTCTTCTTTACTAGCATCACAATAAATTTCTTTTAGTTTATTATTTTCTTCATCGTTCCATTTTTTATTTTTACCCATATACATCATTCCTTTATGTATTTTCATTCCTAAATAATAAAAAGAGTAGGAAAGTGTAAGGAATGTGTACACTCATATCAGGCTCATGACTTCCCAATATTTCCTACTCGATAAGCATCTCTACTTTATTGCACACCTATAAAGGAAAGGGGAGTAATCTGCATAGATGTGCTAAAAGGAGAGGTTCTATGAATAATCAATGAAAATAAAAACAAACGTTATGTATTTTATTAATTTAAATAAAATAACCGTTTTAACAAAATTTTTAGCTGCTGTATGTATATAAAAACTGAGAATCTAATATCAAATATTAAGTTTTTCATATGTATCACCTAAATATTATGTATAGTTTTCAATAAATCTGATTTATATTCAAATAAACTGAAATATTTACCTGCACCAACGAATGATTCTTCTCTATGCCATTCATCAGTTTTAGCTTTAGTAGGCAATGTTCTAAATACTACACCGAAATCATCTTTAGATTGTGAGAAATGAAGATGACCACTATGAATCTCGACAACCTTCTTGTCGGCAATAATTTTACCGTATTCCTTGTAAATGGTTTTACTAATTCGATTTGATCCTTTATCTCCATGTAGACTTAGAATAGCAACGTCTTTCCATGTGAACATTTTCTTGTTTTCAATAGAAGCATCAAATTTAACTTGAGGAAACTTAACTTCTAATGCCCTAACTAAACCGTAAGTCATAACTTTATCATGATTACCACATACGTAATCAGATACTACATTATTCGAATTCTTCAATGAAGCCTCATAAATGTAACTGTAGAAAGTAAATGCATCAGTCCAAGCATTCTCTATATCTACTTTCTCAATTGCTGTGCCATTGCTAGTATGTCCTTTAAAGTCGTCATGGTGCAGTAAGTCGTTTCCGATTGGAATATAAATAGTGTCCCATTTCTTAGACTCGATTAGCTCCAAAATCTCATTTAATGTTTCACTGTAATATTCTAAATCATTAATTCCAAAGTGCATATCTACTAGAGGTATTTCTAACAAATTTTCACCTTTGAAATCAATCTTATTTATTACTACTTTTTTAACTTTATCTTGTAGTTGTGAAAGCACATTTTCAATATCAAATTTAACTGATTTAGGTTTAACTGTGATTTTACTCGAATATAAAGTCTTATCGATAGATTGATTCCAAATGGAATTCTTTGCATTTACTAAATCAAACTCATTAATATCGAATCCATGAGCTTCTAAGATAGTCTTATTATCTAATTTATCATTTTCATTAATGCGAATAAGCTTATCAGATGAATGAGTTCCATCGCCTTTGATTTCGTTTGTTTGTTTATATGAAGGTAAATCATTATTTCCAATTAATTTAGACTCGATGTAGTCCTTCCAATTCAAATACTGACCATAATCCTTACGCCACTTGGATTCACTGTAATTAGAACCATATTCCTTATTTAAAAGTATGGTAGCTTCATCAGATGAAATATCATAATTATCTAAATTAGTGTATAGGCGTATGTGATAATCTTTAAAGCTTTCTATTTCTTTACGTTTTAAGTCATAAGAAGTCATTTAATCACTCCTTAATCTTCAATTGGCGCAATTTCATTATCTTCTTTAATCGAAATAGTCACGCTTTTACCATTAAAATTAGCAAGTTCTTTAAAGAAATCATATACGTATTCAACTTCTTTTGTTACTTCCGTAATAGTAGAGCATCCTTCATTAAAATTTACATCTAAAATACCTTTGAATCCTACTTGGTTGGTCTTCTTAGCCATATTTATTTCTCCTTTTATCCACATATTGATTTTTAATTAAAATTAAAAGGATAGAGAAGAGTAGGGGATAACCCTACCACTAACTCTATCCAAGTATTAAAACGCCTGTATGAATTTGCTATGTATTTAAAATTAACTGTTTAACTTTTCTTTAAACTTAGGCATTGCTTTCCACTTTGTAACTCGTTTTTCTGGAACTTCAATAGGTTCACCGGTTTGTGGATTTTTTTTGGTACATGCTGCTTGTACTCCCTGAACAATTTTAGCAAATCCTAGGGTTACATCAGAACCTCCTACTAACATTTGTTCAATTGCATTAATTACATCCTCTGTGCGAAGAGTGGCTTCATCATTAGACAGCTTTTCTCCTGTACGTGCTAAATTTACCTCTTGTACTTTTGATACCAATTCTGTTTTAGTTGCCATAATTTTAATTTCTCCTTTTATCCATTTGATTTTTGTTTTATGTATTTAATTAATTTGACAGATTCATTCTCTATCATATATACTATTTGTCATCGTCGCTTGAAACCATTAGTATCATTGGGTTTGTTGGGTATAAGCAACGGTCGTTATTTTCTTTTATTATTATATCTGACATGTTTCTCCTTAATTTTTATAATTTTACATGAATTACAATATTGATTTTTGTAGTTAGTGTTTCTAATTAAATTTCCACACTCAATACACTTTTTCACCTTCTTGCTTCCATAATAGTACTCATAAGCTAATCCAATATTGTCAAAGTCATTTACCTCAAATATAGTTTCCTCATCTTCCTCAATTTGATTTAAAAACAACAACTCTAAAGATAGTCGATTAGTAGTACGAGTCAATCCATCATCATTAAATTGCTTAATTGTTCTATGTATTCCTTTTTCACGATATGTACGAGTTAGTTTTTCATTTAAAGTATCCATCAATGACTTATAACTATATTCTCCAGAACCACCAAAATAGTTATTTTTAGAATCAATGCCTCGCATTTTTGCTCTAGCATTATTTAATTTGTTGATTATTAGCAATGAGAAAATAATCTTCTTTTCTAATTCTTCATATTTTAATGACTCAATAAATTCCATTTCTTTTTTCGTCACTTCAATTGATTCAATTTGAATTAATACACTGTCATCCTTTAAAGCATAAGTAATCGCATTATCAATCATCTTGTAATGCCTAACCTTATTGAACCAACCTTTACATTTCTTCTCACAAAACTCATACAGTGATTTCTCGATAGCGTCTTTATCTTGACCAAGATGTTTGTAATACTTAGCTAAAGTTTTTAAATCACCTCTAATTCCAGTGTCTAATTTGTTCTTTTTCAATAACTCTTCTATGTATTCTTTTTCTTTATAGTATTTATTCATACCCATTAAAACAATTCCACCTTTCTAACAGTATATTTTTTATTCAAATATTCAATTTCACCATCTTCATCTTGGATAGGGAGGTATAAATAATCTTTATTACTTTTTAAATTATCAACAATCTCATCACCAAACAGTGACCACATTATATCTTTATTTGACGTTTTGTTATCAACACAGATCATATGAATCACGTAATTCATTAATTCTTTCTCGTTGTTACATACTCCAAGCAACTCAACCTTTAATCTTTCTCGAACAATATTAATATCTTGTGCGACACTTTCATCATAGGTAGTTTTAACACTAACTTGTGTATTATTCATTTCATTTCTAATCATAGAGTTGAATTCTGAATATTTCTTTTTCACTTTCTTATATGTATCTTGGTTAAACTTAATATCTTTATTCATGAACGATTCATAGTCATCAAACCATTCGTCGAGTTTCAGTAGTTTCTTTATTTCGAAATCAACCGACTCGATACGTTTGCAAATTTTATTCATTACACAATCAGATTCAATTACTGGTGATTTACGATAAAATTCATCTATGAAGTTTAATTGTTCGTCATTCATACGTTTAACGCTCTTTAGTTCAGTTAGGGTTATTCCTAATCGCTGTAATGATAAAATTTCATATTTCTTCACATGATCTTTGTATTTCTTTTTTGTATTACTGTATAGATGCATAAAGAAATAAGGGTGTTTATCAAGTAAAATCCTATTATTCAACTCTCGTTCATATCGTTCTTGTTCGGTTTCATCTTTAATGGGCAGTTGGTATTTTACCCATTTAGGGACTATACCTTTAACTTCTTGTCCAATTTTAGTTTTATCAATTTGAGCCGATTGAGCCTTAGTAATTGACTTGATTCTCCTAAGAGTGACTTTATACTCCTCAGATTCAGGAGATAGATTAGCTAGTAACGCATATCCAGAAGTTGATTTATTAGTTAGTCCTCCAATAATACTATTAAAACTAAATGTATCGGCATTATACAAATCGTTCTCAGTAGGAATCACCTTAGATGGTTTAGGTGCTTCATACACAACTGGTAATTCTTTACGATAAACTCCTTTGATTACTGATTTATCAGATGTAGTAGCGATGATATCATAATCAAAATCACTTCCTGCAAAACGATCAGTTTCATTGCCATGAGCATTTAAAATAATCCCACTGTAACAATATTTATACCACTTTTCGGTATCATCATTCTTAATTAGTTTCAGCAACACATGCTCACTACGATAGGTGAGGGGGCTGCGACTTGCTACAACTTCTTCGATGTTGAGATTATTCCAATAGTTACTGTAGTGTTCATCTTCGGCAAGCAAACCTTTCACTTCTTTTCCACACACTGCCTCCATCATAGCAAAAGGGTCAGATACAATAACCTGAAAGTTACCATCAACAATTATTTGACCAATAGAAGCATTCTGAATCTTCTTTTTGAGCATATTATAAATTTTGTTTCTTATGTATTTATCTTTTATTAGCTTAGGTTCAACAATTAAAGCTTTAATCCAACTAGCGTTTTTACTGTTTAGGAACTGATTAAATTTTTCTTCATTTGCATTCATTCCTACAAGAAATAGCATTGTGTAATACACATTCTCAGAAGTAACACCTTTGATCCACTTCACAAATTTATCTGTAATAGTAGCTACATCATTATCATCTAAGTTCAGTGTCTGTAAGAATTGATAATTTTGATAGAAGAATGTTTTATCATATTTAGGGGCATATATACTAATGCCCCATGACATATTATTCTCCACACAACATTGACGGTAATGGTCAACAGAAGACCAACTATCCCACAATTTTAGCTGAGATTCGGTGATTATTACATCTACACATCTTAAATCAACCAACATTGGATTATCGCTATCGTCCTTATAAATAGACTCTATTATATAATTACCTTCATTAAATTCTTCAACCCATTCATGTATATCAAATACAGTAAGCATTCCTTTGAGAAAACTGCCCCTAATGCAGAATTGTGATGGGATATAGTCAATTTCTAATTCCTTAGCCCATTTCTCAGCTTGTTTAGGAGATATCAATCCTTGACCATCGAAACGATTAAACATCTTTGTAATGGATTTTTCTTCAATTTCATCATCTTCGCTGTAATCTGTTTCAGTTACAAAGTTGACATTGAATGAAGTTGGACTTTCAAAATCCTTCACTACACAGAAGTTAGGTGTAGTTACTTTATATCTAGAGCTACCATATAAGCCTCTGTAAGCATTTAATTTAGCAGGAGCAATAGGAACGATTTTATTCCTACCATTGTCAGTACGATACCTTAATTCATCAAATACAGTTTCTGCAATAAATAGGACAGTATTAACTCTTGCTTGAGAAGCACTGGAATTGAATCGTTTATATTTAACGCCATTAATTAGTACCCCTTTACTATATAATCTCTTGTATTGTGTTTTGTTGCTCATCTCGATAGTTATGTATTCTGGAACGTAAATTAACTCATTTAATTTTAGTTGTAAATCTTGAAGTTTCTCACCATTACCATCGTCACTGGTCGAATTCTTCAATTTATGTATTTCTTTTTCTAAATATTTAAGCCTATTAACATCAATATGACGCTTAGTGATATCTAGAATCGTATCAATTAATTGATTCTCAAATACCGCAATTAATTCTTTATTATCGATAGCCTCATCAATGTTAATACTAATATCATAGTTAAACTTTTTTAATCTATCTGATTCGAATTTCATTGTTAAGTATTGTATTTGTTTACGCAACTAACCATCCTCCCATTACTAAGCTAAAACTTAATTGTTTTACATCTTACCATTCTTGTTTGTTTTATATTTTCATATTCTAAATGTGCTTTTACTTTTCCTGACAATACTGCATAATCGCCTACACTAATATTTGGACGTAGTGAAGTTAGCCATGTTAGTAAATCACCATCTTCTGTTACAAATTTATATAGTGTAGATTTGTAAGTCTTAAAATAAATTTTTTCCATCAGCAACACGTTTAGTGTAGTGTCATTTCCTATTTCTCCAACATAGGTACTGACTATTTCATCATTATTGTACTTATCCTTAAATTTCAAAAGATTATCATGTCTTCTTTTTCTATCTTTCATAATATCATCATAGTTATTGATGTAAGTATCTTTAATATCGCTTAACATTGAATTCAGCTCGTTGTTTATCTTAATACCATTATCAAATATAAAATTATTGATACTCTCTATCACGAAGCTCATTTTGTTGCTTAGATATTCGCTAAACAAGTCAAACTCTTTTTTATTAGAAAGTTGAAAATATGCTATAGAATTCTCTAATTTTTTATTTATATCTAAAATATTTAAATCGGTAATTATAGCTTTTCTTTTCACGTCAAGATAAATTAAACTATTGTTTAATAGTTCTTTCTCTATAAGTTTATAGCGCTTCATATGGTTTGGTTCTCCTGAACAAATTTCAATATTATATTTATCAATTCCTAAGATCCAAATATCATGTATTCCTGCCAATCTATACAATTCTCTACGAATGATAAATTCGCTTGCGATAGGGGAGCATTGAAATTCAATTACACACTTTTCATTATTAAATTCAAAATAGATATCGGGACGTTGCTTGGTTTCTGGTATCCAATGTTCTAAATTTACTTCAGATACTCCTTCTTGATTTTTAATCCACTCATAAAGTAGTATTTTTCCACTTCTATGTTCGTCTGTTTCTTGTTCGGAATAATACCCATTACATTCCTTCACTACATGTCTAAAATACGGAGGAACAACTTCTCCATGACAGTACTCATATTTTTCATTACATACAGGACATTTAAGAATGCCTTTACTAGACCATTGTTTTAATCTATATCTATCGTATTTAGTGTCCAAACAGTTTATTATTTCTTTACCGACCTTAGCAGTTAACAAATGAATCCTCCTATAAAATTATGTATGTTATGTATCAGTATCCTCTTGGTTAGTATTTAATATAATTTTATGTATTTATTATATTAAATTTCAAGACTTAACTACGTACCACTTATGTATACCTTTTTTAATTAATTCCAATTGATTTAACAAGGCTTTAAACTCTTCTAATAGTAAGTATCATTTCTGTTATAACAACACTGTATTAATTAGTAGCAATTTCATACTTCATATGTATTCCTATCAAAACTTCTCATTATATAACTTAAACATGTTACGCTTAATCTTCTTCAAGGAACTACTCTTAACTTTTCCATGCTGCTTAATATCTTGATATGCTTCTGATTCATAATTCTCTTCCGCACCCATACTAATCATTTCCTCTAGATAGTATAGTACTTCACTATTGTTGAAATTGTCCTCCTTTGCCATGTTCATTTCAAATACCTCTTCATTAATTGTTTCATAGTTCTTCAATATATCAATCTCCTTTTTTATGTATTTTATTAAATTATAACACAATTAAATTTAAAAACAATATTTTATGTATTTTGTTATTTAATTTGTGTTCTTGTTTATATAATACTGCGAAACTATCTAATCTACTAGTCAAATTACTAAATAAATTTAATTAATAAAATACAAATTATTCATAAATAACAAATTTCTATTAATTGGTAAGAAATTTTGTCGAAACATGTAGAAATATACAGAATATCATTTCATTCCTATTTGGATTGTAGTATTATCTATTAATGAAGGATATGTCAGACCTTAAATTATATCTGACTTTTTTAACTTTATACTTGTAATTTATAGAAAAGTTTCCAATAATTATTGATATATAATTAGAAAGGGGAATGAGTGATTAAAATGGATACTGTAAAGAGGGTACAAATAGAGAAAGATGAATCTGTAGAGTCTGCATTACTTTTGGTTATTAGTAAATTATCAGTCACACATCCAGAGGAGTCTTTAAAATTATTAGCAATGTGTGCTAAAGATGATATACCAAAAACAAATGTTTTAAATTATGCGCTAGATATCGTTGAAAGGGGAAATTATTTAAGTTAGATAAGAATTAATACATATCAATATATTGATACAAATGTTAGATAAATATCACAAGTTAAATACTATGGATTATTATATTTAAAAAATAGGTAAATAATTTGACTCGAAAAGACGATTAACATCAAAATCACCATTACTCGTAAATTGATCTACTTTCAGCAAAAGAAACGTAGAGTTTACAATGGAATTGATGCTAAATAGTCGATTATTTTCGAGTCTTTTTTATATTTATCTGAAGCTGCAAAATTAAGCTTATATTCAATATTTATAAGGCTTTTATGTGTATTGTATAGTTTAAGTATAAATTAGTCGTCTATGTTTAGTCGTAAATGTTCAATGTTTATAAGGGTTTTAGAGGTGTTAATAGGGTGGAAAGTGGTGTAGATGTGTTAATTGTGACTAATTTACTATACGTTAATATTCAATACTGGTAAGGATATTATGAGTATTTTACGATTACGATTACGAGTAGAAGTAAAAGTGAAAAATAGGTAAGTTGGACTAATTTTAGGTATATTGGATTATATAGTAGGAGAGTGGAGGTAAATTTATAGAAATGTAAAATCGAAAAAATTATCAACCTGTGTGGATAGATGTGGTAGCGTGGATATCTGATCACTCATTCAACCTCAAGATGTAAAGACACCCCCCATATCCAGTGTTTAAAGGATATAATGTATATTATTTTACCTATAACTGACAATAAATGGTACATAAAACTACCACTCACACTCCTACAACTCGCTAATAACTCATTATAAAATACGAACATACACTCCTATAACCATAAAAGTATAACTATATTATATAAAATTGATTTATTAGCTTTTATAAATGGCTGAAATACGTGACGTGTTATTATATTCGTTGTATAACAGACAGCGTTGGCTCAAGGTGTTCTAATTTAACAATTCAATTTGTGGATAATGTTAATAACTTGTGTATAACTTTGTTGATAATTTATAATTGTACTGTACTAATCTATACACTAATTAGTATCTAATTATTATCTATAACCTGTAATAAGCTACTAATTCATATAACTTTACCTACATATAATCACATTCCAACTACTCAATTCAATAAATATAAAATTCCATTATATACAAAATAAAAAAGTAGCAAGTATATTTCAACTCACTACTTTTTAGATAATAAAATTTAACTGTACCGTTTTATCTATTTCTTAGAAGTAAATCGAGACGGTTAAGTTATCTTCTTTATATATTTGCTGTTGTCAGAGTATCTATCTTTAATTTCTAGAATTTCATAACCTTTAAAATTTAAATATTTATTTATTAAATCTTTTTTATCCTCATAATGCCTATTAATATACCTCTTAAACGACTGACTAACCTCGCTAATCGGTATAGGTTTATCTATATCCATGTTATCAATCACACTAATAAAGCTATCAAGCTTCTTATCTCTACCATAGTCATACATACTATATAACTTATATACTGGAGCGATAATAGCTTGTTTATCCATATACATCTTGTTAATGTTGTCTAGTAATAATGTATATGAAGAGGCGATACTTTCTCTTACATCATTGTATGCTAAGTATACATCTAACAACCATTGATTATTTCTTTATGTATTTAATTAAGTAATAGGTAATCGAATACATAAACACTCTTTTCGTTTATGTGTGAGAAGTAAGTAACAATGTCTTTTTATTGTTACGCGCAGGCACTTAATCTTTTGATCTTAATCTTTAATGTTTAGGTTTGTTTTTATTAAACATTAATTTGACTAATCCTAGTTGCTCACCATCTCCAGCAAATACTATATCAGGATTAACAACTATCTTCATTGACCTTTTATCTTTATCAAAGAAGAAGAATCCAAATGCATATTCATCACCTATCTTTACATTGTTTAGAGTTGTCTTTAGTTTTCTGTAATCTTTATAACCTAATACATCTGATAACTCACCTAATGTCATAGGGATAATCTTATCTATATCAGTTTCATCTGGATTATGACTGACTATATTTGTATGTAGGTTAAGGAAAGGAAGTACCATATAAATATTTGCAATACTGCTTAACTGTCTACCATCTGCATTATTAAATAAATCTTGTACAGTCTTTCTGAACATTCTAGTAAAGCTTTTATTCTTAACTGTTACATTAAAGTTTTCTTTATGACCACGATAGAATAATTCTTTATTCATAATTAATTCGTTATGTATATTTTCAATTAATACTTTACTATCTATAAATTGATTAAGTAATACATATGATCGGTTCTTACTCAACTTTACAACTTCATGGAAATTTGAACGCGTTACAGATGTTGTAGCCTTACCTTTACCTGTTTTAAGCATCCCTGATTCCCATTCTATAAGTGTACCAAGATACATTAATCTTGCGATGTCAGGCTTCTTTATATCTGGAAACATATCTGTTATGCTTTTTGTTAATGTAAAGAAAGCAAATACAAATTGACCATTCATTGCTTCATGTTCACCTAACACTTTTAATGATTTAAATGCTTCTTTACTATTAATGGTTACTTTGTTCATAACTGGTATAAGCCATTGATGTTGATATAGATGACTAATATCTTCACCAGTTAATAGGTCATACGCTTTATTATCCTTAATGATAAAGTTTTGGCTTTGCTTAATCATTTTCTCTCTTGTTTCACCTTTGTATTTGTCATAATTAATATGATTCATAATTTTATATCTCCTATTCTTAATTGTTATAGTTTTAATTAAAGTTAAATACACTACTAATAGATTGTGATTAAGATACGATTCATACACTAAAATAGGTATAATAGTCAATGTTTGTATGGATATGCGTAGTATTTAACTACAACCGTCAAAGTTACATATCTTGTGGTTTTTACAACCGTCAAAGTTACATACTTTTTTATTTTATGTATTTATGTTGCTCGAGGCAGTATATCTCCACTTAATCACCTTTGACTATTCCTACTATTATAAACCTTCATAACATTATCCAATCTTTCGTTTCCATATGTATTTTCTACAATGCAATAATATTTATTCTTTTTCTTAGCAAACTTGAATCCTAACTCTTCTAATATTTTACCTTCAGTATACTTGCTATAACGTCCATCAGTTCCATTAATCCATACCCAATTATTTCTTTTGCTTGCTTTAAAGCCTTGATTGGTACACTTATCAAAAATCTCATCAATAGTAATAGTTACTCATCCTTTTCAATTTTATTTTATTCTTGCGAATGCGGAAGTGGAGCAGCTATACATTGTATCAGCTCTAATTATATTCAAATATACAACAATCCTTTCTTATGTATTTATATCACTAATTGCATAATGACTAATCATAAGTGACAGTAACGTAAAAAGAAACCACTGGTGAGGTGGTTTTAAAATTTGTATTTAATTAAATAACAATGTTTAGAAAGAAGTTCTCTAGTGCTGCGTCAAAGTCCGTTTCTTTATGCGTTCCATCAAAGCCTAATGCAGTTAAAGCAATATCATAGTTGTCATGATCTAAGTCACTACCATCTTCCAAGTAAATAAAGTCTTCAGCATCTCCACCATTTACTTTAATTTGAGTTAAACCTTTAGTTAATTCTTTGATTGCCTCTGTTTGTAATGCTGCCATTTTAATTTTCTCCTTTAGGTTTGATGCCGTGTTGCATCTACAACCTTGTGAATGTTTTATGTAAATCTTTAACTTAAATATAGTATACCACGTAGTTCGGTTTATTACAACCACTTTATGTATTTTGTTAAATAAAAAAACTAAAAGAAAAGAGCAGCTAATTTTATTTAAGCTGCTCAAAATATTATAACTCTCATTTTTAATTTCCCTTTGATCCGATCGCAGCAATTACAATTCTAACTATAAATACAATCACAAGTATTCCATACAATACAATAATAACCCAATCAAATACATTCAAATTTTCGAAATCAATCCATTGATACATCAAGAATGGCAGAAACACAATGAAAAATAAATTTAGATAACCGATTTTCTTTAGCATATTTTAAGCGAGTATGGTAATATTATTATCAATAGGGAAGGGGAATAAATCCCCTCCGACTTATTTGCGACTTTTCTTCTTGCGTTTTGCGGACGGCTTAGAAGATGGTCGCTTTTTGTTTGTCCTCATATCATGTATGTCTTTTAAGGAAGAAGTAATTCCTTTAAAGATTGCTACGATTGAGCCTGTTATCATAATAATATGTTCAATATCCATACTTCACTTTTTCAACTCCTTTCCTTTAATATAATTCTATTATATACCATAAATGCATAAAACACAATACTATTTATGTATTTTATTATTTAAAATTTAAACTAATTATACTTACTCAACTTGTAGACTCTATTATTTTTAAATCTGATTCTATATTCTTCATCAGTCTTTTTAATCATTTCAATTACTTTTCCATTTATTATTTCTATTCCACGTAAACTTTCTTCTATATCATCATTACATACGTTTATAAAATGTAACTACCCATTATGAAGCGGTTCACATTTCCACTTTTCAAATTTTAATTTTGTAGTAGGTAGTGGGGAGGTGGTTCTATATTTAATTTGCGAATAAATACACTTATGATGTACTTTACGTGTAATCATAGGCAATTAAACCACAGTTTTAACTTCTCTAAAGTCATGTAGAGAGATGAAACCTCTATTAGTATTATTAATGTTTTCATTATAAAAGTCATGTCCTAAAGCCTTTTCAATTCCTTCTGGTGAATACTTAAATGTAAATGCATAATCATCATTGATAAACTTCTTATTTTTACACACTAAATATAAACTGTTGTCAAAAAGATTACTGTATATTCCTAAAGGAATTACTTTTTCCATCTCTAAGCGTGTTTTAAGTGCTTCTAATAATTCATTAGGTAATTGATCAAAACGGTACATATTAAGAAAGAAATGGTCTGTCATGTTATTATTTTCATCAAGGTACATAAAGCAACCTGTTTCTTTTACTATTTTAATTTTCATTTTTAAAACTCCTTTTCATTTTGTATTTTATTAATTATCTTAAAAATACACGTCCTTCAGTATGATAATATTGATTATTTGAAAACGAAATGATAAAATACTTTTCTGAACTAGCGAAAGGAATGGTTAAAATTTTAAGTCGAAACATATTAACATTTTCCACATTGCACATATCATCTACCACAAGATATATATTAAAAAATCATATTGAAAATTTAGATTTATTGATATATCCAAAAGATGATCATGGTTATTTTATTATGGTTGATCTTGAGAAAACAGAAGTCTCTAAGATTCCGAATGATTTATTGTATCTTTTGCGATTAGCTCATATGCATGATTGTTACTACTTAGAATTAGATGACGATTATCCTCCAGAAGACGATGTTCTTCTTACTGTATATGATCGAACGATAGCAGAAGAAGTATCGAAAGATGTTTCAAATAGAGAGTCCTAAAAGGGCTTTCTATCATACTTTGAATTTCTTTATTTATAGCACGTACAAATATACGGAAATAACCTACCATATTCATAAAGAAGTAGATAGGTGATTCATAAGAACGTGTATTATACTTGTATAAGTATTATCCAATTTCACGCTATTCTCTGGAATAAATTAATTATAATATCGTTTACATCATTCTTTTTTATTTCTCCTTCAACAGCTTTTAGTATTAGAAGTGAGTGTAGTTCTAAAAATTCGTGCTTTGGTAGTTTGTTTTTTCTTTCATTATATATTTGTTTTATATCTTGTAGTGATAATTTTAGCACATAATCCACAATATCTTGCTTTTGTTTAAACTTTTCTTTATCTTTCTTTCTCATCAATTCCTCTCTGTTTAACTCTAAAGCTAAATCATGAGATGTACTGATGAAGTCCTTCACTCCTTTGATATAGTATGGAATCATTTGACCATTTTCTAAACGCTCTTTGATCATTAATTCATGAGCACTGTGTGGGTCAAGTTTTGTTTGTAGTAGATAATAAGTAACATCATTTTTCATTCTAAACATTTCTTCTTTTGTTCTTCTAGCCAAATTAACACTCCTCATTATATGTATTTATTTTTATAAAAAGCATATATTATAAAATCTTTTCGGACTTAAAAGCTAATCTAAATAAATAACTTTTACTAATTTACTTACTTAGATTAGCTTTCAAGCAGTCAACTTAATGACTCGTTATGCTCATAAACTTCAGTCAATTTGTGTATGACTCAATTAAATGGTACATTTCAGATACAATTCCTTTTAGTTCATCAACTTCTATTACGTATGCTTCATCATAATTAAATACGTTCATTCTAACGACCTGATCTATTGCAACAGCTTCATTTGGAACTTTTAAACCGTTTTTTCTCAAACTTCCAACACTTGCATATTCTCCAATGATTTCGTATCCATGAGTATCATTAAATTCTTTTTCTACTACTACTGCCATTTTATAAAGGTAATTCATTACAGAAGAAAAGCTACCAACAAAGTTACTGAATTGTATTTCATAAAGGTCATGGTCTTGTAAAAACTCTAAGCCATTAATTGTAATCTCTGGGTTACTTACATTGATTTCTTTCATTTGTTTCAACCTCCAATTAATATATTTGTTAATACTTATTATACACTACTACAGATAAATTACAACTAGTTTTATGTATTTTATTAATTAATTTTAGCGATTACAAATATGAACATCAAAATTGCTATAGCGTTGACAGATAAAGCTATCTTATAGAATGACACTTTGTCTTGTGGAGCATCTTCTGGAGTCCAAAAATAATTGTCAATTGTAGCTATACATTTTTGCATCAAGATTTAGTTCACCTCACTTTATGGATATGGTAGGGGACATACAATGAAATGGTTATATCATTTAGTTTAAGTTTTAATCATCAAAAGTAATTTCATTTTCAGCTACTATAAAATCATAAAACAAGTCTAATTGATCCAAAATGTCCGTTACGTCGTTTCTATCAATAATTTCATTTTGAAGCTGTTCGTGTTTTTCATCATATTCTATATTGCATTCTCTTAATGTATGAAGTAGTGAAAAGTAAATAATTTCAGCCTGTACACGATTTAACTTCATTCTTAATTCACTCCAATTTATTTATTTTAATAACCGTCAATAATTGCATGTGCAATGTGATTATCTAACCATGTAGCATAATTAAAGTTGGTCTCGTTATTGTTGTATTGATCTTTATATAAATTTATAGAAGATTCATAGTCACTAAATAAAGGCTCTAACATATTGTTCTGCATTACATTTACAAATTGATTATACATACTCATTCATCAACAGCCTCCAATCCTGTTAATTCCCATAAAGAATCATCTACAAATGTACCAATAAACTTTTTACCACGATGAATGGAAGTGGTATCAATTTTAAAATTCTCATCTATTTTATAATCATTAATCCCAACATAAATTACATTTTCGAATTCAGCCTTTGGATCAAGGAAGTAGTGTCCAATTTCATTACTGTATATATAGAATAATTCAGTTTGATTGTCTTTTAAGTTGTTCGTTTGAACATGAGTATATTTATTTGAAGTCTCTTTTATTTCTTTAGCTAAGGTATCATTATTTGTAGCTGCTCCAGTGAATAGTGTAAAAGCTGTAACGACTGAAAGTAAAATATTTTTGATTTTCATAATTATTTACCATCCTTTTTGTATTTTATTATTTTAATAGTAGGAAAAGAGGGAAGAAATTCCCTCCAATATTTAATTAAGCAATTCGTACTGGTAAAATTAATTGCATAGCTTTATTGTCATTAGATAGTGCAATAAATGGACGCATAGAACCAGTGAATTTAAATTGTGTATTTTCTTCATTAATTGCTTTTACTGCTTCATTTAAATAAATAGCACTCATAGCAATTTTTAAATCTTCTCCAGTTTTTTCACCTTCGATATTTGCAGTCATTAATCCACTTTCAAAGCTTTCCGCTAACATTTCAATTTTACCGTTTAACTGCATTTTTACGGCATGATTATGATCATCTTTGGCAATAGTTTTTAACATGTCAATTGACTCGACTAGTTGACTACTATTAATAATTGCTTCTGTTCTAAAATCTTCTGGAATTAAGCGACTAAAATCTGGATAGTTACCTTCAATATTTTTAATGCATAGCTCCACATTGTCAAACTGAACTATTGTAAAATCTTGATTAAATCCAATTTCAATACTTTCAGTTTTCTTATTTAACATCTTTACAGATTTTTCAAGTGTTTTACCGTCAATAACTGTATCAATGTTATCTAATTGACTAGGCACTGTATAACGTCCTAATCTGTGCGAGTCAGTCGCTACAAAGTCGATATGGTTATAGTTGTCTGTACGTACACATACACCTTTTAAAACTGGTCTTGATTCGCTTTTAGCTACTGCAAAAGTTGTATTGTTAATCATGCGTCTATACTCGTTGACGTCCATTGTCATACGCTCATATTCAAGGCTAGGTAGTAAAGGATATTTGTTTGCATCTGTAAACATTAATTTATAATCAATGTTACTTGCTTTTATATTTGCCTTATTATCTACTAGCATATCAATTTCAATATCAAGTGCCTTTGATTTCTTTAAAAAGTCATTCAACTTCTTATATTCTAATACCAGTGATCCACTTGTTTCTGTTTGTAACGTATCGATCACTACACTTGCCATTGCATCTTGATTTCCTGCAATTAGTTGTAACGTGTTATTTTCTGTTGTTGTAATTTTTACACCAGATAGGATAGGTAGTTTTGTTTTACTGTCAATAAAATGTCCTAGCTTTTTAAGACCTTCTAATAATTCGATGCGATTAATTGTTGTTTTCATAATTAATATTCTCCTTTTGTTTATGTATTTTATTATCTAATTTATTGTAGTCTAAATTCGGAATAAATACAAATTATTTTATGTATTTATTTATATAATATTTACTATTATGAAATTAGACAGCTTTGTACCCATTAATATAATGATTTGCATAATCCCACTTGTTTGTATCATAGTTAATTTCTAACGTTAATACTAAGCCATTTTCAAAAACTAAATCATGTTCATAGCTTTCATGTGATTTTTCTTCTTTTTTAAGTTTTGCACCAATTTCTCTATTGCTTAATTCTAAATAGGCAGGTATTGACTTATAATTAATTTTTCTCATTTCTTATATTCTCCAATCTTTTTATTTTATAAAATACTGTTTTTAATTAAAGTTTATTTGTTTTTAAATCTTTCAATACTTTCAATCATTCGTTTTTCGTTCGCTTCTTTGTGTATATCATTCCACCTACACAATAAATTCCATGTAGTTTCAACCTCTGAATTTAAACCATTAAAACCATCCATAATTGAAAGTAATTCGCTTTGTTTTATTTCTATATTCATTCTCCATACACCCTTTACTTGATTATTTTTATAAAATAGTATTTTTAATTAAACTGCAGCACTAATTTTTCGTTCAGCTGTTGATAAGATGCATTTAATATTGTTGATAGTTAAAGCCCAATTGCGAGCTAAAAGCTTGTTTCGCTTGTCAGTTAGCTTGTCATTAAGTTTTACCATTGCATCTGATAATAACTGTTTTACACTAGTTAATTGTTGTGTAGCTTGCTGATAATCTTCTTTAGCAGCTGATACCACACTAGAAGCTAATTCTTTAAAATATGATACAAGTTGTACTGTTGTTGAATTTTCAATTTCTAATTCATTGTTTTGTGTATTTTCTACTTTAACTTCTAACTTAGCTAATTCAGTGTAGTGATCTGTCAACATTGTAATAATTTCACCTTTATGCATTTTGCGTTTTTCTTCACGGTTATACCATGCTAAACCTTCTTTATTTGCTGCTTCCTGCAACTCTTTAGCTTTCATAGTAGATAATACGCTGATTTTGTTTTGTAATTTCATTTTAATTCTCTCCTAAGTGTATATGTATTTTGTGTTGCAACCTCCCTCAAGAAGAGGGAACGCTCACAGCTTAATGCCTGTTTATACTCGCTGTGACGAGTTCGTTTGACTATACGAATTTAATATTTAAAATCTGTTCTATTTCATTTAAAGAATTTCTTCCTAAATTTCTAACTTTCATCATTTCATCAAGAGTAGCATTTTTTACTTGTTGTACTGTGTTATATCCAGCACGTTTTAAACAGTTGAAAGAACGAATGGATAATTCTAATACTTCAATTCCTTGGTTATTATCATTGTTTTGACTGATAATATTGATATACAAAGACATAAATTTATTTTCTAATTTTAAATTACGGTTTTCCTGTTCTTCTTTAGATAGATAGCCTACATGCCCATAATATTCAAAATCAGAAGCTTTAATAATAGCAACTAATTCATTTTGTACATACTCTTCTTTAGATGAAATTCGAGCAATTGTATCTTGAATTAATTCGCTGATACGTTTGGTATTGTCTGTGTCTACAAACTCACGAACAGCGAAGTATTCAACTTCTTCATTTACTGGATTGAATGTTACGATAGTAGCGATAAATGAACGATCATATATAGTTTGACCGTACGAGTTGTGCTCTCTCGACGTGAAATCTACAGCCGATTGGATAGAATTTTTAAAACCCTTAGACGTAACAACCATAATATTTTCAGCAACATTAAATTTTTTCATTATATTTTCCTCCTATTAAGTAAGTACTTTATAAAATTACCTATGCTCGTGTCATCGCTACTTTGTTGCTTTGTACGCTCACTCGTTAGAGGTCTTGGCGACTAGGTGACTTTATAAAGTACTTATTTTTATGTATTTTGTTATTTAAAGTGCAAGTCTTTCATAACTTAATTTCAAGTCTTAATTTTAATATTACTTGGAAGTAAGTTATTTTGTATTTCTTAACTGTCCTTATATTACCATGTATAGATTATATTCGTCAATGGATTTTATGTATTTTATTATTTAATTTTTATTGATCTGTTCAAAACGTTGATATTACAGTGTTTATTAGAAGCATAACATAAATTATTTTGAGTTTCTTCCTATTAAATGAGTAAAACTCAAAATGTGATCTTTACAAAAACAGCAAATGAGAACAAATATTTGCATATGTGTTGGATCACATTCATATTCACAGGAATCAATTTAGATATTTAATCTTTCCTCAAATTTCAGAATAAAAATCTCTAATATATAACAGAAAGTGAAAAATATCGCCACGACTTTTCCAGAAATCTCAAATGAAAAATTCATAATTAATAACAGCGTGCGGAGAATAGAGCTGAAATTTTTTCATGAATATATTTTGCTAGTGGTTTATCAAAAGTGGAAAGTTGATTTTAACATTGAGTTATTGGTGGTTGATGTACTTGTATGAACATAAGGAGGTTTAGAGGTAGTCGCATGTTACATCTAATAAATTTCAATTTAGTGCAAATCTTGATGACTAATGTGAATTGAATAGGCTAAATAGTTAATTTCTACATTAATAAGAAGAGATTCATTAAGTTCTCTCTTTAAGAAATAAATAATAGGCAGCACCAGAGAAGTATTTACAGCCTCTTCGGATCATTTAAAGCTGTAAGTGTAGATTCAACGGAAGATGATTCGCCAACCTCTCTCTAATAAGAAACACGATTTTAAACCAATAAATAAGCAAAAATGGATGAAAAGTTAAAATTAAGTAGATTATTTTTAAAAAACACTTGTATCTTACTTATAAGATATATATAATTTACTTATAGCTTACTTGTAAGTTAAATTTCTGAAAGAACTTAAAAGTATTGATGCACAAGAGTTTAATGAAGTTTATTTGAAATAACCTAACAAAATTGCTGGTCTGTGAGTAGCTGATTTAACGAAGTAGATAACTAAAAAACACATATCACCCATTAATTAGTTATTGTTATTTCGAATGGAATATGAAAAATAATCCAATTTTCAGTTATACAAGTTAAGTTGATGTGATATACTTAAGAGGGGAAAATAAAATAACAAAATAAATAAAAAGGAGAACGGAAAATGATAAATCAATTAAAATTAGTTGTAAATAATTCAGTTGGGTACAATTCAGAGATTAACTATGATAAATATGAGGTTTATAATACTTTATTACATATGAATGAATCAGTAAGAGAAGAGTGTATTAATAATATAAATGAAGAGTACGGCTTTGAGTTAGTTGATAAATATGACTTAGCGCGATATGAAATTTCGATCAATAATTCAAATGAAGAAGTAGAGCTACCTACATTGTTTACACCAAGTTTCACTAAAGATGAAACCGATTACTATAAAGATCAAATGAAAGAGCTGCAAAAAGGTTATATGAAGTTGTTGGCTAATCAGTAGAGTAAAAAGTATATTAATATGTGGTGTAATGACGCTTATTTTTTAAACTTTAAATAAACATATACATAACGTTTTGTAGTGAATGGTATTTAGTGACACAGAGAACAAAAACTCCAGTCTACGATTACGCTAGCAATGCCAAAAGCTATTTATTATATGTGTTTATTTAATATCTCAATATTATTCAAATTAAAGTGTTGGGAGAGGTAATATCAATTATGATCTTGATATATAAAATGCGAAGAAACTATAAGCCTATGTATGAAATTCAGAAAATATAGAATTTGTAAAAATGAAATTTGAAATCTGTAGAATTCCCTAAAGTAAAAATTGAAATGCACAGAATTTCATAAAACGAAATCTCAAAACTATAGAATTAAGAAATCAAAATCGTAGAATTTTACATTTTTAAAAATTGAAATCTGTAGAATTTTATAATACGAAAATAGAGATAGATAGAATCTTGATTTTTTAATTGTGTGATTTTGAAAATTAAAATCAACAGAATTTTAAGGAGTGAGGAAAATGATTAAAGCAAGTATGCCTATGTCAGTTAATAAATTTGAGAAACTTATTGAAGATGAAAGATTGAATTTTGATTTTCCAATTCAAAGAGCAGATGAGCAATGGAATCTAATGCAAAAATCATTACTAGTACAATCATTAATTGTTGATTATTTTATTCCTCCAGTAGTTACTGCTGCAGAAGTAGAAACTAAAGATGGTAAAACAGCAAATACCTATTGTGTTCTTGATGGTAAACAACGTATTACAAACTTAGTTTCGTACTTTAAAGGTGAATATGCTTTACATCCAGATACTCCATCAGTGAACGTTGATGGTACTTATTTTAGTATTGGTAAAATGAAATACGAAGATTTACCTGAACCAGTTAAAATAGAATTTCAAACTAAGACATTAAATATGTATTATCTAAGCGATATAACAGAAGAACAGAAAGTAGAATTATACTATCGTTTAAATAATGGTGTGTACCTAAGTGTTCACCAGAAGAATAAAGCAGTTATGGGTGTAAGCGCATCTATTAAACTAAATAAATTATCAGAACACCCATTTATGACGAAGAATGCATATTTTACTCCATCACAAAAACGTAAAGGAGAAGATCAAGCAGTATTACTTCAAACTTTAATGTTATTTGATGAAGAATATGAGTTGAAGTCATTTGCTAGTGATGAATTAACAAAGTATGCTGAAAGACTACATGAAGAAGTGAATGAAGTGATTTTTGAAGCTTTAGAAAAAGCTATGTCTGTTTTACATGATGCTTATGGAGATGATTCAGACAAGTTTTTATTAAGAAAGATCAATTTACCTACATTAATATATACAATGAAACATTTTGATGATAAAGGCTATAATAAGCAACACCTTATTGAGTGGTTGAAACTTTTCTCCGACACAGTACAAGATAAATCGGATGAGATACCGACTAATTATAAAGAGTTTGCAGGTTCATGGGGAATTAAGAAGGTAAATGTGTTAGGACGATTAGAATCAATTACAAAGCATTTAGACGAGTTCTATATTCAAAAGGTAAAGATTGAAGTGTAAAATTAAATAATAAAATACACAAAATACATTGACTTGTAATTTGTGATTATGGTAATATCAGGTTTAGAATAAATGGTGGCTTCGACTAATTATAAATACTAATTTAAATTTGTAGTTGGAAGTTGTATACCATTTCAGTATCAATTAAAATTGATCTATAAAAGTATAATATTATTTAAAATGGAGGAATGAAATAATGGCAAAATTAACAAATGTTCAGTTAGAAAAAATTCAAAAAAATTTTGAAGTAGATGGAGATATACTTGTGATTAATCATGAAGAAAGTCAATATGTCGGTGATATTTATAAGATTAAACTTAAACCAAACTCATTGATTGATACAGAGCATCATCCAATTAACCTATCTAAGCACTGTATAGAAATGATTAAACAAATTGTAGGCGATGGTATTTCATTTAACAACACTAATACTACGTTTTGGATTCAATGAAATCAGCATTTTATAAAATATAAGGAGGAAGTAATTATGAATATCAAATGTGAAAATTGTAATTGGGAAGGTAAAGAAGAGGATTTAATTCACGTTGCTGATGATTACGGATCAGGGAAGTTAGAAACTTGCCCTAATTGTAAAGATAGTTGGCATTTACATGATGAGGAATACTAGATAATAGAAGTCTTTTATCTAAACGATAGGGAGATACTTTATGGCAGATATCAGATTTGCAGTGAGTGATGATTACCTAAGTGAATTTCAAAAACATTCGATGGAAGGATATATCACATCGTACACTTTAGAGCTAGACTTTTTCGATGAAGTAGAAGTAATTGGTGTTATTAATATAATTTTTGACGTAATTGGGTATGGAATAGATGGTTTTGATGGAGGTATTGATATTTCATATCAAGTTATGTATTTTCAAGATCCATTGAACAAAGAAGATTATCTAGACGATAACGAGGCTTTCATTTATATTTTTTCAAACTATGGAAACGATATAATGACTGTAGTTAACTTAGCTTATGATGCTTTAGATGATTTCTATACAAATGGTACTCCATTGAACAAATTTGCGTATCATTTCAAGTAAAATAAAACAGTGATTTTATAGGAGTAGAGAAGATGGATTTAAACAATATCATGAGTGAAGTAAGAGAAGCTCACTATAGAATTTATGAGCATTCAGTAGAAAATAAACAGGATATAAATGCATTAGATCAATCTTTAATATTCTTATCTAGCAATGCATTTTTGGAATTGAAATCATTGGTAGTATTGGTTGAAAATAAAGCTTATCATGGCACTTATAGTTTATGTAGGAGCATATTAGAAAAATTTATTTATATGAGATACATTTTAGAAAAAGATTCAATGAACCGAGCTGAAGACTTTCAATTATCAAATTTAAAATCTTGGATCGAGATATACGAAAAAACTAAAAAGATGTATCCAGAACAAGTGCCACCTATTGATAAAAACGAATTAAATGAATGTAAAAAACCATTCATTTCTTCTAAAGATAAATATAAATGGTATTGTGGTAGTGGTACTAATTCAATTTCAAGGTTATTTAAATATTTTAAAAAAGATAAGTATGGATATTATTACATGAAGTATAGTGGTGAAACACACGGTAATGATTCGATCGCAAAATTTATAGATACTTTTAAATTAAATTATGACAAAGAACAATATGATAATTCAGAGGTTGTGTACATTGCGTTAGAGGCTTTTTGTGATATTTTAAAATCACTAATTGACCACTACAATCTCAAAGAGATAGTTACTTATTCTAATATTTATGAAGAATATACAGTGAAATTATAAGATAAAATGAAGTTATTATTAAAAGGAAGGTGAAGCGAATGTCAAAACAACCTGTGCCAAATTATATTTTAAAGAAGGCTTTACAACTGAATGAGCTAGATGCAAAACAGAAGAAATTGATCTCTGAAATTAAAAATTGGATGAATTTAAGTGGCTACTCTTATGATGATATTGTAAATGAAAATGGCATATTAATGAAATTGGCGATTGGTGAATTTGAAAATATAGATGATATCAAACAAGCTTTTGATAACTTAAATAAATGATATAGAACTATTATTAAAATTAGGAGTGATTATATGTATGAACGTGTTAAAGGTGTATTTAATCCAAAAAATTTAGATACTTTAAAAGAAGAATTTAAAAGTGAGATAGGTAAAACTTTAATATTTAGATATGCATGGTTAATGGATGATGACGATCCATTTCCTAATGAATGGGCTTTGATTTGTGAAAGTGAAAAATCAACACTGCATAGAATATGGATTCCTAAATTTGATTTAGATAATATTGAAATCCTAGAAGACTAACATTAATAGAACTATTAGAAAAGGGGAGAAACAGTTATGAAATTCGAAGTCCAATATGAGCAAAAGTCTACTCGTATAATGATAGTTGAAGCTGATTCATTAGAAGAAGCCGAGAAAAAGGCATTTGATGGTGAATACGAAGATGATTGGGAAGAGGATTCTTCAGAATTTAGAATCCTTGATATTAAAGAAAGTGAAAATCAGTAGAACTATTATCAAATAAAAAAGGAGAAATTATGTCAAAAATAAAAGAAGTAAAATGCTCATCTTGTGGTAAACCATTCAAAGATGATGGGAGTGATATTGTTTGTACTGATGTGCGAGGGGGCAGCTCAAAAGATTACTTACATGAAGGATGTCATTACGGATTCCTTGCTGAATGGACTACTAACAACTGGATGGATTATGAGGAATTTATAGATGCTACTACAGAAGATGAATAATTATCATAGTTAGATAAAACACATCTATTATAGAAAGTGAGGTGAATGATCTTGAGAAATATGCCGTATGAAATAAAACAAAAGCTACGTCAATATAACAAAGCGAATCTTAAGGCGAAGTCTTTACACGATGAATTGGTGGAAATTTTTGAAGAATACGGAGTCCCTTATGAAAACTTAACTGCAAATCAAGAGTATGGTGACTATCAGGAAGAAAATTCAACAGAAGGTCTTGCATTTATTAATAACAACGAAGGGGATATTGAAGAGAATATTGCTGAAATTGAAGAAGTATTTTTGCACTTTGTTAATCGAAACAGCAGATCGGTATGAAAAAAATGTCAAGGAGGGTTTATGTGGGAGAAATTGTTTTTAATGATGGTAAATGGGGAATTGTCAAATTCGAAAATGGTGTTAGAGCGTTTAGTTATAGTGGTAGAACAACAAGAATTCATGACAATAGGTTTGAAATAATGAAACAAAGTTCTATTCCGAAGTACATAAAAGAGAAAATGATTGAAGTCCTTGATTCATATTGAATAAATATAGTATGTAGGAGCGATATACAGTGAATGCAAATATGAAAATAGTTAGAGATTGGATAATCACGCAGTCATACGAAACTGCAATTATTGAATTAGAAGGAGAGTACGATACTGTTCCGAATGAAGTGTATAAAGCTTATTACTGCTTATCATACATAGAAAAATTAAAAGTTTTTAGAAATGCAGTAAATCATATTATTAAAAACTACTAAACGAGAAAATTTATTTAAGAAAGGACGATTATACATGGCGTATCAAACACCCACATGTAGTTGTGGTGGAAAGCTGTTATTTGTCGAATTAGAATACACAGAAGTTCATTACAGAATAACTAAAAAGGGAGAAAAATCTAAAAAAGTTTACGATAAGGTTGATAAAATTGGAGTAAATGAACAGTTGATGAAGTGTGAAGATTGTGGAAATCGTTATTCCTGGAATCATGATGATAAGGGAAGAATTATTATTGGTTAAAACAGTAAAATGTTATTAAAGTATAAAATACATAAAAGGATATTAATTGAATGAGTAAGGAGAGTACAATTCGGCTACAAATACCAACTGAAGTTGTTAGAAATATTGGATTTAAAATTGATGAGAAGTCATTTGCTATTTATGCATTTTTACTTTATCAGAAATTTCGTTCTCGTGATAAGAATGACCCTATACTTCAAATTGATCATGTCGTTATGAAGAATAATTTAGGTATCAATGACAATAGAACATTAAAAAGATGCTTTAAAGTGCTTTATGACCAAAAGTTAATTAAGAATGAGATAAGTAAATTTCCAACCAATGGACAATTAAAAGTTGAACTGTTGTATCCATACAGAAAAGATTGGTTCACGCAGCTACCTTTAAAATCACTAAATAGAATTGAAGAAATAGGTCATCATGGATATCGCTTGATGTATTACTATGAATCATACATAAACAGAAATGACATATCACAAGACTACTGTTATCCATCGTACATATCTATTAGAGATGATTTAAAAATAAGTGACGATACTTTGACTAAATACAATACCCAATTAAAAAAGTTAAAGTTAATCACTATAACTAAACACGAGGTACAATTTGATAATCCATTAGATGAAAATAGATTCACAAGATTCAATAACCATTACCGTGTTAATTTATTTAATGTTTAATTGTAGATAGAGGAGGAAGAAGAAAAAGGTAATTACGATTCTCACTTTTCGATAGAAAATGAAATCGTATATACTGGTTCTTAATGTATATTATGTATCTTGTTCTTTATACACCCCAATTTATGCAAGGGCGATTAGCATATTTTATCCGTCGAATTAGCATTTTAACTCCTTAAGGGTTGCAAGAATCGGGGTAAGGGAATTTCAATGTTAAAAATGAACATAGAAAAGGAGGATTTAATGAAGTATAAAATGCCGTTAAAATACATCTTAAATGAAGATAGAATGATTACAGATGTCGTATTTACAATTATTTTCGCTATAATAAATAGCGAAAACTTTACCAATGGTTCTGATTATAAAATAAAAAATAGTGAATTAAAGTATCTATTGGGTGTAACTGATAATCGAACCGTTAATAAAAATTTAGAGATAATTAAAAAAATGAATATAATAGAAGATTACGTAATTACAAATAGAGGAATCTTAATTGTAAAAAGGATTACAGTACCAGAAGAGATGTGGAAGGTGGAATTACCTGATTTAATTTTCAATAAACACAGAGTAATATGGATTATTTTTTATTTAAATTATTATCGTACACTTCAATTAGAGAATCAGGATAAATATTATTTTAGCTTTGTGTCTACTAAGAATATGTCTTCAGTTTTAAATTGTTCCGAGGAAACTATGACAAGAGCGTTAGAAGAATTAAAAGCAAATAATAATTATAAAATTTTAACTGAAAAATTCATATTTCCAATAAAGGACAAACACAGGATAATCCTACCGAAGATCAAAAATAATCCAAGAACTACTGATGACGAACGAAAACTAGAGGATTATTTACAAAATAACATAAGTTTAATTGAAGAAGGAATGACTTTTATCGATAGACAAGTACCTGTAGATCATGGATTTATCGATATCGTAGCGAGAGATAAAAACGGTAGTAAGTGTGTTATCGAGTTGAAATCTGTAAATAATGATAAAAGATTACCTTATCAATGCTTATATTATCCAACACAAATAAAAGGAAATACTAGGATGTTAGTAGTAGCACCAGATTATCGTGAAGACATGTTGGTGAGCCTAAATAAGCTTGATGTTGAATTATATACATATGAAATGTCGAATGATGATTACATAATTAACAGATTTGGGGTTAGGTAAAATAAGCTTTAATTAAACCGTAGAGAACGTATATTAATTGGATATATAAAGTGTACCGAAAAGCATTAAGATAGCTAAAATCAATTGCAAATAATATTAAAAGTTAAATAAAAGATAGATATTATAAGAATGATTAGGAGGAGAGAACCTATGAGCAATGATGTAGTGTATGAAGGAGATATTGTAATCATAAATGACAAAGAAAAAATATCGTCATCTGAAAATAGGAAAGCATTAGAAAATGGAGTGCCTTATTTCGTTACAAAATTAGGAGTATCTAAAGGTGCCTTTTTATATTGAGGTTTATGGAAAAAGTATTCTGCTATTTGATTCAGATATGCCTAATATTGAACATATAACAATTGCAGAAAGATGTGAATATAAAGTGGGAGATCACATAGCTATAGTGAACATTAATAGAGTAGATAATGCTGAAGAGAATGGATTTTACGAAGGAGTTGATTACAAAATAACTAATACTGTTGGAGATAGAGACATTATAATTACCAATAACAAAACAGAATTGTGGATAAAAGAAAATGAATTTCCATATATCAAACAAGTAAATTCTCTTGCCCCAATTATAAGTGAAACGACTGTTGATAGCACAAAAGATATTCAAAAATTAATTGATGAAGCTTTAGATTGTAGGGATTTTAAAACTCTTGAAAAATTAGTAACTAAGCTAAACGCAATTAAATAATAACTGAATATTATATAAAAAAATACATAACAAAAGGATTGAATGCACCTTGAATATATTAGAGTTAATCAATAAAAGTCCATACAATTGTGATTTAGTAGAGTGTGAATTTCTATTGAATCATTATAAAAGTTTAGACAATACATATGATTTCAAGATGAAAGTTAGAGCAATAGAAAGACAAATAAAGAAGTTAACAAAACCGAAACAAAAACTACAATGGGAATTGGACGCAGAGGAATATATAGAAATCACTAAAAGATGGGAATCTTTAGGTTGTTATTGGAAAGATAACTCATATTATTGTAAATGGTATTATAAAGATAAAGAGTTTTATATGTGGTGGAGTGGATCTCATATTTCAGACAATATTATAAAAGCTAGAGAAGCTGATAAATTGCTAGACAAGTTTTTTACTTGATGGTGAGTTTGACATAGGTGATATTGCACCTTGTCCAGACGGATTCACATTTGATGATGTAAGTAAGGCAATTAACAATTATGAACAATTTGTAAGTAGAAAATAAGGGGGATTCAGGTGATTGAAACAAGTCCTACTAAAGAAGAATTAGCTAATGAGATAAAAGTTCTTAGAGGATATATTCATGAAATATCGGAAGTGTGGCACAGTTATCACATAGATGGTATTTCAAAGAAAAAGTATATCAATAAAGTAAATAAAGTTCTAAATAAATATTATTCAAATGAAGAAATCGATTTAGATATATCTGAATTAACGCATGAACTATTTCCATAAAAGTGATTTATTATAAAAATACATAAATAAGGGGAATTAATATGAAGCCTTCAACACATAAGAAGATTAAAAAATTTAAATCAAAATCTCTCAATACATATTACAAAATCATGTATCCGTTAGCATGGCTAATTGATAAATTTGAGAAGTATAAATACGAACGGCTTAAGCGTAAAGTGACTCCAGAATATGCTGCAAAGTTACTCTCAAAAGAAATTTATAAATATCAATGCAAAAGCATTTATGACAATGAATCATACGTAGTCATTGCTGATTATGTAGATACTGAAGAGTATATTGATCCATATCGTGCAATCAAATATTTTACAAATTTCAAGTCTAAAGCAAGAAAGATAAGTAAAATATTGAATCGTAAGGATATCAACGAAAGTTTCTTTAATAAAGTCATGGAAGAGTTCAATAAGATAAATGAATATACATTCGTAAAGGTAATTGATAACAATGCACAATATAAATGGGGTAGACGAAGCTAAACGCTACATAGAATATCAACGACATAACTTACGTAAACCACGTACATATACATATTCAGCAGGATACTCTAATTACGGTGATTTTGTACCTTTTAGAAATTTACTATTACAGATGGGTGAGCAATTAAATAAGGAAGAGGTAGTAGGTCAGTTAAGGTATTAAATAATAGGATAGTATTAAATAAAGATAAATATTTTTGAAGTTACTGAGTACAGAACTTATAAATATCCTCTGTACTCAGTTTTGTTAGCAACTCCTATATAACAGCACTTTTGGAATTTCTTCGCTATACTAAATTGTGCTAGATCATTAATACAAGTGAGCAAATGAATTCCAAGGATCATTACGAGCAGTGGTATGAAAGAAGTAAAAATAGTCATTAAAATAACTAAGAAGGAAGAAATAATCATTAATGGTGATATTGAAATAATCATCAAATCTTCTCTTTTTATTGCTCCGTTAACAGTGTTGGATAATATATTTAATTTAGGCTCATACCCAAACGCTTTAAAAGGAATATAATGACATAACTCATGTATGGGGATAACCAATAAAAAGGATAAAATAACAAGTATAAATGTTTTATTTAGTGATAATGAATAATCGAACAATTCAATTTTCATCATATAACCAGAGGATAATACTAATGCATATGCAATTAATCTAACAGTAAAGCTTTCTTTAATTGTGGTTGAATTTACACAATTATTTAAATTATATTTCTCTAACATTTGTTTATCTAAAGAATCTTGAGTAAGTATTTCCAAAGTTATCACATCCTTTGATTTTAAAATTAAGATATATCAACCTTTATTATATGCACTAAACAATTTAATTATGCTGCTTCAAAAAGGACATGTTTATTTTATATAATAAAATACATGAATATATTGAAATGAGTAAAATGTGGTGTTAATATGATTATAAGAAGTAATTAAATTAGTTAATAGAACCGTTTTATAAAACTAAAGGAGGAAGAGGTAAATGAATGAAAAGCTGCAAGAGATTATCGATTATTTAAATGATGGTATTAATTATGATAAGCGAAATTTCATCAAGGAACTATCAATGAATTGTGATGATACAATGGGATTTTCTCCAGATGAATTACGTATTATGTGGGGCAGTAGGTTGACAGGAGATTTAGATTCGTATAATGAGGAATTCTTCAATAAAGTCATCGAATCGGTAGTAAAAGTAATCGGATCGTTTAAAGATAATTATTAAGTAAAAGAGGAGTTTTATTAAAAGGAGGAATTATGAATGAAACAAATAATGCATCAAGAGATATTGGAATTTACATATAACACACGAGAAGAAAGAGATATGCATGTAGAAGCAATGGAAGCTCAAGGGTGGGAGAATGGTGGGAAAGTAAGAAGATTAAAAAACGGAGTTTCTATTTGGGATTCCGACAACAAAGATAATTACGAATGGTTTGCTGATTTTTGGAAGTATTATTAAAGGAGGAAATACATAATGAAACGAAAATTAGTATTAGTAGGAATGTTAGGATTTACAATTTTATTTGGATGTAGTCAAAGTGATGAGGGAAATGTATACGCTAGTGATCAAGGTGAGATGAATGTAATGTCAGTAGATAGAGTACACAATGGTGACGCAGTTATACTAAAACATAAAGATACAGGTTGCTACTATACATATGTCAGAGGTACTGGTAGCAGCACATCTTCTGCTCCAACTCAAATGATGGTTGTGAAAGATGGAGTTGTTGTTCCGTATTGTGATTAATTAAATAAATTGATTCTTTTATTAAAGTTTAAAAATACATAAAACGGAGGAATGGAGTAATGGTTAATGATGTTATTGCAAAAGCAATTCAAATGGAAGTAGAAGCTCAAGTAGAGAGCTATGTTGGGAAATATGAGAATTTAAAAAAGAATTATGTAAAACTAAGTGATGATCATATAAAATTAAAAGCTGAAAGTAGTGAGCTACTTTCTAAATTAAAACAACTAGAAGCGATAAAATCATTCTCTGATAACATAACTATTGAGACAATTGAAAGTGCGGTTATTTGCAACTTGAATTATAATCCTACTGATATTTCATTTAGTGGTATGCGTAGTGAAGAAATTCCAATGTGGTTTAAAATCCTCTGTCGCTACTTTGACAATAAAAATGAAATTTTAAATCTATTTAACATTTTCAATATCGAGTACCCTAACTGGGCAAAAGATATAATACTTCCTAGTCATTATAATAAACAGCAACTAAAGTTATGTTTGAATAATTCAGGTCAATTATATGTATGTAACGGTCAAATTTACGAAGGTAACATGGGTTTTTATTATACGTACCATCGCAGACATAACTTTGATTTGGAGACTGTATTCAAGCGTGAGTCTTATGTAGAAATTCCTTTCCAATTACTTCTGAAAAATAAACTACTGATTGAAGATGATGAGTTATTCGATTTATTACTAGAAAAATTACATAACGAGGCATCACACATTTCGTATTTTATGAAGTTAGTTTACTATCAAGACGTTCCTATAGATAAAGTATTAAAATTGCTGTCTCCAACTAAAAGTGGTGCTATTAATTACAAATCAATTGTCGGAAAGTATCCAGAACTCCTTAAAAGCGAGCATGTTGGTGAAAGTTTAAAACAAGGTATTTCAGAAAATGGATATTCTGAGTTGTACTTACTGAAGTTTAATAAAGAAGTCCAAAAAGAATACCTTTTGAATCGTGAGAATAAAGACTTGAAATTTGTAGAATTGATTGATAAATCTATGGAATTTAATACAGAAGAAAAAGCAGAGTTAATTAAATTATGCTATATGAATAAAGTTAAATAATAGTCACGTTTTATAAAAAACTAAAGGAGTGATTTTTTGGCTAAATGGGAAAAAAGGTTTAAAGAAATCTTAAGTAGTGAAAGAAAAAAGCATTATGCTGTATGGGAACTGGCTGATAATCTTGAAAAGATAATTCATGGATTCAGTCCAATTAGTAGAGAAGAATTAAAGAAAGAGATTACGCCTATCATTGATAGTACAGAACTCGTAGAGTCAGTTATATCAGAAATTAAATATGAAAACAGATATGAGAAGTCTGATTGTGAAGAAAATAATATGATACTAACTATTAATATAACTGGAGATTTTAAAGGTAGTATAGTAATTAAAACTGGTAGAGGTACTAGAGATAATGGGACAGAAAGAACCCCTATATTTTACGTATCTAGTTATGACAAAAATGTTTATTCAAATAAAATAAGTGAAATGAAGCGAATGTACAAGAAATATCATAATTATTCATTAGAGGTAATAATTGATTTATTTTTTGATAGACAATCGTATCTAAGCTATGATGATCGTTTTAAGGTTTATGAAATAAGTAATAAAAAGCCATCTTCTTATGATGATTCAATAAAAGGATACATAAAATCATACGATGATAAAAAGGATTGAGAATTACAAAAAAGAGCTTTTGGTAATTTAAATAAATTAAAGCACAGTGAAGATATTATGAAATTTGCTGAGGAAAATTTGGATGGGGTAAGTGAAAGTATTACATATGAATGGACTGAATATAGATTATAGGAGTGGGATAATGGATTATAACAAGATATTGAAAAATACAATAACTGCAATAAATTATGAAAATCCAAATATAATTAAACTAAAATCAGATGGTAATGATAAGAAATTTGATTTAGATTGGAATACTTCCCAAAAGATATCAAAATTAATAAATAGACAGTACTATTTTGGAACAGATATTAAACTTGATACCGAAAAAGAATTTTTACAAACTTTTAAAGAATTGCTGAAAATTAAAAGAGCCTTAAAGATTATGAAGAGTGAAAACTAATACTTAATAATATATTTGTATTGTTTAATATTAATGATGTGAAATTGACTCAAGAAGTTTAAAATGATATCTTCTACATAAACAGCTAGTTTATTTATTAGCTTTTTAAACAGAAGGGTGATTTTATGTCAAATAATAAAAATGTTGATTCAAGAGAGTTTTATTATTTAAGTCCTATAATTGGGAGAAGTATAAAAGTGTTCCGTAAGTCAAATAAGCTTACTATGGAGGAAGTCTCTAATCGTACAGGATATTCAGCTCAAGCCATTAGTTTATGTGAACGTGCAAAGAGAATGCCGTCTTCAGACTTACTGCTTAAATTGGCTGCAGTTTATCAAGTTTCAGAAGAAGAATTATTTAGACTAAGAGAAGAGACTATTATTGATACCGTTCAAACTTATGGAGAAAAATCACCAGTTAGTATACGTAACGAATTTGATACTATCATGAATACTAAATATAGCAAAAATACACATCCTAGCAATCGATCACAAAATGATCGTATTTCATTAGGTGATGGAGAGTATGCAACTGATGAAGAATTGATATTAGCTAAAGCCTTTATAATTACACTTCGTTCAATTAAGAAGTAGTTATGTTATAATCAACGGAAAAGGAGTGTTGTTATATTATGGGTTTCTTTTCAAACAATTCTAATACTAAGTCAGTTAATGTATTTAAATATCATGAAAAGGTAGCTAATAGTTTAAACGCAGGAAGAAAGTATTTGTCAGAAGTAGAAGGGGAAACAATTTGGGATAAGTACGAAAGCGCAGAATATTCACGTCGTTGTAAAAACGAGATGAAGCGTAATTTTGTGATATGGTCACGTTAAGTAAATTAAAATAAAGTATTGGGAGTAGGATGAATTTATCTTACTTCTTTTTTATATAATAAAATACATAAAATATGTTGTAATAAACAAATTTGTGTGGTAATATTTAGTTAAATAATAAAAGGAGTGATTGAAATGATGAACGAACAAGAAAGAATTCAATACATAAAAGGATTATCAGAAAATGGGTTAATGAGTGAGATTAATTACGATGATATTAATTTCTTAATTGATATTGCTAGTCGCTTGCAGCAATTTGCAACTGAATTTGATCCAGTACTTACTGAAGGACAGATGTCTAATTATGCTGAAGCATATCAAGAAGTTTTAGCAAATAGAAATTAAATGAAACCAATATATTATTTAAATTAAGAGGAGGAGTAAACGTGACTGAGTTAAGAAGCTTTAGAGATGCTTCAGGTAATATTATTTACGAAGGAGATTATACGACAATTGAAGGGTCTGATAAAAAATGGATTATTACATGGGTAGATAACAGTGTAGAAGGTTGTCTTGGGATGCCTATAGGTTGGTATGAGCAGAGAGATGATTTTGAATCTTGGAGACAATTAGAATGTGGTGAGAGTTATGAAATTAAAGGAAATATCTATTTGGAAAAGGAAGAATCGAAATGAGAGAATGGAAATCACAAGTTAACGGAAAGCACTTACGAGTATTGATTGATGAAGGAGAATCATTTAAAATTCTACAAGAATTAGAAAGTATAGTAAAACGTATTTCAAATAATTCAAATTCATTTAAGTTAGATGAGTATGACAAAGAAGAATTTGAAGAATTGCTTGGAACAATTGAATCTGACACATATGCAGGAGAAGCTGCGTTAATGGATTATATAAAAGGTGAAAATTGGATTAGCAATATTGATGAATTAGTGGATGACAGGCTTTCACAGTTTTATGACTTGTGCGATAAGCATGATATATGGGTTACTGTTTAATTAGATTGCATAAAAAGAAAGTGAGGAATTTAAAATGAATAAAGAATCAACTTTAATGATGATGGAAGCTGAAAGAGATCAGGCTGAACTTAGAGTATTAGCACAAATCAATTCCCTAAGAAATACTTTAAATAATTTAGAGAATGTAATTAAAAATGGTGAAGCAATAAGTGAATCACAAGGGTTACAAGGAAATGGGGATTATTTAGATATATATTTAACTAAATTAATTACTTACAATAAAGTAATTGAGCAAGTGAAGAATATTAAGTAATATCATGCTTTTATAAAATTAAATACATAATAAGGAGTGGTGTAGTTGAACGAAACAAAAGAAATGCGACTAGCAGCTATCAATAATCTAATAAAATTTATTTCAGAACGTGGTCGTAGGTTTTTCTATCGAGAGAGAAATAGGATGACTGGAGAACCACAAACAGCTTACCTGAAATTGAAAAATAACAGAATTTATTTTGTAGACGCATACACGAGTAAAGAAGTTTATGCATACAGTGGATATCCACATGACGGATTCTCACATGGAGGTACTTTATGGGCATTGGTTTGCGATTTCAGTATATTCGTACGAACTGGTAAATCCAGTAATGGTAAACATGGTTATGGTGGTTTGTACAGTGGTGATTGGGGTCACGGTGATGAAATACAGGAAGAAATAATCAATTATGCTAAAGAGATCGGTTATTTAGAGTAATTACGTAATACTAAACTTTCATGAAAGGAGAGTTGTGACGTGGACTTGAAAGAAAGAGAGCGTTTCGGTTGTATGTTAGGAATGATAATAGCACTTATTCCTATTGTCATCGTTATATTAACCTTAAAAGGTTTCTAATTACATAATTAAGGAGGAAGATTAATACAGTGAATCATATTGTAATTAATAAGTTAGAACATGTGTTAACTGGTAGCTGCGGAGTTATAGGTACGTACAGTGGATACAAGGATTATCATGTTGGAGATATAGTAGAAATAAAAAGTTCAATTAGTGGGATATCTCTAAATGTCATTTGCGAAAGAGAGGGTAGTTATTTCCCTTATGGATGGAGAAGTGCTAGCTTGAAACGATTAGAAGAAAAACAAGAAATGAAGAAAATATACAGTTACACTCATTTGAATAAAAAGTTGATTAATAAGTGCAGGCATAAACTATTTATTGTTTAACAAATGATGTAGTAGGAATGCTACTTTTTAATAACATTCCAAATGGTGATAATTTTATCAATCAATTCCTCGTCAGAGTGTAATAATTATTCATAAAAACTAGATAGTTTGGTGCTATCCAAATTTAAATTGCCGCAATTAGAATGTCTACCAAGAATTGAATCGACATTAATATTAAAATAATCAGCTAGTTTAGTGAGAGTTGAAATATCTGGTTCACCTAAGCTGTTCTCATATTTAGCGTAACCTTGTCTTGGAATACTTAAAATATCAGCCATCTCTTGTTGAGTTAATGATTTAGATTTTCTTAGATATTTTAAATTATTTCCAAATTTATTATCCAAGTGAACACCTCAAATAAATTATAACATGTAAGGAGAGAGTTTATGAATAAACCATATACAATTATTTTTAATCCAAAAGGAATTGCTGTCATAACAATTGATAATAGGATCGCAGATGACGAGAGTCGAATGATTCAACGTTTTAAAGATGTCGGATATATAGTAACGAATGTAACAGAAGAAACGTATAAAGAAATCACTAATAATAGAAACTTCTGTCCATTTTAAATTAAAATAAGGTGGAAAAAATAATGAAAATTAGATTATCATTAGAAAAAATAAAAAGAATAATACTTATTATATCTACGTTAATTATTGGATATAGTATTGGAGCTACTTGTGAAAATATCAAATTTCAAAACAAATTGAAAGACTTGGAAGAACAATTCGACAAATTAATTGAGATGTATGAGAATAATTAAAATTAATTAAAGAGACTTATTATTGAAATGGCAGGAGGTTATTGTAGTGAATACTTACGAATGGTTAGATGTTAATTTTCAAATAGTCCTAAGAAATCTTAATTTAAATGAGCACATTCCTTATTCTCAATCACTTATATCTTCAGATGCAGATAAATGTTATGGGTACGAGTCAATTTGGAATAAGAAAAATGTACCGTTCGAACATGGTTCTGCACTTTACTTAATTTCAAAATTACCGCCATATGATAAAGAGGTTAGGTATACTTCTAATGGATGGGTAGCACCAGATAAATGGGTTATTGATAATTATGAAAGATTTAAAGAGCACTTACCAAGAATTGAATAAATTAGATTTATTATTAAAAATACATATTAAAGGATTGGCAAAATGAAAGTAGACTACATTTCTGATTTGCATTTGGATTTTCATATTCGACATAACGGAAATTACGGTAAATGGGAAAACAAAACTCATTTATTTTTAGAGAAGTTGTTGCCGGATAACAAAGGGGAAGTATTAGTTATTGCAGGAGATTTATCTCATTACAATATTCAATCTAAGTGGTGCTTAGAATACTTTTCAAAGCAGTATGAGCATGTATTCTTTGTAATGGGTAATCATGATTACTATTTAATTAGTGGAGGTCAGAATAAAAAATATAAGAACAATAGTATAAATAGAGAGTTTGAATTAATGAAGCTGATACCATCTTTAAATAATGTAACTCATTTATATGATTTTGAAGAGTTCTCATATAATCGCATAAAAATAGCCGGATCAACTTTGTGGTATCCTCTGCAAGAACAAAAAGACATTGACTTCTTTAACAATATTTCTAATGATTCTAAATTAATAAAAAAGCTTGATGTCGTTGCAGAACATTCATATGAAACTTTCAAATACGAGTACATGGAAGAAGTAGATATTCTTGTTACCCATGTTCCACCGGATATTTTGCAGAGTCATATTAAATATGATAGTACATCATGTTATTTAAATGAATTAGAAAATATCAAAGCTAAACATGTAGTAACAGGACATGTTCATGAACAAAATAAATATTACAATACGGATGGAACAAATATCTATATCAATGCATTAGGCTATCCAAATGAATGGTTGAATCATATGAACCCACTTGAATATAGTAAAGAAGAACGCCAGAAGTTCGCCTTAGAATGGAATGTAATTAAATCATTTGAAGTTAAATAATATTGGATTTTTATAAAAAGAAATGGAGGAGTCAATGAGAGATTGGTATGTACTAGCAAAATACATTGAAAATTACCCTAGTTACGATAAGAAAAATTATTTCAAATGTAACCGTGGGATAGATTATAAAGGTTCGGAATACTACGTACAATATGTGTATTTCGGCTCAATTAGATATGCTCTTTTTATAAAATATGTTAGAGAAGAAAAAGAGGAAAAGTGGTTATATACAGGAAATGAAATGAAGATAGGTGACAAATACATAAAAAATGATGTAGAACATAAAGTTGAAAGTATTTTACATAATGATGATGAGAACTACAGTGTTTATGTTATGAAGGATATAGTTAATAAAAATAAAGACCACAGTGAATTATTAAATGCAGAAATAGAAAAAATGAATAACTTTATTCCAGAGTTTAGAAAAATGATTAGCGATAAATTATATAAGCGTTCTTTTTGGGAGATAGTTAAAGACACATTTTTTCAATGATATCGCTCTATCATTAAAAATACATAAAAGGAGTGTTTTGAGTGAGTACAGAAGAAGCAATTTTAGCTATTAATAAGATAGAGGAATTAAATAATGAACTATATGGAGTATATAAATTTTTAGAAGGAACGAGCTTTAATGCTCCTAGTAATCAGGTTGCAATATGGTCGGATTTTTCTAATAAAATTAAATTTACTATTAATAAATACGATGATTTTGACAAGGTATTCATTGTGCGTTCTGATTACGATAAGTATTACTTAGAACCAAAACAATTATTATCGTTAGTAAATAAATACGGTTTATTATAATACAGTCATTTTATAAAATTTAGGAGGTTAATTTTATGCACGAGGAAATAATTTGTAAGAATTGCGGAGATGATTGTGAAGTACAAATATGGACTGAACAGTATCATAGTGGATTATGCAGCTGTTGTTATGACGACTTGGAGGATTGACTATGGAATTTTACGAGTTTAATGTATCAATTTTTAGTGGATTAAAAGGAGTTGGATATAAGAAGTTATGGAAGGATGTACGTGTAATTCTAAATAAGAACACTTCACCAGAAGACATTATTGATGAGGCATTACGTCAAGTAAAGTCTCACCCAAAGACACATCATTGTGAAGTATCAATTGTTAGGAAAATAGACGATATAGAATATGAGATAAAAGATAAAGTGAATGAAGTTTTACATAACATTGAGCAGATTATGATGAGTATTTCAGTTCGAAAAACAGAAAAAAGTAAAATTTGTTTTGAAAATAATTATAGAAAACCTGATTTTTCTGATTTAGATTGGTGTTTCGAGCAACTATATTATTTGAAGAAAGAGTTTCAATAAAAACAAAGTATTATGTAAACGAAAGAAGGTTGATGATTTGAAGTACGCAATTCAATATGAGCACTTGGAAGATGAATTGGTGAAGGATACTTATTCGAAATGGCATTTCGATGAAGTGAAAAATTATGCTAACAAATACAGTTTAGAATTGTCAGATGAAGATTTTAATCGTTTTTTAAAACTTCAAAAATCAAATAAGGATATAGCTTGGATGATGCACATAATGAGTGTATATAAACAGTCATTTACAGACACTCTCATATCTTATATTACTTATTAATAATTACATAATACGAGCCTATTATGAAGTTGAATGGAGAGAATTTTATTGAAAAAGTTTCCTGTCATTAGTTCCAAAGGTAATAAATATTTAATTGGAATTGAAAAATGGATAGATGCTATTGATCACAGCTATTCTAGTATAGATGTCACTATCTACAAAAAGAAATCATGGTTCTCGAACAAGTTAACAACTTTATACTTTAAAAAATATAAATCAAATACACAGGAATACTATGATTTTGTTTTAGCTACTGAAAGTGCTGTATTTGCATACGAATCATCTTGTAGTTATCTGTTAAATAAAGAAGATGTTATTAACAAAAAGAAATTTAAAGAGTGGAACGGTATTGTTAGATAAAATGAGAATATTATTAGAAATAATGTATTTATAGGTAATACATAATGTAGAAATCAATAAAAAATCCTTTATTTACAATACAGCACTGTATTTATGGGAAGTACAAATTTAGGGGGAATATACATATTGAAGATTAAATCAGGTAGGAAGCTACTTTTAGAAAAGAGAGAAAAAAGTAAATATAAATTCCCTTTATTATTTACTAAAGAAGGTCAAGAATATATGGGATCACACATTGCATCTATTAAGTCTAAAACATTTAAAGTTGATTACTATTTTAAAAATGGATATATATCATCAATTACATATACGAATGGTATTGGTGGATTCTTACTAGCATCAACTTATGCAATATTAGGATACGTACTTCAATTAATACCTGTTGAAGATGTTAAGAAGTTAGGCATGGAGATTAATGGAGAAATAATTGAATTAAAAAAGAAGTATGTTTATACAGGATCATCTGTGAATATAAGCAGCAGATTAAATCCTAACGAAACAAGCTTAAAAATTTGGTTAGATTCATATTTGGTAAGAAATGACAAAGAGAAATACGTTAAAAAGATTAAATGGAATGATAAAAATATTTGTGATTTAAATGTTAAAAATACATAAAAGGTAGTGAGATATGAAGAAAACAAAATTTGAATGGTTAAAGTACCACATTGAATTATCACTAACACATACATATGATAATGCTAGATATGATAAGAAGGCAGAAATCAAAGCAGAAGTATATGAGGACTTACTGTACTTTATTGAAGGATTAGAAAACATTAAAAGGAGTAATACATAATGAGCAATTTTGCAAAATCATGGATTAGTGTAGGTTTGATTTCGGCTTTTATATTAGTGGCGTTGTTATCATTTATTGTAGGGGTATTCTTTACTGGATATTCAATAACAACAAATCCAGAAGCATATGAAGATATAGTTTGTGAAAAACAATAAGGAGATGAAGTCATGTTTGGAAAATCATTTAATTCAGTAACAATTAATGGTAAAACAGTAAATGTAAAAGGTAATAATATTTCAGTAATAAATAATAAAATATATGTTGATGGTAATGTCATTGAGACAGATGAATTATCAGGAGACGTACATATTATTGTAGATGGAAATATAAATAAATTAGAAACAGGATCTTCTGCAACGATCAAAGGAGATGTACTTGGAGATGTTAAAAGTGGATCATCTATTACATGCCAAAATATAAAAGGTTCAGTTAAAGCAGGAACTTCAGTTAGCTGCGGTAATGTTGAAGGAGATGTAAAAGCAGGCACAAGCATTACAATGAAACGATAGAGGAGGAAATTATAATATGAATACGTGGCTTACAAGTGATTCGCATTTCCATCATAAGAACATTTTAACATTTGAAAATCGACCATACTCAACTTTAGAAGAAATGAACGTAGGTATGATTGAAGCTTGGAATAAAGTTGTAAAGAAAGGTGACTTAGTTTACCATCTAGGCGATTTTGTATTTGGAGGATATTCAAAATGGATTGATATTTTACCACGATTAAACGGAGATAAAGTGTTGATTCAAGGCAATCATGATGATGATAAAGTAGTCAAACGAATGTTAGAAGAAGGTTATATTAAGGAATTACATACTGTAGGAATGAAAATGAAATATCAGAAGCAAAATATGTGGCTTACACATTACCCAATGGAAATTGGATTACGTCCTAATAAGTGGTCTGTTTCAGGTCATATTCACTCACAACCTAACAAATATGATAATCAGCTAAATTTAGGAGTTGATTCACCATTACTTAGTTATAAACCTTTTGGAGAACCGTTACATATTGATGAGCTGCTACAAATAATGAATGATCGAACTGAGTCAATTACAAATCAGTTTTTAGAAATGAGAGGTAATTAAGTATGATTGAAGTATTGTTGAATGTTGAACATGTAGATGATGTAGAAATTGAAGATGGCAAACTAAGCATTACCAAATATGACGGTACAGATGATGTGTTGTTCTTCGCCTCACATGGTAAAGAAATTAGCATATCTTTGTCAGAATTAACCAAAGTGATTGAGATGATGAATAAGTGATTTGATAATAGTTATCTTTTATTTAAATAAATACATATTTGGAGGATGGTCTTTTTGACTCTCTTTTTTTATTTGTAATATTTCCGTTGCATAAATCTGAACAAATACTCTATAATATATACAAACAAACGTTCTTTTTCTGGAGGAGAGAGTTTATGTTAAATGACCGTGGAAATATGAAATGGACAGCATTGATGCTGCCTGAGCATTTGGTGAAAATTAAGGAATGGAAGCAAGAGCAATTCCATGATAAACAACGTGATTTAACTGAATGGGAACTAGAAGAGATTGAACAAACAGTGCAGAGAGCCTATAAATTACATGAAGAAGTCAAAATAACCTTGTGGAGTGACAATAAATTACATGATGTTGTAGGAATGATTACTGCTATTAATGCATTTCATAAGGAATTACTCTTGGATATGGATATTTCAATAAAACGTATTACATTTGATCAGATACAAAAAGTATCAATGGTAAATATAGATGATTAATTCAGAGCAACGACAGCTTGTACACAAATTTTTATTGTTAGATTTAGCTGTCAAATCGTTGCAGGTTGATTATCTGAAGACAGAACAATTTAAATTGAAAAATGTATTTCTCCCATTAATGGATTCATTATTAAAGGATTTACGTAATGAATGTTTTAATCTGAAAAGACAGCTTGCACAGCAAAAAATACGAATTGTGGGATGGACTAAGATAGATGAGTACTTTAGTGATGTGAAAATTGCTACAGCAGGTGATGATGTTGATTTACGATATGCTCAACAAGCCTTAAAAACAAAGGTTGAACAACTTATAAATAATTATATTAATGAAAAGTTGAATTTGTAATTACCACTAGTACCTTCATTTACATGTGTTTTTAGTATATATGGCATGAGATAATGGTTTATGAGGGGGAAATAGTAATGTTATTTACTCCAATTAAACCAATGTTACTTCACATGGGTAACAATAATGAAATAATAGATAATCCAGAGTGGATTTACGATATAAAATGGGATGGTTGGCGCATCCTTTTGCATAAACAAGGTGAGCGAGTAGAGGCATATACACGACATGGCAACAATGTAACTTCTAAGTTTCCAGAGCTACAAACTGTTGGAAAGTCAATTAAGGAAGACACAGCAATTATTGATTGTGAAGGCGTAGTACTGAGAAATGGTGTATCAGTATTTGAAGATTTTGCTTACAGAGGTAGACTTTCAAATAAAGATAAGATTGATCAAGCAACTTTAACTAATGCGGCTACTTTTATAGCATTTGATGTATTAGCTACTGGTAAGTCACATATGAATAAAACACTTATAGAACGTAAGGAAATATTATCATCAATAATCGAACCTTCAAATAGTTTACTTGTTACTCCATCGGTCACAGGCAATGGCAACGATATATTTCAGTTAACTAAGGATAGAGGTATGGAAGGTATCGTAGGAAAGCGAAGTAATTCGACTTACAAAACTAACCATCGATCACATGATTGGTTGAAGTATAAACACTTTAAAGTAATGGATACTGTTATCTTAGGATATAAAGAGAATCCTTTTACAATGATAGTGGGTACTCAATTAAGTAACGGTAAATATAGACCTCTTGCGAATGTAGAGTTTGGCTTTAAACCTGAAGAGAAAACAGCTTTCAGGGAAATTGCTAAACAGATAATAACAAATGTAGAACGTGATATAATGTGGATAGAACCAAGCTTATTCTGTAAAGTACAGTATCTTGAGAAAACGAGTACTGGTTCATTGAGAATCGTTTCGTTTAAAGGATTTAATTTTAATAAAGCTCATGAAGAAAGTATCTAAAATAGATGATTAACAGTCACTCATTATTAAATGGGTGGCTTTTCTTTTTATAATATTTCCCTTTTATAAAATTAAATAAAGAAATACATAATTAATACTTGATTTTATGTATTTTGTTAATTATACTTAGGTTAAGAAGTCAAACATTACTAAATATTAGGAGGAGAGCACGTGATTGAAATTAAAGAAGGGTTCGGAGTGGACAATAAAGTATGGGCATTTACTTTCAGTAAACCTTATCAAATTGTACCAATTGGAGAAAATAAGCTTGGAGAGAATCATCTAAATAGACGATTAAAAAAGCTCAAAGAATATGATACACCAAAATATCTTGGGAATGTCGGATCATTATTGCCTCACAGATACAGTAATATCAAAGAAATTAAAAAAGAGATTATTCTAGTAAAAAAGTTCATCAGTAGAAAAGGAACTGATGATGAAGAAATTTATTATGATAAGGAATTTGAGGTATTTGTAATTCACTTCGATGATAATGAAAATTTAATGGTGCTAAATAAGAATTAAAGCATTAAACGATATTCGTATTTTACAAAATAAAAAATAGAATGGAGAAATTAAAATGAAAAATGGCAAAAACTTTTTTGAGTATTATGTATACGTAGATAAGAGATCAGGAAGTAAGGAGAATAACTGCTTCACTATTTTTAGTTCAGACATTTTAAATGAGAATGACATTATCGTAAACAACAATGAGTATTTCAAAATTACAGAAGTCTATGAAGATAACTTAACTGTTGAAAGTATTACAGTTAATGCAGTTAATGTATATAAGGTAATTTAATAATATTCGAATTTATGAAAGGAGAGTTTGTCAATAGATAATAATGATGTTGGAAATGACTGTAAGAAGGAATTTATAATCGATAAGGATTCCATGGTTAAAGAAGTTACAATGTGGATTTATAAAAATACCTTCATGGGTGGTAATTTAGATAAAACATTTAAATTAAATATAGAAATTGAGAAAATAAATGATAATTAGAAAGGTTATATAAACTAGGACTTAGTGAAAACGATGTAAATACTCTTAATTCAATTAATGATTCAGTAATAAAAATAGATTTCTTTAATCAATTACTTATTCAAGTCCATAACAATGGATTTAGGAAAGGAGTAGACGAAACAATAGGTTATGTGAAAGAAATCACCAACCAATAATACTTTTGGAAAGAGGTAGTCAATGGATAATAAAATTACAAAAGAAGCTGCACTTCAATTAAATCAGGCAAAGGATGTAATTTGGAGCGCAATGAACTTAATGATCAAAAAGCAAGGATATAGTGATTTAACTTTACACTTGGAAGGTTCTTATTATGAAATAAGTGATATTTTAAGTAATTCAGAAGTGGTAAGTAATGATATTAAATTGTTTTATGTCTACAAAAAAGATTGGTACTGTAACACTGAAGAAAAAGGATTTATTGTAAAATCTACGGATTGGAAAAGCGCAAAAGCTATTGCTATGAAAAATATCAATTTTAAAGAAGAAAGTAGAATAAATGTAATTGTTGAAGAAGTTGACAGTATTGAAGAAAATATACTGTATTCTACTGTTAATATAAGAAATAATATTACGTGCAATTAAATAAGAAATACATATTTGAAGAAAGGGGTTTATATTTGAAGGTAATTAATTCTAAAATTTATTTTCAAGTTGGAATGTTGTACGTAAAGGATCTAGACACCTTTGATATTCAATTCACAAAAGAAATTAAAGAGGCATACTATGTTGATCTATTGGTAGATTTTCAATATAAGGTTGCTAAAATAGTAAGTTCAATAAAAAGATTAGTGGAAACAGAGCCGAAGTTGATATTTCATAGAGAATTAATCGATGAATACTGCTTAGATGATTATACAGTTTGGTTAAATGGCGGTTTCATTAATGGAGTAGAAGTCGACAAGATGTATTGGACTCAAATTACTGTTTTAGACAAAGAAAAAGATGAACATTTTCATAAGTGGTTAAATAAGGATTACCTACATAATAAATAATAAATAATTCGATATTATAAAGGAGAATAAAGAATGAGTTTGAATTACAATAAAGAACGATCAAGCTGCGGCTCAGGAGGATGTGTTACATGTCCATTTTCTCAAAATGAGGATGCGTTTTATGCAGAAAACACAGGATGTCTGCCAACAGTAAATGAAATTTTGGATTTACCTGAAAACAAAATGTAAATTGGGGATGTCATGGTGAAGTGGGCGTAGTTTGTAGAGGGTTCGCTAAAGAGTACAAAAGGTTAGTAAATAAAGTAAATAAAGATTTGCCAATCGTAGATTTTGATGAGTTTACACATTTAGGAATGGATGTAGCTATTGCATTAGCTAAAGTTAGAAAAGGAATTAATCCATTGAAAGACGAGTTAAGTAAGTATAAAGGATGTTATTCGGAGCTGAACTACTTTGATTACAGTAAAATTAAATAAATACATAAATGAGGATAGGTAGATGGTAACGATACTTATATTTTTGTTTGGAGCAAGTTTGTTTTCAACTGTATTTCATTTTCTTTATATCATGGGTGCTATGGACGAAGATGGATATCCTCCTAAGAAAAAGAAGCGAAGAAGAGGATTTATCAGAATGGTTATCTCTGCATTCATCTGTGCTGTATTTCTTGGTTTATTGAACGATTATCATAATGGGTTAATTGAATTAAACTGGTGGCAATAAGATTATTATATAAAAAGTTGATATTATAAAAATAGGAGGAATGAACAATGTCAATTTGTTATGAATGTCAAATGGATAAGATAGTTAGTGGGTGTGGAGTTTCAGTTAAAGATACTAAGGTCGTAAATGGAATTGGTGTAGTTGAATGTAAATATTTTATGGAGCTAAGTGGAGACTTATTAAAAGCTCAAAAAAATAAAAACGAAATGATTAATAATGCTAAATTTAAGTGAAACAATGATGTTTTGAAAATATAAATTGGAGGTAACTATATGTTTAAATTTGAGTGTGGAGATAGTATTAAATTTGGTGAAGAATACTGTAAAGAGTTTGAACGAGAAGATTTAATTAGTAAAACCATCATGATGACTCCTCAATACTTTGAAGAAGATAATGGGATATACGTTTATACATCTACGTATGCAGGTATTTATGATAAAGAAAATAAGGAAGCTCACAGTATTTATCATTTATTTGGTAACGATTTTGAGTATTTCATGGACTGCGAATTAGTCAAAGGGTCTAATGAAGATAAGAAAAAATATGAAGAAATTATTAATTTACACAACAAAGTATTAGAAGACGAAGCTGCTAGATGGATTGAATTCACCTCGGAAAAAGGATTTTAGAAGAAATATTAAATAATAATTTCATTTTATAAAAACAAATACATAATAAAGGAGTGTTCAAATTGCAATTTGCATACAGGTTAGTTGATTCAAAAGGAGCTTCTATTGATTGGAGTCAGAACACAAAAACGTTGAAGGTAGATATTTCAGTTATTAAAGATAATGACTATTTTGAAGGTGGTAATTTAGATTATTTTAAGACTGTTTGTACTTTTCTTAATGAGGTATCTGTAAAAGGATTGGAAGGCAATATTGATGTTGAGATGCCAATTAGGATTGCAAAAATTAAAATCACAAAGACTATAGGTGCCTATATAAAGTAAATATCTAAATGATAGTCGCATTTTATAGAGAGGAGATGGATTATGGAAGAAGTATATAGTGAAGTTATTAGAAAACGTAGAGAATTATTTGCTCAAAAATATAAAGAGCATTTCGGCATAGAGTTAGATTTTAAAATATTAGAGAAGCAAAATCAAGAAAAAATTAAGAATGGCGAATATACATTTGTGTTAAATTATTATGGTATTAAATCCAACTGGATGTAAATAAAATGTATACAATAAAAGAAGGAGCTGATATTATTATGATGAAAATTGAGTATTTAAAACCGTTTTATACAAAAGTCACTGGTAATAAATTACGTTTAGTTTTTGCTCATCAATACTTAACCGTTTCAAAAGATAATGAGATTTTCCATTTCATTCCCATCGAATGTAAAGAGATGATCGTTAACTTGGATACAGAGCAAGTTGAAAATTTATCTGAGGTTTTTGTTTTCCAGAAAGATAAACGTTTTATTCGACTACCGTTATATCAATTATTATTAATTACAAATATACATAGTTTTATAAATCCAATAATACATAATGAAAAGAATAAAAATAATCAGAACAATTTAAAGGCATTTGATAAAATTTTAATTGCTAAAGTCAACTTTGAAGGATTGAGTGATTTGCCAACAAGTGAGAAAACATATTACTTTAGATCGTATGATACTGATCTTAAGATAAATGATATTGTATGGGTAGATAGTCAACGCAAACAACAACTAGCAAATTTCCTAGGGTATATTAATGAGTCTGAGATCAATTGCAACCCAACAAAGTTCATTATTAGAAAGGCGAATGCTGCTGAAGTAACAGGTCGAGAAGATTTTACTATAGATATTCAGGAGTCAAGAAAATGCGAACACACTATGCCAGACAAGTTCAGTCATGAAATTATCAAGTTACTTTCTGAAATAATGCAATTTAATAAAGAAAATATGATTGATAGATATCTAGATAATAAGGATTTTGATGGCTTAAATGAATTCCTAAGTGTTCAAGTATCATAAAAGCCATCTATTACGAAAATAAATAACAGGGAAGGGACGATGACATCGGATAAATCAATGTGTTTTAGATGTGATGAGTTCACGGAGTCAATTGAGTATAAATGTGTTAAGTGTATGCAATTCAAGTTAATTGATACTATGTATGTATTAGATAAAGAAGAAATTGTAGAGGATGATATGTAAAAATGAGTTATGAATTATTTAGAGGAGATGACCATATTTACACGTATGACCACAAACATGTAGCTGAAAAACAAGCATCAACTCTTGGTTCAGAGTTCTATGTAAGGGAAATAACATTTGATGAGTATTACAAACAGATGAAAGAAATATATGTAGAAGGGAGATATAAATAATTACATAAATTAGATGTATTATGAAAAATGAGGAGGATATTAATGTATAAAATTAAATTAGAGGAATATGAATTTACTAATAATAATGGTGTAATTACAGTAAAGCGTTATGGAGAGCATTGGAGAAATTATATAGGAGATAATGCAGTATTAGCTTTGCTGCATAAGATTGAAGACTTAGAAGAAGGAAATAAGAAATTAATCAGTTCATTAGAAGAAATTGCACATCATGTATCTGTACCAATAGATGAACCTGAAAACTATGAAAATACAGTGTATGAATTCATAGATATTGCAAAAAGAGCTTTAGGATATTAAAAGAAATAAAAAGGGGAATACATTTGAAAAAGAAATTAATTGATTATATTAGAGAAGAAAGTCAGTGTAATTATGTAGATTTGATTGACTACATTATGGAATTAAATACATTAGGTTCAGATGAATTAAAAGCTAAGTGTTTATTGGATTTAATTTGGTATATACATAATGTAGAGTCAAGTGAAGATTAAATATCAACATGTTTACATAAAAGAGATATATTAATGAAGGGAGTTATTACAATGAAAAAAGAAATAGATGAACACTATCTAACAATTATTGAAAAAGAACGAGCTAGGACTTGTGAATTGATTGATCTAATTAAGAGACTACGTGAAAATTGTGAAATACCTTACAATGGTCTAAGAAAAGAAGTGAGAATGGTGATAAAAAAATTTGATAATGAACTAAATATTTAATAATAGGAATCTTTGATTGAAATGGAGTGTGTAGAAAAGCCATGACAAAAGAAAACAAGCTAAGTGTACGCTTAAATGGCTCGCTAACAAATCGATGTTCTAAAAGAAAATTAGATAATTTACTGTTTGCTATAAATGATTATATTGGGTTAAAGGATCAATTGAAGACACAGGAGATGGGAGCTGCTTCTACTTATGAGTAATGGTGTACGATTTGGATTGCAGTATCTAGAAGAAGGAGAATATACTCTGAATGGAGGTCTAGGGAATAAAATACTCAGTGAATTTGAAGTAAAAAACGGTCAATTATTCTTTAATGGCGAGAAAGAACCGACTGTACCGCCTACTATGTATGAGTTTTTAAAAAGTAAATCCAGTAATGTTAAATAAAAACTAAATATTATTAAATACATAAAAGGAGAATAGTATGTCAGAAAAAGTGAAAGTATCGAAAGAGGTTGCAGAGGCTCTGAAAACAGTTTTGCCAAATGGAAATATTAGCGCTTGTATCGAAAAGCATGTGAAAGGTTGGGATTACGAACCTAAATTGCCTTTGAAAAAACTTTCAACAGAAGAGTTTGCAAGATGTTGTTTGATAGGCTACGTGATCGAAGAATCGCCAGAAGAAAAGTTGTTATCGACTTATAAGTTAGGAGATATGGAAGTTGAACCTTGTGGTGCTTGTTACCAAAGTGGCATTAGAGACACTCTTAATATATTAGACATGAAGATTAAAGGTATCAACTCTTAACTTAATGATATTCATGGTGTTATCAACAAAACTGCATAAAAGGTAAGTATTATGGAAAGTGAAAAGGAGAGTTAGAATGCAAATAAATTTTGAAAATGGATCAACTTTGACATCGATTGATACAAATGACGTAATACGTGGTCATTTATTTAGTCATGTGATTGCTCCAAAAGATTTTGAATACATATTATGTGAGCGAAAAAACGGCAAGAAGTTCATTAAAGTAATCATGTACTATAATGATGCTAACGGTTATATCGAAGTAGCAAGGATAAATCCAATTAAGAATGACTTCAGTGAAGATGGTTACGGTGACATTGACCATTTATTCAGTTACTTAGAAGACAATCAGAAAGTCATCAGTAACATTAAACAACAATTAATTAAATAGTAAAGGAACTGATGTAATTTATGAAGAAACGTGTAATTATTGCAAATATCATCAGAAAATTAGAAAGTGATTCAAGACGTTCTCCGAACCCTTTCGCTTCAACTCTTTCTGAGGACGATTATATACAACTAGGGAAGAGTTACTATGCTGATGAGCTATTACGTGAAATTAGAATTATGTTGGATAGTAACTTTTCATAAAATTTAACTTTTACTGAAAGGGTGTCATTATAATGATCAAAAATTATTTAGATACTATGTATGAAAAACATAAGAAGTATTTAGATTCTTTAAATCAACTAGAAGAATATCTTGAGAATGGTATTTTTAAATACAAAGGAATTGAAGTAGTAGTAAGTAACTTTGACAAAGAAGGATGGGTTTTGGAAATCACATCTCTGGACAGCAAATCATCATTATGGAATGATAGTCCAAATATCTATATGTCAGTATACGAGTTTAATGATGAAATTGAACTTTCTAGACAGAAAGCAATTAATTGAAGATTAAATAATAGGAACATATTACAAAACGTTAAGAGTCGATCATCAAAAGTCGGCTCTTAAATAAAATAAATAATAAAATACATAAAAAATGCTTTACAATACACAAAATAATGGATATACTATTATTAATAAAGAAATTATAAAGGGGTTGCAAATAATGGTTATGGTTAATCACAATACTTCATATATGGGCAACTACATAGGAGATTATATAGAAGAGTTTTTAAAAGTAAAAGGTAAAAAGTCTTTTAATACAGAAAAAACTTATAGGTCTAGTTTGAATCAAGTGTTTAAGGACATCTTAGGTAACAATGATTATATTTATATAACAGATAAAAATATTGAACATGACTTACGTTCAGAAATTTTGTTTGAATATTTCGATTCATTATATGATGCAGAAAAAGAAGATGGTACTAGGATGTATGCTAATCAGACGATTAATAGTAGACAATCTGCGATTAAGTCATTGATCACTTATTTAAAGACAAAGAAAATAGATGGAGAAAATTTAATAAAGTATGATTTAGATGATTTGAAAGTAATTGAATCGCTTAAGAACATAGGCGAAGAAATAGAAATGATACCATTTGAATTATCAATGGAATACATTGAATATTTTGGAAAAGAAGAACAGGGCTTAGAGAAATCATTAATTATTGAATTAGCTATAGACTCCGCACTTAGAGCATCTGAATTATTAAAGATAGAATGGTCAAATTTCACACCAGTAGAAGACGGAGTTATTATGAAGTCTCATGGTTACAATAAAGGAAAAGGCAATGAAGAATGGATAGACAAGATATCCTTTGAACTATATAATAAGTTGTTACAACTAAAAGAAATTGGAAATACGAATAAATTATTTACTTTGACTTACAAAAAATTAGTCGGGATGATGGATAGGGCTAATAAGCTATTAAATAATACAGATTTAGAATACTCTTTCCATTCATTTAAAAAATTATCCGTTACGATGTGTTATTTAAACAATGGAAATTGCATAGATTCAGCAATGAAAAAGGCTCGACATAAAAATGTAAATACCACTATGAGATATCTAAGATTAACCAATCTGAATGTTACAGGTATTATATCTGCAAAAATGACTACTGCTGAAGAATTATATAAAACAGCTTCACATGAATTATTATTAGAATGTTTAGAAGAAATGCGTCCAGAGATGCTTTTATTACTAAATAATAAAATCAAGAATAAAATAACAAAATGAATAAATTTATGTGACATTATAGATGATAAATGGTAAAATCAACATAGTATTGAAAGGAGTTTTTTAAATGAAAATCAATAAAGATAGAGAATCTTTAGAGACAGAAGTAAAAAGTCTAATTTCTTTATTTGCTACAACTGTAGATAAAAAAGAATTTGACTTAATTGTAGAGCATTTAAATAGTAAACATGGAATTAAAAAGTCTAATGTTTATATGTTACTTAACAACTCAAATAATGTATCTAAATTAACATTAGAAGAATTAGCATTATTCGGAAAACAATTAACTGTAAAATTAGGAATTGATAATATTGAATGGATGAATACTTGGTTCACTGAAAGAGAAATTAAAGAATTCGAAAGATTTCAATTTGTTGATATGCAATCAATTGATGATCTAGATTTCCCTATAACGCTTTCCAATGTAACTTATCTTGGAAATGGATACTATAATTTAACAATTACAAGACAATTGCTTGGTAGGTTATATAAATACGGTAAATTAAACTACAATCCAAATGTACAACGTGGAATGAGAAAAGTCTATCGTTATGGTAAAGAGATGGAAGAACCAATTGTATTTAAAAGTAAAGTAACTGAAATGAGTAAATTGACATTAGAAGATAAATTAGAACCATCAACAATAACATTAAATGCAGCACAAATGTCGTCTGATGAAGGTGAAGAACTAATTTACGATGAAAAATCGCACAAATTAACAATAAATTCAGGGACAATTTTAGATATCGTAGACGGAATGCATAGAACGTTAGCAACATATAGTGCATATTCAAAAGATAAAGACATTAACGGATCTTATCCAATTACTATTTCTAACAAATCAGATGAAGAAATTCAGAGATATCAAGTAAATATGGATAAACAAACTCCATTAACAAGAAGTAAGATTGTCGAGTATTCAGGTGGGCATGTTAGTAATGTGATTAATATTTTAAAATCTAAAGGTGAATTAAAAGACAGAATTAGTTCAGTAGGAGACAGTAAGGCAACTTTACGCGGTAGTGATATTATCCCTTATAAAATGCTACATGCTGCTATTAGTAATGTTTATAATATTGATTCTGTACTTCAATCAAGAAAAGTTGCAGATGAAATAAATGAATATCTAGTATATCTATTTGGGTATTTTGGTAAGCACGAAAGAGATGAATATAAAGTATTGTTTGATGCAGATTTATTCGAAGCTCATTTAACTTTGGCTAGTAAGATGAAAGAGAATAAAATTCCGTATGACAAACTGTCTGAAATAATTAAAATTGAAGCATTTAATATAGAGAATAAATTCTGGAAAGATACAAATGTAATCAATAATGAAGGTAAAGTAGTAAACAAGAAAATGAGAAGGAAGATAAGTGATTTCTTTGAAGGTATGTTAGAGGAGGCAGAATTGTAGTGTATAACAGAGAATATAAAATGAAATTTATTGAAACTTTAGATGTTAAAGAAATAAGTGAGGAGCGTTATGTTTATCTTTTTGAAAAAACAGCGGAAGTTGAATTTAAAATTAATAAAGATTTGTTTGATATGAATTTCGAAGAATTGGAAATTACTTTTTATGCAGCTAAGAGAAGTAAGCATCGATCACTAATTTCATATATTACAACTATAAAAAATTACATTACATGGGCTAAAGATAATGGTTATGGCGTATCACCAGTTCATCCAATCGTGGAATCTATCAATACTTCTTTTGTTGATAAATACTTATATAAAGAAGGATTAACTTATTATACAAGAGAAGCTTTACTTATGAATATTGAAAAGCTTATAAATGTTCGTGATAAAGCAATCGTTTTAGCAGTGTTTGAGGGGATCAGAGGTAAGGCTTTATCTGAATTAACTAATTTACGATATGAAGATTTATCTGAAAAAGAAGGTAAATATTATGCATCATTGCTTTCTGATGAAATTAATTTAGATAATCGTCAAATTGAAATATCTAAAGAGTTATACGACTTATTTGTTCAAACTTATAGAAAAACAGAGTACATTGGAAAGAAAGGAAATGTTACTCGTGTTGCTGATGGAGAATATATATTAAGAAAGAATCGAGTAGGTGAAGGTGATATTAGATTTACAGTCAGTATGATTAATAGTTTATTCTCGGGCATCATTAAAACTGAGTTTGAAGATGCTCAAATAACAGTAACCTCATTAATTGAATCTGGGGCAATGTGGTATACAAATTCATTACTAAAAGATGACAGAGTTATTACTAAAGAAATAGCTACCAATGTAATGAATAGATACGGTTTATACTCGTTCAAAGGTGAAAAGAAAAGTTATCCTTCATTTATGAGATATAAAGAAGTTATAAATGATGAATTTTTTGAAGATAACTATGGCAGCTTTAAATATGAATTTAAATAAATTTAAAAAGGACTGAATGTTTACCATTCGGTTTCCTTTATACATAAAAATAAATAAATGATTGTACAATGTTTGATTTTTGCTAAATTTATTCAAAGAAATAGAAATGGAGAATATTTCTAGGAACAATCAAACGAAAAATAAGAACAAATGTTTGCATTTCTATATTGACAATACTGTATATGGTTGGTAAAATTGTATCAATAGAGATGATAGTAGATGCTACATCTATACTAAAATTAATGGAAAATGGAGGAATATTACAATATGAGTGCACTTTTAGTATCATTTGAAGCTAATCTAGTAATAAAAGATAAAAGTCCAGAAGAGTTGGAGGAGTTGTTTGATGGATTGCTACCGTCAAACGGACTCCATATGAAAAACATAAAGGGTAGAAAATTATTAGTTGAATGTATGGATTCGCAATTTACAGAGATTTTAGAAATCGATGAAGATGGACAAGAAGTAACTTTTTTAAATCGTAAACCAGAATTAAAATATTATCCTTCAACAAATAATACTTTTAAAACTAATGATATGATTAGGATTAATGGGAAAGGTGACTACAATATCATCTTGACTCCTATGTTTGCATTTTTATACAACGGCGAAACACAGACTACTATTGAGATGGACAACGTAAAAAATATCAATGATACGAAGCTATATCTAGAACAAAACTATCCGGAATACATAGTGCTTCGTAAGATTACCTGATCAGATTAATTAATGATGATTAATGTTAGGGTGTGGTATTAGGGGTGTTTCTAATGTCGCACCTTGAAATTAATAAACAATAAAATACATAAAGGTGGTATGTTCATGATTAAAAAGTATAGTAAAAAGCGATATGAAGATTTTGGACTGTTCATTTCTCCTAATAGACGTGGAGATGGGTTTAAAATAATAAGAGATGAGGATGGTTGGATATTTGACAAAACTTACAAAGATAAAGACTCAGCGCAAAGATGGATAGATGAAATGATTGATCTTATAGATAATTCAAAAGCTAAATGGGAAGCAAATACATAAAATACATAATGACTGAGGTAAATATATATGATTAAAATTTATACAGATAGTAGTTACAAGGATGGATCATCCACACACCACTACTTTGTCATGAAAGGAAACAGAAGAATTAAAAGAAGAACATTTATTGGATTTGATGAATCTTCTATGAAAGCAGAAGCAACAACGATAATTAAGGCTTTACAGATGGTATTAAAGAAAGAATGGAAAGGAGTAACAGTTTATACAGATTCATTAACTACTGTATTTGGAGTTAAGCATGATAAATTTAATAATGAGGATTTTCGATACATAGCACATTTACTTAAAGTAACAAATTCAAAAATACAGTGGAAGAATAGACGACATTATAGAATTAAATTAGCTGACACTGAATGTCGTAAGATGATGAAGACTAAATTGAGACGAGTAGTTTAAAAATACATATACATAAAGGTGAGATAAGAATGAGTAGTGATGTTACAAACTTAAAGAATACTTTTGATTCAATTATTAATGAATACGATAAAGGTTCGATGTTTAATGATGACGATAGCATAAAGTCTTGGATTGCTAGATGTGATTGGCTTGTTAAACAGATGGTAGACATTAAAGTAGGAGCAGGATTCAAATATTTTGAGCTGCAAAAAGAGTATAATCCTCTTCAGGAAAATAGCAACATTGGTGAGGGTGAAGAAACTGAATAATTGGATTGAACCTAAAGAATATAATGTAATTGGACGTTGTGTAAACAAAGAATGCTTAAATGAAATAACTAGAGAAGATGAGTATCTGGTAGATGATCACAATTTATATTGTGACTCAATTTGTTATACTAAATATATGTTGGAACAAGGTGCAGTCAAGGAAATTAAATATTAAAATACATAATTTAAATAAATATATATTTAAAATTAATTATACATAAAAGAGGATGCAGATATGGACTTTAATAAATTTAACGGAAAGAAGATTCTTAAGGCAAGCAATGAAATTGAGTTACATGAAAACATTATAGAATGTAATAGGAATGGATGGCAAGTTGGTAGTAATATGCGATACATATCAAACGATTATCGTCCATTTCAAATACTAATGAAATACACAGGATTTTAAAATACATATACATAATGAGGAGAATTAGTATGCGAAAAGATATTATGGTTGATATTGAAACACTAGGTACTGGAGAAAATGCAACAGTATTTCAAATTTCAGCAATGAGCTTTGATATTCAAACAGGGGACAAGCATGACTCAATTAATTTGATCGGCGATATTGAAAAATACAGCAGCTTAAATGTTGATGGTTCAACTCTAAAATGGTGGTTAAATACAGATAAAGAACTACTTACTGAATTGTTGAATAAAGGTACGTGTAATGAATACGATTTATTTGAAATTTTACACACATGGTTATTATCTCAATCAGAGACAGGCGATATGAAGGATGTCTACTTATGGGGTAACGGTATCCTATTCGATAATGCAAAGTTGCAAACTAACTTAAATGGGTGTAATGATCTGAAGTATCCAATTTATTATAAAAATGATCGTGATGTACGGACAATTTTAGAGTTAGCAAGTATGAAGTCAGGACTAAGTGAAGATGAAATTAAAGCGTCTGTAACAGATGAAAATGAGCGTAAGCATGATGCTTTTGATGATATTGCTTATCAAATTAGATTAATAGTTAAGTGTTACGAAATTTTAATGAATAAAGAGGCAGAGTAATGCGAGAGAAAAAATTTCGATATACATTTATGCATGTTCAAACAGGAAATATTGAACAGAAGATTTATACATTGAATCAATTAGAAGAACGGAACACAAAGGATTTATCACCATGTTTCAATGCTGAATTTGGATATAAATTGATTGGCAGAGATGAATTTACTGGCTTAAAAGATAAGAATAGTAAGGATATTTATGAAGGAGATGTAACTAAAGGACACTTGTGGAGAAAAGGAAAAGGGTATAGACACGTTGGTAGAGTCGCTTATGTACATAGTGCGTTTAAAGTTCGTGGTGTTAAACAGTATTTCGGCATGGATGATGAGCTTAATATGACTTATGAAATTATTGGCAACATCTACGAAAATCCAGAGATGCTGTAAGTTTTATAATACCACTCTATTACAAAATATTAAAAATCAGGAGGAATGTATTTATGGATAAGAAATTAATTAAGGAAGCAGTAATTGAAATGTTTAAGAGCGGTGAGTTACAGTTGGATGTTGGCTGCGGATGTATTGGAGACGAAACATTTATAGAAGTTGAACTATACAACGTGACACAAGACGGTGTAAAGATTAGTTTAGCTAAAGATTATGACTATATTCCAGTAAAATAATTAATTAAAAGTGGAATATTATAGAAAGAAGGAGAGAGTTATATGAAAAAATTTAAAAAACATAAATTTATATCAATGGAAAAGTTGTGTAGAATTTTTGATAAAAAAGAATTAAACATTCATTTGTATCGTGACGAACTGAGCTATTGGGATTATGTAATATGGAAAAAAGATATTGTCAAAGTAGGATATGGACAATATACATTTTTAAATGTTGATCAGACATATTTTGATATAAAATTTAAAAATAATGATTGTGAAAAAGTTGAGTTCATGAATATACGTAGAAAATTAAAAGAAATAATTACTTTAGAAGAATTAAAAGAGTTTTCTCAATATAGTAAAATAAAACCCATTTATAAATTTACTGATTTTGATGATATTCCTCTTAATTGTGAATCTGGTGAATTAGGTGGTAAATATTCGGTGACCTTAGTAGGATTGCTAATGAAATAAAAGCGAATATCGTAAATTAAATAATAAAATACATAAAATGCACTTGAAATTAATAAGTTGTTAGATTAAGATATATTTAACAAATGAAACGAAGAAATGATAATTATAACATTCTCATTATAAATAAATAGTTGTTATGTAGCAAAAGTCGGTGATTAATTAATAAAATACATAATAATGAAATGGAGATGTTGACGATGTATGAAGAGATAAAGCAGGTTAGTAGTGACCCCATAATAGATGATAAACTAAGACAAGCTATGATTAAGCAAATGGAAATAGGTTATCAACAAATGTATGAAATCAATCTTCAAATGGCAAACGACATGTTTCATCTGGAAAGTGAAGCTGAAACAATTAATGATAATATTGTAAAAGGTGAATGGTAAGTTAACTAAAGAAGACTATGTTGCTTTAATAGTAAATACTATAAATTAATATTAACTGTTAAAGCAATGTGGATTTTAATAAACGGATGTTTTTAATTTAAAAATACATAAGAATAGAGGTGTAAAAATGGTTATACATTTATTAGATGAAATGCGATTCAATAGAAAGACATCTCAGCAATACATTATTACATACGAAACTAAAGAAACTATTAAAGAAATATCTAAGTTAGGTTCAATTACATACAAATCACCAGTATTAAATGTTTTATTTATTGATACATATAAAAGTAAAAATGAGTTACTTAAGATCGAAGGAGTGATGAGTGTAACCGTACCAACGAAAGGTAAGTTATTAAATAATAAGGAAAGATATTGATATGGAAAGGTGGGATCTGTAGTGAGTAAAATTACACTAAATCAGTTTATATATGATAAAATTAATGAATTACTAAATACATATAAAGAAGTAGAATTTCATAGTGCGAACGATGTAATGTTAACAAAAGGCGGATGTTCAGAACAATTTACATCCAAAGCAACAGATTTAAATAAGATAGGACAAGGTATTAGTATTCATGACGTTGATAATACAGAACGTTTCCCATTTAAAGAAAATGGAACTAAGGTATTGTTTAATATAAAGCGTCCACGTAAACGAAAGTTTGAATTACATACTGAATACTTTATCTGGGATCGAGAAGGGTAAATAGATGGATAAATTAACAAATGAAGAATTAGTGGAGTTATATAAGAAAGGCAAAGAAGAGGCAGGAAATGAATTATTTAATAGGAATAAAGGTTTAATCTATGAAATCGTAAGAAAGTTTAATAATAAGTCTAGGTTGAGCGAAGAAGATATAATAAGTGCATCTTACTATGGATTTGCAAAAGCTATTAAAACTTTTAATGAATCAAAAGGAATAAAATTCTCTACATACTGTTACACTGTTATGAAAAATGAAGTATGTAAAAGTTTAGAATACTACAAATATAAGAAGAATGATGACTCAGATTTTATTATTTCATCATTAGACCTTAAGATATCTTTAGAAAATAAAAAATCTTCTTTGATAGAAATATTGGACGCTTCAGATAACGATGTATTACATAAAAATGACTATACATACTTACATAATGCAATAGAATACGCAAGGACACTGATAATTGAAAAGTATCATCCGTACTTATTACCATTGCTATTTAGAGAAACAACTACGTATGAAGTAGCTCCAATTATTGGGGTAAGTCCAAGAACAGTGCATTATACAACTACAATGTTTAGAGAGCATGTGCGTGAATATATTTATCATTATTCAAATGGTGAAATAGTTTCCTAGTTTTAAATGAAAGAATGATATTAATGAAAGGATTTGATAAACGTGAAATTTAATAGAGGTACATATAACAGAATTAGTGAGGAAGCAAGTCTACTTAGTATGACAGCGTCTCAATTATCACTAGCTTTTGAATTAGATGATAAAGAACATTTGAAGGATAAAGAACTACTTAGTGGATATGAAGAACGTCAATTAGTCTTAATCAAAGATAGTATTGCTCGTATATATGCGACTCTAGAGTTATGGGAGGTAGAAGGGCATATTGACCATGCATTTGAGCATAAAGGAGAAGAAAAATAAAAAAAGGATGATTTCATCCTTTAGGTTTATTCTCAGACTTCTTATTAAGATGTTCTAGTGCTTCAATATACTTCTTGGCGATTTCTAATTCATCTTTAGAAATATCATTGAACAAATTTTTCAATGCAAGATGCTCATCACAATTAACTTTATTAGTATTAAGTTTTTCAGACATACATAATCAATCCTTTACAACTTATATCACAGTTAATGTTAGCATTTCACATTGATTATTTTCAAATAAAACGATTATATGGGAGGGATTTATGATGAGTAGCACTGTAACATTTATGGATGCTATGGAGGCAAGTAAGAATGGTAAAGTTGTAAGATTTTATGACAAAGAAGGTTTTTATAATTCAGTATTTAAATACAATTATCCAATCAATGAAAACGGAATTGAACTATACTCATTTGAAGATTTAATTGAAGGAACTTGGGTTATTTTAGATTGATAAAACTAAAATAAAAAATAAGTATTATTGAAGGGATGAGAGTCATATTGGAAGTAAATAATACAGTTCAATTAATTATTGATTTAATCAATGAATATGATAACAACGGAGGCATTTTAACTCAAAAATTAACATTAAAATATGCTAAAAAGATTAATGAATTAGATGAGTATAAGAAGTTAGAAAGCAAATTAGATAAAATACATAAAGATTTGCTTCAGATGAAAAAGGTCAATGACTGTAAATATGTAGATATTGATTATATGTTAAATGCTATTGAAAATGAAAAATATTAAGGAGAGATTTTAATGAATGATAAAGAAATAGAAATGACATTACCAAATGGATTCACTGTTGCAATTTTTGAATATGAAGGAAATATTGTTTTGGATTTGATAAACGATAGAGGGTACTCAGTTTCAGATACAAAATTACATAAATCAGAAATAGCGAAAATACATGAGATAACTGCTATTAAATAATAATTCACTTTTATAAAAGGAGAATAAAACAATGAATGTAAATCACATCATTGCCGAAAAGATAATGAAATGGGAGACTGATGAGGAGTCTGGCCGTTGGAAAGTTAAGCATATGCTTCTAGGTAAGTCGTATTGGAATCCTACCCACACTATTAGTGATGCTTGGGAAGTGCTAGAAACTTTCGAAGAAGGTTTAGTCAGAAAGAGAATGAATGGTTTAAATTATCGTGCGTGGGTTATACATGAAAATAAAGAATGCTCAGCATTTGGTAATACACCTAGCGAAGCTATTGTTAATGTTGCATTAAAAGCACATAATATTGAAATTAAGTAATAGTACGATATCATCTAAAAAAAAGGAGATGTTACAATGTTTAAAAATATTTTTAAGAAATTCAAAAAGAAAAATAATACTCAACAAATAAATAAGGCTGTTGTTCCTGAAGAGAAATACATTTTCAATAATGATGTAATTGCATACAAAACTAAGAATGTTATTGATGAAATTAAGTCAAAGTATAAAAATATTGTTATGACATCAGTAGTAGATGTTAAATTTGAAATTTATAATAAAGATATTGAGTTCATCACACTTATGCCAACCATTTCTAACTCAACTGGTGAAGTGAATGTGAGAATTGAAGACATACTAATTGAAGGCGATTTACTTGTATCAATTAGTGCGTTTGATGGAAATGGGAATAAGATTGAGGATGATATTAAACTAAAGTTTAAAAATGCCAAAATTGATACACATTCAAATAAAATTACTGTAGATCCAAATAACATTATTTAATATAGAAAATACATAAAATACACGTATTATCGAAAAGAGGAGGTTTAAATTGAATACTGAATACCTAAAAGAACAACTTGATAATATTATGTCTTTCCGTGATACATATAAAACTTCTACAACAGAAGATAAATATTTACATAATGAACTATCTAAGATGATTAGAGTGATTAAAAGTAAAATTTGGGATGAAGAACATGATGAATACAATAGGAATAGACTGAAAACAAAAACTATTGATGGTGTAGAGATTGTTATTCCAGAATTTATAAGTGGTCTTGATGACGATTATGAGTTTAAACATGTCGACAATACTTTATATGCTCTACCAAGTAAGTGCTCAAAAGACGAAGATGGTTCATTTCATGAGTACGTATATGCGTATATTAAAGAGAATGATAATAAACATGTTCGATTTCTTGTTAGATTACTAGGAGGAGATAGGTTTGGAGATCGAATTTTTACAGAGGCAAATTATTATAAAAAGATAGAAAGTAATTATAAGTATCTAAATAAAAACTACGGAAAAGATGATCGTTTTCCAGAGAAGTTTAGAAAGCAAGTTGAAACAATTATTAATGAATTTAATAAGTTAGATGGAGTTAATGATTTCAATCCAATTACAAAATAAAATACATAGCGAAAAGGAGAATAAACATATTGAATACACAATTTGAAGAAAAGAAGTTGCTGAAATTACTAGGAAGTGAATTAGTAGATTTATTTAAAAAGTACAATGTATTTGTAGCAGGTGGAGCTATTACAAGTATTTTTACTAATAGTGAAATTAATGATATTGATGTTTACACTCGTAATGAAGATGATTTATTGGGACTTATCGAAGAACTATTTGATCACTGTGGAAATAAAGTTTTAAGTAGTACGAAAAAATCTACATTATTTGCAGATGGAGAGTTATTAGTTCAAGCAATACATTTCAAATGCTTTGATACAGCAGAAGATATTTTTGATTCATTTGACTTCACATCAGTTATGGGAGCATATGATTTCAAAGATAATAAGTATTATTTCCATGATGATTTCATGAAACATAACTCTCAAAAAATTATCAAGTTTAATTCAAATACTGCATACCCATTAATTTCAGCATTACGTGTTCAAAAGTATGAAGATAAAGGGTATAAGATTTCCAAAGCTGAATATCTACGAATTGTCATGACATGTATGAAATTAGAAATTAACTCATATGAGGAATTACAGGAACATTTAGGTGGAATGTATGGTGTTAATCTAGACAAACTGTTTGAAGATATTAAAGATGATGAGTTTAGTTTACAAGCAGCTATTGAAAAGTTGGCAGAAATTACATTGTCAGATGAGTACTTTGAGAAACCTGAGCTTGAGTTCATTTTAGAATTAGACGAAGTAATTAGTAAAATTTCACCTAAAGCAATTAAATATGTTGAGTTTAAAGGTAAGATTTATCGTGTACATAATAGTGGAGAAATTGATGAAGAAAGTGTCAAATACGACAATCACACAATGTTAGATATTAAAGACATATTCAAAGATAATAAGTTATATAAATTTGTTAAAAAGAATGAAGATGGTACATACAGTAGTTACTACGATGATAAATTTACATATAAGATTGGCGAAATAGCAGAAGCAAATGGAGCAGTTGGTACATATTCTTGTGATAAAGGTAAATTGCACTTTAACACAAAAGAGAAAATTAAAAAGTCTACATATTTTGATAAGAAAGATAAAGTTTTATTAGAAGTAATGTTCAATACAGATGATTTGCTTGATATTGATCATTCTACAAAAGTGACAGCTCGTAAAGTATATGTTGTTCGTGAAGTGCCAGAATTGGAATGGAAAATGTGGATCGGGAATAAACATGTCTCAAAAGAAGGAGCATATTGTGATTCACCTCTGTTTTAATTAAGTAATATTCTGCTTTTATGAAAGTATCTTCAATGGGAATAGGAGGGCTTACAGTTTGATTAAACTTATAAAGAAATTGATTAAAGGTGACGGAGAATTAAGTTTTTGGTTCAATAAAGGGAATAAAAACACTTCAATTCATGATTATCGTTATATTCGTAAGCAGAATTATTTAGAGTATGGGAATGATCCAGATATCAATATTAAGCGTAAATGGGGAATTCATACCAACGGAGCTATCAAAGGCAACAAAGAACATAAATGTTTAGATTGGCAGCTTAATTTAGGTCATATTCATTTTAACTATACTAATTTCAACTACAATAAAAGGGTTATATAATCATGATTAAACTAACTAAAACACAACAAAGAATTCTATTCACAATGTATAAAGACTCTATCCTGAGGAATATAAGTATCGATGATTTGATATCATCAGGTTATTATAATAATCCATCAAACAAGAGGTTATATGAAAATGTACAGAAAGAATTACGCAAATTTATAAGAGTTTTTGAAACTAGCATTATAAAAGAACTCACAATTGAAATAGAAAACATTAAATAATATTTCAGTTTTATTTAAGAAAATATATAAAAGGAGATTGATTAATTGAGGGCAATATTATCGTTATTGATTATAACAGTAATAATTACATATGTAATAACATTTATATTTCCATCATTAAAGAATTATATTAAATCAGAAGTAAATAGAATTAACAAAGTATACAATACAAAATCAAACGATGAAGAGGAGAATGTAAAATGAGCTTAAAAGGTATTTTAGGTTTAGTAGGCACAGGAATTGGAGTATTAGGTTTATCAATTGGACTTATGGTATTTGTCGAAAAAGTACCTGAAGGTAAGGTTGCTGTAGTCTATAGTCCATCTAATGGAGCTAAAGAAGTGTTAAATCCAGGATGGCACTTAGTAGGATTATTAGAGAAGACTCAAGAATATCCAACACGTGTTACTATCGTGAAAGATAATATTAGTGTAACTACAGAAGATGGAAAGAAAATCACTATGCCTGTTCGTTATGAAATGAAAGTTGATAAATCTAAAGTATTAGATATTTTTAAAGAGTTAGGATCACAAAAAATCGAACAAATTCAAGAAGGTTATCTAGCACAAAAACTTTTTAAATCAGCACGAGAAGTTGTTTCAGGTTACTCTGTATTAGATATTTATGGAACTAAAACTTCTGAAGCATCTGCAAAAGTAACTGAATTAATGGCTAAAGAATCTGATAAACTAGGATTCATCATTGCAGATGTAACACTTGGTACTCCTGAACTGGATGAAAACACACAAAAAGCAATTGATGCACGAGTACAAGCTTCACAAGAATTAGAAAAGTTAAAATTAGAGAAACAAATTGCAGCTGAACAAGCAGAGAAGAAACGTATTGAAGCCAAAGGTACTGCCGATGCTAAAATTGAAAAAGCTAAAGGTGAATCAGAGGCAAATAAATTATTAAGCAACTCTATTACTCCTGAATTACTTAAACTTAAAGAAATGGAAGCACGAATGGAGCATGGTTGGGTTTCTGTACAAGGAGCTAATACTACAGTAGTGAAGGAATAGAGATATACATATATTGTGGTCGATTAGAAATAGTTGACCACAATTAATTAAAAATCACATTTTATAAAAATTGGAGGAAGATAGATGCATAAATTTTACGAGGATCTAAAAGTATTCATTCTAAATCAAGATCAAGAGACGAAGAAGACACTAATTCCGTATTATGAAACATTATTGCAGCTAGAGTCATACTCAGAAATGAAGGAGTTGCTAAATGACTATACTTGCTTAGACGACATTGAGTTTGTAGAAAGTGATAATGGTTGGTTAATTGGAACGTTTGAAATACATAATAATTCATTAGGAGTAGTTTACAAAATCCATTTAGAGTTGGGTAACATGTCAGGTAGTTATTGTGAATGCAGTACAACTGATGAACTCTACAATATAGAACATGATTGTTGCGGAAATGGATGTGACTTCTACGCTCCTAGAATTTCGATCACTAAAGAAATAAGTATTGTTAGCCATGATTTTCAGGGATATGCACGTGATTTATGGGCTTTAGAGGAAAAATGGACGACTGATTATGAAAAAGAAGCATTACATAAAAAGAACTTAGAAAAAGCTTTAGAAATAGAAGCACAAATCGAAAGGTTACAAAATGATTTACGCATGGTACAAACACAGTTATAAAAATTAAATAATAAAATACATAAAAATACTTGTAATATTAAAATAAGATGTTATAATAAATATATAAGTTAAGAAAGGGAGTGATGACGATGGTCAGTAGATTGACTTATGAACATGAGATGGAGATTTTGAACGAGCTAGACTTATTGAATGAACAACAAGAATTTACTCGTGATAATGTTGTTTGGTGTAATAAGACGATCAAGAAACTGCTACTAGAATTACATTTTATAAGAAATGATATTATTAATCAATAAAATACATAAAAAGTTAGGTGATTTGATATTGGTAGAAACTCCAGTGGAAGAAAAGAATGCAGTACAGTTAACTGAAGACTACAGAATTACAAGTGATCAACGTAACATCATTTTGCAGAAACGTTATCAGAAGCGTGAAGGTCGTGGGAAGAATTCTCCTCTAATTGATAGTTACGACTACAAGGATGTAGGATACTTTGGTAATTTAAAATCATTACTAAATGGATTAGTGAATTATGAAGTTCCTTTATCAGCTACAATGACAGGAAAAATTGAAGATGCACATCTACAAATTGAAAAGTTACGAGATGAGATTGTGCAGCATGTTTTGGATAAGGTGACTATTCTTCAATACAATCCTAAGTTAAAAGAAAATGTAGACGGTGATGCTGATTGACCAAGTACGGAGCTAAAAAAGTAGTAGAAGATGATATTCGGTTTGACTCGAAAATGGAACGTGACTACTATTTATACTTAAAGCAACAACGATCACAAGGTGAGATCAAAGGTTTTACTTTACAACCGTCTTTCGAATTACAATCCAAGTTTGAAAAGGATGGTAAAAAGTACAGAGCAATTACATATAAGGCTGATTTCAAAGTAATACATAATGATGAAAGTATAGAGATAATTGATGTAAAAGGAATGACTACACCTTTATTCAATATGAAGGAGAAAATGTATCATTATCATCATGGTCATCCATTAACTCTTATTACATACAGTAAAATTGATGGCGGATGGATAACATTAGAAGCATTGAAACAAGCTAGAGCATTACGGAAAAAGAATAAAAGCAAGAAAAAGTAATTAAAATTAACTATCGAACCTTGAGCGATGTAAATAATTGAAGCTTAAATTAATGAAGGTAAAAATAACTAACATTCGCATGTTCTCAAACAATAAGTTTCGCCAAAGCTTATTACATATGTTCTCAGTAAAATCCTAATATTATTTAAACTTTTAGTTAGGTACATTGTGATTGGTTCGATAATTAATAATTAAAATACATAATTGAAATGGAGAGATTTATTTAATGGCTAAAACAACTCATGGATTACCGGAAACAAAAGGATTCTTCCGATTACGAGGAATTGCAACAGGATTAAAAAAGGAAGATGCCCTTAAACCACAAACATTCCCATCAGGTGCAGAAAAGAATACAGCAAAATTCGGTGTAAAGGTAGACCAAGAATCAACTGTCTTTATTAATGTAGAAGGTTTTAAAAGTAAGAATGCATATCTTTTCAAACAGTCTGAAGTTAAAGGAGAAAAACCGCAACAAAAAATTGTACCTTGGGATGATCGATACAACTACGAAGAAGAAGGATTTAAAGTTATCGGTACTCGCTTAGGATTAGAAAAAGATGAGAAAGGTAAGAACGTCATTTCTACATTTGCACAATACGATGCAGCAGAAGAAGTAGTTAGCGGTTTAAGTGATGATACTTCTATTTATATACAAGGTCAAATTGAATACTCTTCATTTAGAAATCGTGAAGGCGATGCCATTCGTAATAAAAAGCTGCTTGCTGATGCAGTATTCTTAAATACTAAAGATATTGATTTTGAAGAAGAAGGATTTGAATCATTATCAGATTTTAAACAAAAAATTGTGTTTATCGGAATTGAAAAAGCTGAAAATGGAGATAAATTCTTAATCGAAGCAAAAATCATTACTCAAAATTCAATCGAAAATGTAGAGTTTGTAGTTTATGAAAAGTCTCTAGCAAATATGATCAAGAAGAATTTAAAACCATACACATCTATTGATGTTAGTGGGAAAATCGTCAATAAGGCTGATGTAGAAGAAGTAAAAGAAACTGACTCTTGGGGCAAAACAAATTCATTTGACAGAGCAAATACATCATATACTCGTGAATATGTAATCGAAGGTGCTAATCCAGAAACAATTGATACTGAAACGTATACCCAATCAATTGTAGATGAAGCGTTAGAGAAATTAAATGCAGAAGGTCAACAGAAGTCATCTGAAACTTGGGGCAAAGGCAAAAAAGAAGAAGTTGAGATTGAGGAAGACTCATTACCTTGGTAACAGACATTATAGAAGATATAAAAAATATTACCTTATACATAATGGATGAATTAAATATTGATAGAATGCCAACAATTGAAGAAATAAGGCGTTCAAATTATCGTGAATTGGAAAGAATGATATATTCTAATGGTGGTATGACTTTGTGGGCGAAAAAATTAAATTTGCCCACAAAGAAAAAGATATATAGAGATTCCAGTTTGACAAAAGAAGAAGAGATAATCAGAGGCATCAAACAGGTTCAGGAAATATTAAAGATAAACTGTATGCCAACATATAGTCAAATTAGAACAACTTTAGAGAATGGTTACAGCATAACAGGATTAATCTCTAAAGGTAATGGATATAGATATTACGCTAACTTATTAAACTTAGATTTACAAACTTCTGAAACCAATTTTGGAATAGATTATGAATTTAAAACACTAGACATGCTATTAAACAAAGGTTTTGAAGTTGAAAAAATGAGTGTTAAGCATCCATACGATATATTAGTAAATAAAGAAACTAAAATCGATGTTAAGACATCTAATTTACATAATACTAAAACTGGTTCGTTCTTCAAGTTTAATATCTGGAGTAAAAAGCATAATTGCGATTATTATATAGCACATTGCGTTCTTGATGAGAAAATATTTAAAACTTTAATTATTCCTTCTAAGGAACTTCGATCTTATAATTTTAGCGTAGGAATGAGAAGTAAATATGACGTGTATAAAGATAAGTGGGACTTAATAAAACAGGCATAACATTTGTAATTAAAATAAAAAATACATAATTAATAGGAGTGTAATTTATTCATGGCAAAAGCTAAACGTGGTAGTACAGTAAAAAAAGGTTTAAAGTTCTTTAATTTTGGTGAAGCAGGAACTTGGAAATCTACATTTGCATTAGACTTCATGAAGATGAAAGGCGAAAACGGAAAGCCGTTACGTGTATTATATATCGATTGTGAAGCAGGTAGTGTAGATAACTACCTTGAATCGCTTGAAGAGCAAGGTATTAACTTAGACAACCTTTTACTTGTTTATACAACATCTTATTCAGAGGTTGAAGAGTGGGCGCAAAAAGCCATGCAAGAGGAGACATTGTATATCGAAGATGATGAAGGAAATCTTGAAGAAGTATTCGATGCAGATGGAAATCCTTTCATTGCAGATGTAATTGTAGTAGATGGCATTACGGTAATTAGTGATAATGTAAAATTTGCTGCAATCAATGTATCAGAAAAACGTGCTAAGTTAAAAGCGAAATCTCAAGATAAAACAGCTACAGAGCAGTTTGTGGCTGAGTCCACTGCAGGATTAGAATTTAAAGACCACGACAAAATCAAAATGAAGGGTAAGAATTTGTTACGTAGCCTTATTACAGGAACAGATAAATATGTAGTAGTGACTTCTCGTGAGAAAACTAAAAAGCAAATGGTTGATGTTGATGGAAAAATGCAATTAGTTGAAGTTGGCAAAGTCCCTGATACATGGGATGGAGTAGAGTACGAGTTCTTTACAGTACTACGTCATTTCGAAGATGATATGGGACAAATTAAAGCACAAGTAATGCGTAAAGATAGAACACAAGTTTATGCTCAAAATGTTGTAATTGACGATCCTTCGCCTTTATTATGGCAAGATGTAATTGATAAAAACAAAGGTAAAAAATCGAATGTTGTAGGAAATAGTATGTCAGATTCTATCAAAAAAGATGAAGACTTATTATCTGAATCAATGACAAATAAAAAAGAAAAAGCGCAAGAAGAAGAAGCTCTTCCAGAAGTGGCTGTAGATAGTTTGCGTGACGAGATCGGAAAGTTAATTTCAGCATTAACTCCACTGAAAAAGAAATCGTTAGGTGCAAAAGTTAAGGCTTCTGGTTTGGATATTGACTTTAACCAAATTGAAGCTATTTCAGATTTAGAGAAATTCTTAAAATTAATTAAAGAATAATACATACAACATTAGGGGATTGAATTTTTTCTTTCCCCTTATTTTTTAAAATGAGGTGTAGCTATTATGAAGTACAAATGTCATTCATGTGATACAAAAAAGCTAAAAGAATTAAAATTGCAAGGATTAGATAAAGATAAACATGGAAAGTCAATTAGATTACAGTCAATCGACACTGAAAGAGATTCTTACTTAAAAATAAACGGAAGGTATTACCATGAGGAGTGTTTTAAAAATGAATTAACTAAGAAAGGCAAGATGAGTAAGGAGGAAATAGACGGCATGATTGTCGGTTATCAATTAGAACAACATAAAGACAAACAATTAGCTGAATCTAAAAATAGATTTTATGAATGGATCAAAGAACATTATCAAGTTACATTGCCTAATTATTATTGTATGAGGGTTGATAAGATCACACAAGGGAGAGACGACAAGGTTTACGGTTCGATTTCCTATGATGAGTTTTTAGAAATGTACTCTATGTTGATTAATTACCTAGCAAAGCAAACATTAAATAAGAAATTCAAAAACACTTCTCAGAGAATGAATTATGAATTAGCTATTGTTATTAGTAAATATGAAGATTATAAGAATTACAAAGAAAGATTAGAAGAAAAGAATCATCAAACAGTTGATATCAAGTCAAAAATCGACTCCTCTAATAAGTTCAATCAAGTAGTTGAAAAAGCCAGAAAGGATACTGACGATTTTAGAGTAGCAGATATTCACGATGAGTTGATCTAGGAGGAAGCAAATGGTTGAAAAAAGAAAAGATAATGACTACGCATCTGAAGCATTATTAGTTGGTTCATTATATAAAAACGTAGATTTATACATAGAATATGCGGATTTAATTAAATCAAAATACGATTTTCACGATGAAGAACTTCGTTATTTATACGATATGTTTGAGCTGTTTTATATGACGTTCTCACAAGAAATGAACGAGTCAAAATTCACTATCTTTATGAGTCAGGATAGCGAACGTGCAAAGAGATATAAAGATATAGGTGGTTGGCGAACAATCGAATATCAAATGAGCCTAGCAGACGATAAAGATATTGATAGGTATTTTGATACAGTGAAGAAGTATTCATTAATACGTGAATTCGCAAGAAAGAACTTCCCAACAGATAAAATGTTACAACATCCTAAGTTTCCCCAGATGAAAGCTGAAGATATTATCAGTACAATGCGTTATGCAGTAGATAATATTAATACTGTTATTGGTGGAGGAAAACAAGCAACACTATTAGGTAGTAAATTTAAAGATAAATTAGAGTCATGGAAACAGACTCCAGACATCGGGCATCCATTACCTTTCCCTAAGTGGGATGAGTACTTTAGAGGGTTACGTAAAAAGAAAGTATTGGTCGATGGTATGTTATCGAATGAAGGTAAAAGTAGACGTATGGCTAAGGTAGTAAACTTCATTGGGGTATTAAAGCGAGTTCCTATCTTAGTATTGGTTAATGAGCAAGATGAAGATGAGTGGTACGCAATGCAAGCATCTACAATTTGCAATAACTATGAGTTTAATTTTTTAAATACGAATCATGACAATAAAGAATCACTTACGAATATCACAGAGTCAGACATACTGAACGGTGTTTACGAGTCAGAGGAACAGTATCATTTGATTACAGAAATTGTAGGAGAATGGATTAAAGAAAACACAAGGGTTTATTTCTTAGAGCTTAATCAGTATTCAGATGAAGACTTACAACGTGAAATTAAAAAGCACGTATTAGGATTAGGTGTAGAAGTAATTTATTACGATACTTTAAAAGGCTTTAAGGGCGATCAATGGGAGACAGTTAAGCAGACAACAACAATGATTAAAAATGTTTGTGGAGAAATGAATGTCGCAGGATACTGTACAATTCAATTAACTGATGAGACTCATAATATCGATATCTTTGATTTGAATTCAAATAATATTGCCAATGCTAAACAGCTATATCACGTAGTCGATCATATGATTTTGGAGAAACGGTTGAATCCTAATGATTATCATAAGTACAGAATTACTAACGAATGGGGTACATACGAATTGGATAAAAATAAAACGTACTATGGTCAAAAAATAGCAAAGAATCGTGGTACAGGTAAGGGAACTGTCTTAGTTACAGAGGTGAATTTAGATAGGAATACATGGTATGAAGTAGGATTTCTAACTAAGGTATTTAAACCGAAGAACGATAAATAACTTTATATGTAATTGAGGTGAATACTTTGGATGCTTTAGATTTAAAAGAAAGGATTATTGATGATGATAAAGTTAGATTAATCCTAGAAGAATTAGGTATGCATTCAATAGAATCAAACAGTAGGTACTATTCTTGTGGTATGCCTGACGGAGACAATCAAAACTCGACTATTATATATAGGGATAATTTAAATGTTGATGCATATACAAGAAACATAAAAGACGCTTACGGTAATAGCGATATCATTTCATTAGTATCATATGTAAATGAAGCTTATTTCTCCGATAGCTTAAAGTGGATATGTGATGTTTGTGGTTATGATTATTATGAAAAACAAAAGCCAAAATCAAAATTAGCAACATGGGCTAGAGATATGATGCGGATAAAAAATAGAGAAAAAGAATCTGTTGACGAACACCTTGAACCTATAGATGAAGAAATCCTTAATTATTACGGTCTTTATGTGACTGATTTATTTAAAAATGATGGAATAGGTTATCATACACAAGAGGAATTTGAGTTGGGTTACGATATAGAGTCAAACATGATCGCCATGCCAATTCGAGATGAATTAGGGAATTTAGTGGGAATTAAAGGAAGATTGAATAGTGAAGTTGTTAAACCGCACGAAAATAAGTACATATATCTGCATCCTTGCGCTAAGACAAAAATCTTGTATGGTCTAGACAAGGCAAAACATAACATATTAAAACAAAAAGAAGTGATAGTACTAGAGGCTGAAAAGAGCGTTCAACAACTTTGGGATAAAGGAGTAAAGAATGCGGTTGCTATTGGTGGTCATAAATTATCAAAAACACAAGTGAAAAAGTTGACTTTGTTAGGTGTGAGAATTGTAATTGCATACGACAAAGGTGTAGAGATAGGTAGGGATGGACTCGTAGATAAAAACTTCTATACTAATGAATTTGATAAATTTATGAAGAATCAAGAGTTGTATTGCATCTATGATACAAAAGGTTTACTTAAAGATAAGGAAAGCCCTAGTGATAATTTTGATAACTGGAACAAGCTTTATGAAACGAAAAGAAAGGTGAGAGGTTGATTGTTTAAATACGAACTAATCGGAGACAATGACTATATATTTGATATTATTGGTACTCTTTCACAAAACAGAGATGTTTCAAACCTTAATGATTATCTTGATTTAGATAAATCAGTTACTCAGGATTGGAAAATATTAAAGAATATACATAATGTTAAAAATGCAATTGCTAAACATATTGATAATGGTTCAAAAATACATATAGTTGTAGACTCAGATGCTGATGGTTATACAAGTGCATCAATATTGTATCAATATTTAAAATTACAAAACGAAGAATTAGACATTGCTTATCACATTCACGACAAAAAAACACATGGCATTGCAAATGTAAGTGATGGCTTAGAAATAGATTTATTATTAATTCCAGATGCTTCATCAAATGAAGAAAAAGAACATAAACGGTTTTATGATAAAGGCATAGATGTTGTAGTAATTGATCACCATGAAATAGATTGTGAAGAAAGTAAGTACGCAGCAATCGTTAATCCATATTTAAATAATGAAGGCAATATGTCATTAAGTGGTGCAGGGATGGTATACAAAGTATGCCAAGCATTAGATGAACACTACGATACCGATTTTGCCGATTATTTCTTAGACTTAGTGGCAGTAGGAAATGTTGCAGATATGATGTCATTGAAAGAATTAGAGACACGTTACTTAATTAATGAAGGTTTACTAAATATAAATAATTCATTTCTACAAGCATTAATAACCAAACAAGAATACTCAATGAAGAGTAAATTAAATCCAACTACTATTGGTTTCTATATTGCGCCTCTCATTAATGCTGTTACTAGGATAGGAACTATTGAAGAAAGAGAAGACATGTTTAAGGCGTTTATCGAGTATAAAGAGCTAGTTGAATATACTCCTAGAGGAAAAGATAAGTCAGAGTTAGTTCCTTTTGTAAGTGACTTTGCCAGACAATGTGTAAACATAAAGTCACGACAAGACAGAATGAAAAATAAGATGGTAGAAGCTATTATTGAAAAAGCATCAGTGAATGACGAAGATAAGGTTTTATTCCTAAAGGACATGAATATTGATAATGGATCAAAAGGTTTGATAGCTAACCAACTAGCAAGTAAATTTATGAAGCCGATTATTATTGTTGACTACAATAGCAAAGAGGGTTTGTATACTGGTAGTGGGAGAAGTTATGGTGGATTTGATGAGTTAAGGGATATCTTAAACGATAGCGAACACATTGAATACGCTAAGGGTCATGGATCAGCATTTGGATTAGGAATCAGTAAGGAAAATATTGAAGGTATTACAACGCATCTAAATGACCTGATGTCTAAAGTTGATTTTAGTAAGAAGTATAAAGTTGATTTTTTAATACCTTTAAAATCAATGAACTCATCTGTTATCGAAGAAATTAGTGAGCTTTCTCCTGTATGGGGAAAAGATTTATCTGAGCCAAAGATAGTAATTAATGATTTTAAATTAAATGATGTAAACTTAGAAATCATTGGTTCTAAATTAGATACGATTCAAATGCAACGTGGAAATATTACGTACATAATGTTTAAACAGAATGAAGAAGCTATTTTAAATATAAAAAATGCAAAAGAAATTGAAATAGTTGGAACTTGTAGTATTAATAAATATAAGGGAATCAAGCAATATCAATTTATTATTGATGATATAAATATTATTAAGTAATGGAGGTTATAACTTGGACAACTATACTGTTTACCACCTTCATAGTGATGTATCTAATTTAACCGCAGGTACAGGAGCAGACAGTATAACTAAATTTACTGATTACCTTGATAAAGCTCAAGAGTTAGGAATGCATTCAATTGCCTTTTCTGAGCATGGAAGTGTAATGAATTGGGTAAAGAAGAAGCAAGAGGTAGAAAAGCGTGGATTAAAATATATTCATGCCAATGAAATTTATTTAACTAAGGGGATAGGAGTAGAAGAAGTAAAAGGAAAAGACAAATTAATCCTTCAACGTGATAATTATCATTTTATGACTATTGCTAAGAACTATGAAGGAGTAAAAGAATTAAATGAATTAACTTCAAGGTCTTTTAACCGAGAAGATGGTCACTTTTATTACAATCCACGTTTAACATTTGATGACTTAAAGAACACATCAGACAATATCATTATGACATCTGCATGTTTGGCTTCTCCAATTTGGCGGTTATATAACAATGCATATGAAGTTATAGGTGGTAACAAGGTAATTAAAGACGATAGTTTACATATTGAATACGAAGAGTTGATGCAATGGTTTATCCAAAATAAACATAGAATGTTTTTTGAGGTTCAATATCATACACATCCAGAGCAAGTTAAGTTTAATCAAATGTTATCATACCTATCAAAAGAGACAGGGATTCCATTGATTGCAGGAACAGATACACATTGTTTGAATAATATTCATGCAAAAGGTCGTGAAACACTTCTTAAAGCTAAAGGTGCTAGTTATGGTGATGAAGATCAATTTGATTTAACAATGAAATCATTTGATGAATTAGTAGAAATGTTTGAAGTTCAGGGTGCTTTATCACGTAATGAGTATTTAGAGGCTATTGAAAATACAAATGTAATGTCAAATATGATAGATGGTTTTGAATTAGATAGAAAACCCAAGTACCCTAAGTTGTATGAAAATCCAATTGAGGTATTTAAAAGTAAGATAAACGAAGGTTTCATAAAACGTGGATTTAATAAGCTGCCAAAAGAAGAAAGAAAAGTTTACTTAGACCGTGTGCATGAAGAATTTGATACATATGAAAAGCTAGATGCAGTTGACTACATGTTGCTGCAAACTAACATTATTGAGTGGTGTCACGAAAATGACATTTATCAAGGATACGGACGTGGTTCTGTAAATGGCTCACTTATTGCTTATCTGTTAGGTGTTACTGAGATGGATAGCGTCAAGCATAACTTAAACTTTTTCCGTTTCTTAAATCCAGATCGAGTTTCAATGCCAGATATAGATGTTGATTTTGAGCCATCTCGTAGACAAGACGTAATTGATTACTTGGCATCAATTAAAGGAATTGATTTTGCAGAAATTATCACATTTAATACAATTGCAACTAAAGGAGCTATTCGAGATGTATCTCGTGCCTTAAATATTCCTTTAAATGAAGTAGATGAAATATCAAAAGCTGTAGATAACAACACATTGGACAGATATAGAAGTAAATACAAAGAACTATTTGAATTTGTCGATCTATTAGAAGGTACTATAGTTTCTATGGGTAGTCATCCTTCAGGATTTGTAGTTTCTCCTATTGACCTTAATAGTCATATATCAACAATCTACACTAAGGAAAGTAATTATAAAGTAACTTCAATCAACATGAAGGAATTAGATGGTCAATCATATGTAAAACTAGATATATTGGGTCTAGATAATATCGAGATAATAAACGAGACTTGTAAATTAGCTAATATTGAACGGCTTACACCAGATAATATAGATGTAAACGATATGAATGTTTGGAGATCGCTTCGTGACTCTACGCTTGGTGTGTTCCAATTTGAATCTGATACTGCGTTTGATTATGTACAACAGTTGTTTAGTGATAAGACACTCTCAAATATAAAGAGTGATATTGGAGAGATTGACTATATCAGCTTGTTAAGTTTAGCTAATGGTGCGATCAGACCTGCAGGCGATTCTTACAGAAGTAAATTGTCTAATGGTATTACGAATGATAACGGGCATGTATCTTTAAACGAATTTCTTAAATCAAACTTAGGCTATTTAGTTTTCCAAGAAGATATTATGCGGTTCTTAACTGACTTCTGCAATCACTCTGGTTCTGAATCTGACAGTGTAAGACGAGGGTTAAGTAAGAAAGAGGGGACAGAACAGTTCTTACCCAAAATTAGAGAAGGATTTATAGAAATAATGACAACTCAGTATGGGGAAACAGTTGAAAAGTCAGAAGAAATACTTCAGAGCTTCTTAAAGGTAATTGAGGATGCTTCAGATTATGGATTTTCTCTAAACCATTCGCAACCATATTCATTTATTGGTTATGTGTGCGCATACTTAAGATATCATTATCCACATGAATTCATTACAACAATATTAAATGTACGAGAAGATAAGATGGATAAGAGTGCAAAAGTAATTGCTTATGCTAAACAAAAAGGAATAAAAATTAAGCCAATCAAGTTTGGCAAATCTAAGTCTAAATATGAGTATAGTAGCAGTGATAAATCTATATATAAAGGGTTAAAATCAATTAAATTCATTAATGATAATATATCTGAAGAGCTATTTGAATTAGCACAATCTAAGAAGCATACGGATTTTCTAGAATTACTTATTGATATAACAGAAAATACATCAGTTAACACTAGGCAGCTCAATATTCTTATTCGATTAGGATTCTTTAGTGATTTTGGCAATAGTCGATATTTAGAGCTAATTGCAGAAAAATTTAATGATCGATATAAAAAAAATCATAAAGATAATACGAAAGCCAAACGAATTCAAGAGGTTCAGGAGTTTATCTCAACTCTAATTGATATCAATGACTACTCAATTAATGAAAAAATAATGTTTGAAGTAGAGGTATTGGGATACCCACAGAGTACAGATGATTCTTATGATAAATCGTTTGCTGTAATTACTGATGTAGAAACTAGGTATTCTCCTACCATAAAGTTATATATTGTAAACAATGGCAGTGAAGTAGAAGTTAAAATTAATAAAAAATTGTTTACAGACAACAAGGGTAAAGCGCTATTAATTAAAGGTGACTTAATCAAGGTGTTAAAAGTTGATCGTAGACCTAAACAACAGTTAATAGGAGGTAAATGGATACCGACTGATATAATGCAGAATTGGTTGTCGGCATGGGAGTTAACTAAGAAGGCTTAAACATTTATATTACAAAATACATAATTTTGATAAAAATTAAATATTATTAAATGTAAAAAAGGAAGTGGGTTATTCTGCAAACAAAACACGTTGTGATGTTCTCAACAGGAGCAGGAAGTGCATGGTTAACTAAGTATGTAGTAGACAAGTATGGTAAGGAAAATACGATCATCTTAATTACAGACACTAAATGGGAAGATGAAGACAATTACCGTTTCATGAAAGAAGTTGCTGATTACATTGGAATAGAAATTACTGAGAAATCAGATGGACGTACTCCAGAGGATATATTTAGAAAGGATTTGTATTTTGGAAACTTCGGAACAGCTCCATGTAGTAAAGAGTTGAAGATGAAGCAAACATTTTTATACATACAAGAATTAATTGAACAGGGTATTTTACCAATCTTATATTTTGGCATTGATTATAAAGAAGCTAGACGTGCTCCTAGGTTGGCTTATAACTATAAACATAATGTAGACGTGTTTGAGGATGGAGTAGAGTTACGTTTCCCTCTGATAGCTGAAATTGATGGTGAACCAGTAAATGGCAAACAATTAATACATAATAGAGATTTTCTAAATTCTGATAAAATGCCTAAAGTATACAATAAGGAAATTTATGAATCATTAGAATCCCAAGGAGCTACTATTTGTACTGCTAATCCGAAGCACGAAATCGAGAATAATTGGGGAATTAAATTACCAAGAATGTATAGTGCTGTTGAAGAAGCTGCTAAAGATAAGAGTAATATGAAAGCAAATGAACTTTTAGAAAAAGGAGTCAAAGGTTTTTCTCATGCAAATTGTGGAGGAATTTGTGTTAAGGGAGGTATGGGGCATTACTCTGTATTATATGCTGTTTGGGAAGATCGGTATTTAAAAATGGAAAAGTTAGAGCGAGAAATCAATGATGCCCAAATTGCAAAGAATGGTAGACGTTATACAATTTTAAGTAAGTTGATTCCTACTGGTGAGCTTGATGAGAAAGGTAAAGAGAAGAAAAAGAAAGTACCTTATTCATTAGAAGAATATCGATTAGAAGTTTTAGAAGGAGATATTAACTCAAACGTAGAGGTAGAAGAAAATACGATAGCATGTGAGTGCGTATTCTAATCAAGAAAATACATAATTTGATTTAAATAAAAGAAACCTATTATGAAAAGGAGAAGGTGTAATATGAATAATGAAGTTGAATTAATTAAAGTAAATACAGATGACTATGAAGTTTTATATGCAAATGGAAAGTTAGTATTTGAAGAAGATTCTTTAAATTTATCAGAAGTGATTAATTACTTGGTTAATAAACATATCGTTAAGTATGTTACATATTACATAAAACAAAATAAATTAGCTGAAGTTTATAATTGGAGCTTTCCAAACGATTTTAATGAGTTTGATGTTAGTCATTTGAAATAAAAGGAGTATATCGTTGAAGGGATTGATGTTGTGGAAACTAAAGAATCTATGATTCAAAGTATTTTAGATAATAATTTCAACAATGACGGATTTACGGTAGAAGGAATCATAAGAGTGCTACCTAGACGTTATGATAGATATGGACGAATGTATGGTTGGGATGACGAGGAATTTTATATCAGAGCATTCATTTACATAAGGCATATTAAAGGATTTAAAGAGTATTTGAAGGATAAGTAGTATCAAATAGAAGGAACATAAAATAAATATAATAGGAGACATGATAGTATGATTAAAATTGATACAAGTGGAATGGATGACCTTATAAAAAAGTTAGATAATGCTCAAAAGCACATTAGTTTTACTATGGGAGAAATGTTAATTGACACATTAGGACATCATGTATTCAATGAATTTGAACTCAAATGTAATACGAATAATATTGAATTTGAAAGCGACGAGTTTATTTCAGAATTAGATAACGTAGTTAAAGTTAATACTAATTACGCTAACTGGGAGGAACTTCGTAGTGACTATATGTTTAAACGTCTTGGTTTGAAATAAATAGATGAAAGTTTGTGAAATCTGACACCTTGTAAACCTTGTTATATCAACATTCTTGATTCGATTTCACAAACTTTCTTTAAATAATATTCATCTTTTATTTAAATAAATATATAAAATTAGGAGGATCAATTTATGAAAGAAGTATATGTTGTTACTTATGGAACTTATTCGGATTATGGGATTGACTGTATATTTACAGATTTAGAAAAGGCAAATAAATATGTGAAGTTGCAAAATAATGGAGGAAGTGATGATTATAGAATCGAAACATATCCGTTAGATCAAGTTGTGATTGACTCAGTTAAAATAATTAAAGTTTACGCAGAAAAAGAATTAAATAATGATGATTATAAATTTAAATATGAAATTGTTGATGTTATAAATGAAGACTTTAACATCAATCGTACTCGGGTTAGTGTCAAGGATTACAGTCATAAGAAAAGTTCTAATATTACATTACGTAGGAAATTTAAAGGTGACGAAATAGGAATTGTAAATAAATATAAAAAAGTAGTAGAAGATTACTTCTTTAAGATTGAATCTAATTGGGACATATATAAAAGTTATGAAGGTGAAGAATCAATATCTGCAGACTTAGAAAAAGATATTAATATTATTTAAATAATAAATACACGCATATTATTTAAAGTTAAAGAAAAAGGAGTCATTTTATGAAATTTAAAGAATTACTAAATCTAGTGAGTGCTTCTGAAACGATTGTAGTTGAGGGCACTAATAACCTTTACAATACTACATATAATGATCTTGATTATGATGAAATATTAAGGAATGCTGATGTTAAAGGTATTTATGTGAACAAAGAAGGAATTTTAACAATTAGCTTTCAATAAAATCACACTATTATTATAAGAATGGAGAGATCAACCAATGAATAAAGAGTATGAATATAATATCGAACTAGAAAATGGGAAGTATAATATGGTTTTAACTAATGATTACAAGGTTCAATACTTACGAGGAGGAGATATTTGGGTAGAAGACCCTCCTGCGCCTAAAATGTTGATATCCTTTATGGACAAATTTGAACAATTAGAGAATCAGTTAATAGAAGCTAAAAATTTATTGGACTATGCGCAAGATGTCCTTAGCAATGTACATATGGATGACAGCGAAGTATATCAAGAAATTAGTGACTTTCTAAATAAAGGAGAATGATTCATGACAAAAGAAATGATTACAATTGCTAAAGAAGAGTATGATTCCTTATTGGAGTCATCTGAATTTCTATCTTGCTTAGAAGCCTGTGGAGTGGATAATTGGGGTGGATACAGTGATGCTTATGAAATGATGAATAACGAGGATTAATAAGTATTCTATAAAAGATTAGTATTATAAAAACAAATACATAAAAGGAGATTTATTAATCATGGAGCAATTCATCATTGTATCTGGAGAAGTAGGAGACTGGGAAGGACTATATTTTAAAGGTAAATTGTTTAAAGAAAGTCATCGTATCACTACTTATGACATCATGAATCTATTGAAAGACCATTACAAAGAGTTAGATGGTACTTTTGGTAAGTATACAATTAATCAGGACTACTTAGAGACTAATGGATTATTACCTAGCAATTTTAAAGATATCAATAAGAATATGCTTTAATAAATATATAAATGGAGTTGAGTCTTATGCAGGATGGGAAAACAGTAACCGAACAAAATGTGTGGGAACATTACAAAAGGGTGGAAGCAGAAAACTTTCACCTAAAGAAACAACTTGTCAATAAGAATAGACAAATTAACCAGCTTAAGCGTGTGATTAGTCAATGGAAAAGTAAGTATGAAAAACTTATGGAGAATCGTAAGCCTAAGTACAAAAATACAATCAGAAGAAAGTAAGGAGATGGATATTAATGGATAGTGTAAAAGTTAGTATTAGATGTGAGACAGGGATTTTCAATCGTAATGAAGTGGATATGAATCAATATCTAGAATTAGTAAATGAAGATGTAAGTGTTTTACTACCAGAGAATCAATTCATTGGTGTTAAGGTTACGGTTGAAAAATAAGATAGGTGGCAACTTACGCCAGAGGAGAATAATTAATATGAAAAATTTCTTAATGAATGTAATGGACTTAAAAGTTTTTGATGAGAAAGGTAAATTTATCACAAAGTTAGATACTGCTACAAAAGGTGAATTAGTACATAGTGATCAAGCATCATATTTCGCAATTAACATTTCGGATTTTAATATTGATATGATAAAAGCCATTGGAGAAGTTGAAAATACTGAATCATTATCTGATTTCGAAAAAGAATTAGCTCCTAAGTCAACTAAGATTAAATTTAAACCATTGTATCGCAATGAAAATGAGAAGAAGTTTAAGTTGGTTGCTGAAGGTGAGTTATATAATAGCTCTGGAGACGTTTCTCATGACTTTAAAGTGATTATTAATGAGTCAGTATTGATGTCTGGATTAGAATTTGAATTTAGTAATGTCGATATCAGTGAATATACACATGTATTTGCTATTCGTGTAGATGATAATGGAAATAGCTTTGAATTAGAATTGATTGAAAAATAAGTAGTAAATATAGTAGGAATATGGTGGAAATATCACTTTATTATCATATTCCTACTATAGAATTTAGATAAAATGACAATATTATTTAAATAATAAAAATACATAAACAGAATGGAGAAATTAATGTATGACGATTTTACAAAACGCTTATAATGCCTATTTATCTAAGAAGTACGAGAAAGAGATTAATGAGTTTAAAGACTACGCTTTGAATAAATTAGACAAATCGATCACAAATACAGAAAATAATTTATTACGTTACGTCACTAATGATCATTACGGTTACGATAAAATTCAAAGCGAGAAAGAAACTTTAAAAACATTACAGAAATTAAAAAGCTGCGTATCAGGAAATATATTGTCATTAAATATTAATTACGGAGAGTATCCAGTATATATCACATATGAGTTAGAAGAAAAGTACAATAAATTGAACGGCTTGATTGTAAAAGGTGAAACAGTGCAATTTGATGAAAATAAGTATAAATGGGATTTGACTAATACCAACGCAGCAACAGACATTATCAATAAACACTTTGAAGAAGTGAAAAATATTATTGATGAACAAACAAACGATCTTGCTGAAATTAAAGATGATAACAAGAATAACTTAAATGGTGACATTGATTTAAAAGCTTATATTCAAGAACGTAAAGATGAGCATATGAAGATGATTGAGGAAGAAAAGAATAAGCAACAAGAAATACATGATAAGCTTATGAAAAATATTAAATTTACAATGGATTATTGGGAGAAATACTATAAAGATAAGCTGAGTGAAATTGATAGTAATTTCAATATCTCAGTATCAATAAATGAACTGTCGCAAGGAACGAAATTGGCTCTCAAAATCATCAAACCCGAAGCCTTAGGTTTAAGTAATGAAGAAGCAAAAATGTTTGCAGATATTATTGTGGATAAAATTAAGAAGAATAAGGGTGGATTGTATTAAATAATATTTTGATTTTATAAAACACATAAATCGAAGGGAAATAAAATAATGGTAAATGAAAAGTCATGGAAAGAGTTTAGAGAGTCTGGACTATTTTGGTGGATTAACATGCTACTACACACCTTCGGATGGGCTATAGTTATGGAATTTGAAGACGAAGAAATTAAACGAGTTTATCCTGCTAGAGTAAAGTTTAGAGGCTTTGACGAGGATTCAAATACAGACGGCTACATTAAAGTTAGTGAGTATATGAAGGAAAATGTAGAACAGTTAGCTAAAGAGGCTAAAGAGTAA